TATTTCACGAATATCAATCGGCCTACCGTAAAACTCTGCATCATTATAATATGATCGTGCAATCTTTTCAGTCTTACAAATCATCTCAATAGATTCATGGATGCTAGCAGCCCCATACTCACAAACGATAGCGTAGGCTTTCATTTCATAAACCCCACAGAAATAAGATTAGCCAGACAAACAGTTAGAAGTCCAACCACCAAACCCACATTAGTATATCCCACCAAATACCCAATACAAGTAGTTGCAATAATATAACTAATAGGCACAGTATTTTGTCGGATAAACTTCATTATACCCTCATTGCTATCTTTTCGTATTCACTAATCAAGTCTGATACCGTTATACCATGCTCTTCTGCTAAAGTCAATGCCTCTTTCTTGGCAGGACTCATAATCATCATAGGATTCTTTAGAACCCTGAGAACTTTAATAATCGCTTCTTCTTTAGTCATTCTTTTTCCTTTGTATTAAACCCAGCGGATCATTTACGCCCCGATCCTATAACCCATACGATTGCCCTTGTCAGGACCGGATGGAAACCGCCCACGGAAATCCTCCCTGCAAAGTGATAGTCTGCTAGCAACAGTCACTTTGGTCTGGCTCTTGGGAGCGGTTACTGGTTGTTCGGTATCCGGCTGTTATTTCAGTGATTCTACCCGATGAAAGATAGAACGCAAGCGTAATGTTGCGGTGTTAATTCACTCTATTACCCGATGAAGGATAATTCCGGATTGTATGGTCGTGGTGAGGACGCGATCCCCCATAGATTGGCACTACTATCCAACGTATAAGCCCGTTGGCAACCTTTCCGATGCATTGCATACGGTAGGTTTATCGTAATGGCTTATCCCAACCTAGCCCTACATTGGCCCACGAATGTTTGTGTTGTGCTGTCATTCTACAAGTATTATCGTCACTTGTCAAGAGGCTTCTATAGGAATTCTGGAAAAAATTCTGTTGATGCAACCCTATATCACACAAGCACTTACGTCAACATCCTGCGGCCAGCCTCGTCGTAAGTCCTTTACGATCAAGGCTTTAGGTCTACTCCAAACTCCAGCCCGCATCCTTCAAGATATGCGAAGTGTGTAAAACGGTAGTTAAACCATCAGCATTAGTATAGTCTTTATAGCTTCGCTCATCCAAATAGATATGCTCATCTAGCACATCATTATCATTTAATTCCCATATAGCATCCATAGCAGCATATCGTGGAGCCTTGTTGCATGAGTAGATTAGTTCCAATGTTCCACACTTGATATAGTATTTAGCCATGATTTACCTTTCGGGATTAGCATATTGGCGACAACATACACAGTTGCACGATCCATAGTTTTCTTCGTCGTCAGACTGAAACTCTCCATAAATACTCTCATCCCAACCATCAAAACTTTCAATACCAACATCTATTACGACGGGAATCCACTGTCGATTACGTCGAACATATCCAAAGTTCGCACGATGATGGTCACTATAAGCCAATCCATAAAAATCTAACATACCCACAATATCTGCTATGATACTACTATTTCTACAATCACTATCATAACACTCACCATCACAATATTCATCATTACAGTATGCCATAGGTCGGGCAATTTCTGTAAGGTATCCATAACCGGTCAATTCACCATCATAACCAGACTTCTGGATTCGTCCTACTTGACCATAAACCTTGGGGGCTAAATCTTTATCTGCTAAAATACTCTGAATCTTATACGCAAAGTCTGCTTCATTTTTATTTTCAAACTCTTTGAATCCAATACGCTTTTTGCCAAACCTACGTTGTGGGATAATGTAAAAAGCATTTTTGCTTCCAGCATCATCATATTGTCCAATATATACAGACATAAAAACCTCAGTGTGATGGAAACAGCACGTTAGCCAATCCACGCGGACACAAGTCACAGTGTACACTATTCTTCGTTTGTGTACAAGTCACAACACCACGACCACGACGGATTTCCGGGCAAGTGATAAACTTCTCACCTTCCAGTACAACCAGTTTCGGCAACGCTGCTCGCCACGCTGCGGCTTTAGCCTTACCACGCGGACGCTTCGGTGCAATTTTAGTATCACTATCACACCATGCAAACAGTTTGAAACCAGCAGCCTTAGCCTGTCGCATATCTTCGCCGTCATGAATACTAGCATACATATTTATATACTTGCCAAGTTCGGTAGATAAACGACTATCATAAATATGGGTATAAGCCCACATAGTCGGCAGACTACCACCACTAGCAAGAATACTCTCACACGCCCACAGTACGTTATCTACATACTCGGTGTCGAGACTACCATCCTTGAAAAAGTCGCCACGCTCATGCCAGCGGACATCTTTGTTTTTCTTGACCGCATCCACAAGCATAGAGCGGATACGATTCTTTTCTGTGATAAGATTCTGCATACCAGCAGGACGCACACCGGGATAGATATTTTCCAAGTCCTCGGCATAGCAGCCGTTTCCGAGAAAATCACAATCGGGCGGGCAAGTATCACCAACGGGGCGACTCACCACAATGCAGTTTTCCTTACCCAACTTATCATTACCATTTGCTGTTTTCATCATTTCTCTCCTGTGTGCTGCTATCCTAGCATAGTTTATCGGCAAGTCAAGAGGGAATCTTTAGAGAGCAAAGCGTGTGCCAGTTGTTGCAGAAAATGAAGCAAGTCATAAAGTGTTTAGCCGCAAGAACTTACGACGAACCCGGCCGGCCGAACTCGCCCTAAGTCCTCTTGGGCAAAGAACTTAGAGCGATTCACCTATTCGGCTTCGATAGGCTCGTCTGCGTAGTAGTTTGAGTTGGCAAGCACTTCCGGTCTAAACTTACTCAACTTCTTTTCCTTACACTCCACACACACCCTAGCCAGTGGAATACCCCTAGCATCACTTTCCCACCAACTGTTTTTGTTAGAGCCACATGGACAAGGTTTCATCCAACCAATCCTTTTACTGGGGTTTCATTAGGCATAGGAATATCATTGAGAGCCTTACGATAGCACTCTAAAATACCCTTCTTATACTCTTCATTAGTCATATTGTCAAGAGATATTCCATCCCATATCTGATAATCGCCACATCGCATAGATACGGCATCATGATACTTCTGCATTTCCTTGTCGCTAATCCACATTCTCATGTTTCAATCTCCTCTTCAGTAAAAAATTCACTAAGATTATAATCATCCCAAATACGCTTAGGAATCATATCCTTATGAGTATACTCAACATAATGATCGTCTCCATCATGCCAGATACCACAGTAAGCCATACCCGGCTCAAAATACGTAGCCTCTACACTAAATCCAAGTTCTTGCAACTTTTCGTAGAGTCCAACCGGAGGACTCCACGCACTATCAAAAGCCATAGTGGCCTGATTACCCACAACGGTAGGTTTCAATCCATGGGCCTCATTATTATCACTACCAATATCCCACTTAGTACCCCAGTTATTTATGCACCAAGTATACCAGTAGTGTGGGCTAGATTCATCTGTGATAACCTCACCCTTCTCATCTCTTGGCACGGGCAGATAATGGTCACAAACCTTGCCTTCCTTATAGGCAAGAACAAACTCCATAACCTTAGACCGATCATTATGCTCAATCGTCAGATTATTCTGGCACCAATTAGGCATCTTTTCCCTTTCAGTTGACGCTTACTCGTTCATCACTCTTTCTACCATCCCTGAGAGCCACTGTCAAGGCCCCGCAAAAGAATTCATAAAAGGATGTCATCTCTTGCAAACACCCTTCATTATCTCCTTCAATAGCATGGGTAATCAACTTTTCTGCAAAATCTGCAACCTGATTCCTAATCAACTGCTTGGTACATTCATGAAGCATATCTGTTCTCCGTATTCTGACTGACTACAGCCACTCTAGCCGAATCCGTAGGATTAGATGGTACACAATGTAGGCATCTTTCTACATACAATCCATGACCATATTTAGAATGAGCATATCTGATAGCGTCCCATTCACTAAAAGATTGAACATAACCGACCAAACGATTATGTTGCCACACAGCCCACAAATACGGTTTCATCTCTTTCTCCGTTTCGATCATTCTACTATAGAATATCGGCTTGTCAACAGCAAAACTTTAGTCGTCCTAAGTCCTTGTGGAATAACAACTTACAGCAAAATGCTGCGGCCGCACTCTCCCTAAGTCCTTGTGGTATAAGAACTTAGGAAGAGCGACCGGTTTTTAGAAAATCATCGCAGCCAAACCGCTCTTGAACAACGCCCCACCAAGGAGGGGGCGACGAACATTGCTAGTACGTTCGGCATAGAAGTTACGAATCTTACCATCCGGAGTTTGTGCAGTAACAAGGTGTGTGGTACGCACAAACTGATTGTCATGCTTACGATAACGGCTAGTACGATTCAGTCTCTGAATACTATCTGCACTCAAACGATGCACACTAATAACCCTAGCCATAAAACGCTCAGGATCACCAGTTACTGGCTGTTCGTACTGAAAGTTATACACACCACCAATACGAGCATTACTCAGGGTATCGGCAGTACCACGATACACATGAAACAGGATGAAACCAACAACAGCAACAACACAACAAACCATACCAGCAATAACAAACTCGTTCATTTTCTTTTCCTTTCGATTAGTTAGAAGACACACCAAGCATACCACAAAAAAACTACTTGTCAAGTCACAGTTTATTCAACTCGATATTCCAATTTTTCTTTGCAAATCTCTTCAACGGATGAATAGCGCGTTCACCAATATGCAACGAATAGAATGGCTGAGTCGAATCCACAGGATATAGCTTTACCAAACTACCATTACCAAACTCTACTTTAAATCCTGCCTTTTGCAATGATCTAATAATCTGGTTGATATTTTTCATGATACCACCATATTTTCGATGAATGGATATTCTTTGCCATTCAACTTGACAAACCACTCGTAATTTCTTTGGTAAACTCTTACGGGGCTATACTGGTTGATACGATCCTTTGTAGTAACCGTTTGCCATCCACCAGTCTGCAACTTCACAAGACCATTCGGATACAACACCACAACCTTAGTGCTATGTAATTCGATACTAACACTACCATCATACTCGATATATCCACGAGTATTATTACCAATTTTACGACTAGTCCGGTTAGTCTTACCACGAACCATAGTAACAGCTTCGGCGTGAGTCATATTCAACCCTTTTCGTAAAGAGAGACAGTGCAGTAGAAAAAACCAGCGTAAGCAACAACAAAACTTAAACCAATCAGAGCGTCCATTTTAGTTCCTGTGCAGATAATCGTCAAACAGTTTAAAAGCGTAAAGAAAGGCATACCAACCAACGGTAGAACCTACAAACCATCCACCAATAAACCAGATGGCTAGCGTAGCCCACATCTCGATTTCGTTTTCAGTCATGCTTCAAATCCTATACTATAGATCGACGCTTGTCAAGTCAAACATTAGTCTTTTTTGGAAGATTCTGGATTGCTTGCAGCGTCTTAGCAACACCATCAAAATCAAGCCATCCGATCACATCGCTAGTCACAGAAGTATCGTACACAATCTCTCCGGCCATGTCTAGCACAGCAACCTCAAAAAACCCCCTGTCGCCACCATAGGTGTGCCGATTGCAAACAACGCTGGCTCCGTAACCATTGCCAAACGTATAGGTTTTCTTATATCCGTCGAGCATCTTTATCTCCTTCGTTTTCTTGATTCTACTCTATAGATCGGTAATGTCAAGAAAAAAAATTAGAAAAAATCTTTAGACGTAAGTTGTTGATAGATAAAGACTTAGGAAAAATTCGGCCGGCCCATTTTGCCCTAAGTTGTTTAGTGGCAATGGGTTACATCGAACAGTTTTAATTCATTAGATATGTAGCCGTACAGCCACAAATAAAAGCCACACTCCACAAAATCAGATCACTTATCCTCATCATTCTTCTCCATAAAAAAGAGAGGTGCAGTATTATAACAAAGTATAACCCCGAGAATATAACCAAGTACAACACTAACAAAATCAATTTCAAACATCCGTGTTCTCCTATAATTAGAGTCAATCCCCGTAACCTACCCAGAAATCTTCGCCCTTATCATCCTTCATACGCATAAATCCTCTTTGCTTCATAGTATTATATTCGTTGAGATCCCTGCAAATCTTAGCAAGAATCTCACTAAATAAAAATAAACCACTTACACCAGCAATCGTAAACAGCAGAGTTACCATAAGTCTCCCTTTCCTGCATCAGTTTACTATAATATATCGTCTTGTCAAGAGTCAAAACTTTAGGCTGACTAAAGCCACACCAGCCAAACCCGTAGGGTTAGCTAGGACTAACGTAGTTATCCTGCATAGCCTGTCGAACCTTGATAAGATTACGATAGTGTCCGATATGAGTCAACACTGGCTCTTTACGATACAACACGAAATGATTCTCGTCAAGTGGTTTTGGCAGATAGACCACCCTATAACCCATAAGATCAGCGTCAAACTCCAAATCAGCAATTTCCGTTTTGCTTAGCTTTCTCATCTGTATTTTCTCCTTCTTCTACTTGTATATCGACATTCTATCAAAGCAACTTTAGTTGTCAAAGAAAAAAAAGACAATTTTTTAATTTGCTCTAAAGTGTTGTCGGATAAGGACTTACGTTAAAGTCGGCCGGCCCCGCTCGCCCTAAGTCTTTACGACACAAGGGTTTGCGTTCGGGCAGTCACTGGTCATGGTTTTTCCATTAAACTGTATGGGCGTATATAGATGAGGATATAACTTTACATAATTTTCCCGCACCCATACTCTATCACCACGATGATTATCTAATACATATACATACGGTTCATCTTTTGACATTATTTATCCTTTCGAAACTGATAATACCCCGTATTATTATTTTTTATCAGTAGTCCTCTCCACCATAATAATCGTGGAAGGAATCGATGTCATCTCCATAGTGGCCGTAATCCTCATCGGTCCCCCAACCCGCACTCGCAAGGCCGGACTCGTGATCTCCATCCATACTATCATCATAATCGTCAAACCATTCTTCATCTTCGTCATTCTCATTAAATTGTGAAGCAACCTCATGCTCGGCATCTGGATGATAGCCCGCACTGTCCTCGTCATGAAAGCCATTGTAATCGTCATAGTTGTATGCCATGTCATCATCCTCGTAAGAGTTATCGGGATCGTAGCAGGAATCGGGGTGACTCATCTTTTTCTCCTTTTCAGTAAGTATACCAAAGAATACCGTGTTCGTCAACCATGGGTTCGGGATAGATTTCTTCCATCACTTCCTCGATTAGCCCAGTAACCTCCGCCCACTCAAGAGGATGACATGACGGCTCATCAATCGGTTCGACCAAACCTTCGTCGTGCATGGCGGAGAGGATAACATTGATTTCATCAAAATCGTGAAGCATTGTGGATTCTCCTTTGTGGGTTGATGCTTCGATTATATATTAGATATCGGAAACGTCAAGAAAAAAAATTAGCGAAAAAAGTTTTTTCTTTTTGGTATAATTTTTGCTAGTGGTCATAAGTCATTGTGGCATAAGCACTTACGACGCGGCGGGCGGCGCCCTTTTGACGTAAGTTCTTACGCCGTAAGGGTTTACGTCTATTTAAGCAACCCCCTATATATGGGGTAGAACTCATCGAACGACAGGTGACTCATGTACAGTTGTCCATCAAGATAAATACTGTACAAATCATTAGTACCTTCTGTTACTGTCCACATTACTGAGAGCGTTTTATCTTCAAGATTCTTGAGCATGTGTTTACTCCTCATCAGCAAAGGGGCTCATCTCATCTTCTGACAGACTAGCATACTGTGCAGCAAGAGCCTCAACACGCTCACGACTGCCGGGCTTACCAACCGGGAATCGCATAAGATCCTCACCCCCCACAAGTCGGGGGTCGGCCTTGGTGACCTTGACAGTACCAGCACGACGCAGAGCCTTGCGATTGAACTTGAGAACCTTTTCGGTGACAAGGTATCGCTTTTGGCCGTCAACACTGTAGACATAGTGAGCATCCTCACCTTCGATTACCTTATCGTCCGGAATCTCGACGAGCATCGGAATAGCGATACCCTTGAAGATCATCCGGGCCTGACGCTTGGCGTTTTCAATGATAGCATACTTCGTTTTCATTTTTTCTTCTTTCTTGTTGAGACTATCTTATCAAAGGTTTGGTAGACTGTCAATCCCTACATTTGCTCAATGTATTCGACATAACCAAATCGGCAACGGGCGACCATAAAAGCCTCAGTATAACCGTCAGCAACAACCGTACCAATCACTTGCATATTACCATTGAAAACCAGCCATTCCATTTGCTTTCTCTCTTTCTTTCTTTTCAATCATTCTACATTCTAGTATCGGTTTGTCAACTAAAAAAAATCAGTCAAAAAAAGTTTTTTGCGGCACAGCATTTGCTCTATGTCGTAAGTCATTGCAGCATAAGCACTTACGTCAAAATCTCGCCCGCTTTTTTGTCGTAAGTCCTTATATATCAAGGGTTTACGCTGGCTATAGCCCATCTTGCCAACCCGTAGGGTTAGCTGGTACAGACGTACACTATGCCGGTGGGGCTAACTTCATTTCACGATATCTATAGAGTAGTTCAGCAGATAAGTCTTTTATATATAGCCTATACATTTGTCTCTGCTGCTCGGTTGTACATCTATCAAGAACAAACTGCGAGCGTCGTAATTCGTGTTGCAGTGTAAGGGTGTCGATACTTCTCATGTATTATTCCTTTATGACGCATGAATGAACACTTGTTCACTTACTGTACGATTGTTCACTGTTACAATCCAATTCTTTCCGCTACCATCTTCTCGCATGATACTATTGATAATACCAACATGAGCATTACCTTTAGTATCAATAACACTACCATACTTGCCAGTTCGCATAGCTGTTAGAATCTTATCAAGGCTATTCATTATTTGTTATCCTGTATAGAGATTATTAGTTTCCAACATTCATCGATTGTAAGATTATCACCCACGATATCGCCATTTTTCCATACTCTATATCTATCAGAGCATCTTGAAGTTTCCCAGTATATCACAGGCTATGCCTCCACCGGAACAACAATTCACTGGCCGCAGCACTAATACCCGCTTTGATAAGTTCCCGAGCAGCCCCCATTTTAGAGGGGAGTTCATTCTGTGCGAGATGAAGCCACAATTGCAAGTGTTCAGTTTTCATATCTTCGAAAGTCTTACGATAATGTTCGGGCTTGACAGTCAACATATTACACTTTCAGTTAGAGGCTTCCAGCATATCAAACGTGATACACTTGTCAAGATAGATCGACCGATACCCTTGTTCGGCCTTGACCGTCAAGAGCATACGATCCCCAAACGTTCTAACCGTGACCACTTCACCGTTCACAATTTCGCCGTTATCATATTCGGCGAAAATAAAATCACCAACGTTCATTTTCTTTCTCTCTTTCTTTCTTACTCTTTATATCGACATTCTACATTCGAAACTTTAGTTGTCAAGAAAAGAAAATCAGCAGATTGCAAAATCGGCCACAACATAGCCCATATCGTCAATCTGAATGTATCCACCATCATCCATAAATCCTAACTCATCGTCAATGGCAATCTCATTACCATTAGCACGAACATGGTCAAGCAAATCCATGGCAAAGGCCACACGATTTACAAACGTCGTCATTTCCGTATTGTTGATAAGGTCAACCAACTCAGCCTTAGTATTCAGAACAATCAGGTTTGCCATTTTCAATCTCTCTTTCTTTCTTTTCACTTATTCTACATATCATTATCGTACTTGCAAGAAAAAAAAATTAGAAAAAGAAAATTATTTTTTGGCATGATATTTGCTATGCGTCGTAAGTCGTTGATATATAAGCACTTACGTCAAAATTGCGGGCGCGTTTTCGTCGTAAGTCCTTAAGCCGTAAGGGTTTACGTCGATACCCCATAGGTGGGGTGCGCTGACCGGCCGGATTAGGTAACACACCCCTATTGGGGGGTTACCATGCCTTGAACAAAAACGCTCTACCCCATCCGCACGACGATATCCCCCATCCGGGGCAGTCCCACAACCAATCGGGCAACCCCTTACTTTGGGGGTGGTGATAACCGTCAACGTGTAGTGTACGGTTGTCTCCCGGAACACGTTGCACAGTGCATCCCGATTCTTCAAGCCGTACGATCATTTCTGAAATGTTCATTGTATTTCCTTTTTCAAGAATGGCAAAGCCTATAATACTTAGCCCACAACTCATCTACAACAAACTGAACAATCCTATCATGAGAACCACGGCAAACGTAATACCCCATATGGATATCGAATAATGCGAACGTACCATCCTCTTGGGGATGATAGGTAAACCCACACTTATAAGCATAGGCATTAATTTTACCCTTTATCGTTTCAATCTTAGGGGGCTTTCTCATTTTCCTTCTCTCTTTCTTTTCACTCATTCTACATTAGGTATCGGCAATTGCAAGAAAAGAAAACAGCAAATCTTTTCGACTACCAACGCCCCCTATATCGGGGGACGTATCCATACTTCACAAGGTTATTATCCTTCCACGCATCATATCCATCGTCGGTGTTGCGAACCACCCGACGGCGGGGGTCACCCTCGACCATGGTGAACGTGACATCGGTAGCCTTCTCGAAGTAGATCGACCGGAACCCGTCCGCAGTCTCGACCACGAGCAAATTACCCTTACCCTCGATTTTTCGTTGACTCTTGACGATACCCTCAATTCGAAGAGGGGCGGGATCCTTCGACCCCTGATAGTTGCAGACAATCCGGGTTCCCACAACGTCAACTCCACCATTAGCACGGGGGCGAGTAAAGATAGCCATTTTACTTTTCCTTTTTTCTAGTCTTATCGTTCCGTTTCAATCATTCTACATTACTTATCGGCCAACGCAAGAAAAAAAAATAGAAAATCTTTTTGTTTTTTGTGGCACAATATTTGCTGCCCGAGCAGATTAGCTAATCCGCCCATCTTACCTATTATGAAATCCCCATCCAATCGGCATTTTCGATACAATAATCGTAGAAAATATCGTTGATTTTTTCTTCCATCATATTTTCGGAACGAATCCACACCCCGTCATGGATCCTATTCCGAATCTCGATTTTGAACATGTTTCCGGCGTGTACGATTCGCACGTTATGCGACTCGTCGCCAAAAATCTTTTGAACACAATTTTGAATCTTTGCAATCGTCAACATTTTTCTACCCTTCTCTTTCGTTTCCATCATTCTACAAATAGTATCGGCAATTGCAAGAAAAAAAATTAGAGAAAAAAAGATTTTTTGTGGCATACTATTTGCTGCGGCTATCCCCCACCTATGGGGGGTTTTTTCGTTTTGTGCCGTTATTGAGAATAAATCTCAAAAAGCCGCCCGGAGGGCATAAACAGTAAGCGACACATACCATAAATGTATCACCTAAACCTCACAGATGGCCCCTGAATAGTCTTTATAATCTATCAGTTTTGATTATTTGATGCTAAGATGCCTTGCTTCTTTGGTCTGCCTCGACTCTTTTTGAGACTTAGCTTTCGCCTTTGTCGTCTGATCATGGCCGTTGTAACATTTTGCCCGGTCATTTGACTAAGCTTAACAGCAAGTTCCTCATCTCGCACAACCCCGTGATTATTCTTTATAAATTCCATCTCTTCGTTTGACCACTTTTTGTAGTTAGCCATAATTTTTTCCTTATTTAAGTTGACAAATAGTGTAACAACAGTATTATACTAATACTTGATCATTTTAACGCAAGAGGTTCAATTATGAATTTTTCATTAGCAAATTCAACTTTAGACATTAAAGCATCAGGAACCGTAGATATTACTAACGATCTTAATATGCCCGAAGGAAAAAGCATAGCAGAATTATTATATGAGCAAAAAGAAAAACCCACTACCGAACAACGTGAATGAAGAAGAGTTTCTTACAGTTTTAGAAAACATTAGCAAAAGATTAGCCTACAAATTTAATTTTGGATATCATAGTATTGAAGACATGAAACAACAGGCAGCTATATTTGCTCTTGAAGGTTTAAAAAAGTACGATAACTCTCGCCCACTAGAAAACTTTTTATGGACCCATGTTCGTAATCGGTTATTTAATTACAAACGAGACAACTACCAAAGGCCCGATAAACCCTGTCTAAGTTGTCGCTTTTATGACAAACACTGTGCCAATTCACAAAATCAATGCACAGAATTTAAAAATAAAAATGATTGCGAAGAATATGATGCTTGGTATACTCGCAATATGAATAAGAAGAATATCATGAAGCCCGTTGCTATTGAAGATGTTGGAGATAATTCTCTTAATTTACACTCATTAGAATCAGTAGCCGATTATGTTAATAATAAACAAATTTTCGACCTACTAGACAAGCACATTCCTGCACCACATAGAGAAACCTATCTTAAACTAAAACACGGAGATAAAATTTATAAGTCTGATCTACAAAAGATTTTACCTATTATTAAAGAGATACTAGATACTCATGGAAAATCAAAATCATAAAGGTCCCAAAAAAAGAGGACAACTAGGATTAGACGAAGAAAAGTATATAAGAGATAATATTAGCGCTTTAACTATTGAACAAATTGCAGCTAATCTTAATCGTAGTACCGCCCCTATTGAAAAGTATGTTCAACAAACTCAACTATCATCAACATCATCAGATGATCAAATACTTAAACAAAAGTTATATCTAAAAACCTTTTGGTCTGAGATTGAAAAACAGTTTGATAAAGATAGTGGAGAATTATCTTACTTTGAAAATACTTGGGTAGGATTAATTAAACAGTTTCGAGAAGATGTTTTGCCCGCAGAAGAACTTCAAATCAAACAATTTATCACTATTGATATTCTTATTAACCGCAGCATGAAAGAACGCAAACGCCACATTAGTGATACCGAAAAACTTCAAAATGAAGTGGATAAAGAATATGCCAAAAGTGAAGATCAACGAGATATTCCAAAACTGGCCAATCTCGAAACACAACTATCATTTGCCCGCAACAGTATCGCTAATTATACTAATGAGTATACCAAACTGCTTAATGAACAGCAAAAGATTAGCAAAGACCTTAAAGCTACTCGTGAACAACGAATCAAAAGAATAGAGGATGGTAAAAGCTCCTGGGTCGGATTAATACGAATGCTTGAAGACGAAGAAACAAGAGAAAAAGAAGGCAAAGAAATGGCTATTATGGAAATAGCAGCCGATAACTATAAAAATAAACTATCCGAATATCACTCTTATGCTGATAATACTCTGGATAGTCCGCTTCTTACCCCAGAGATTGTTTTAGCACGAGAGGAAAATTCATGAAAACCGCAATCATAACAGGCATTACTGGACAAGATGGTAGCTATTTAGCAGAACTACTACTAGACAAGAACTATAAAGTCATTGGAATGCATCGACGAAGTAGTATTAATAATTTTGATAGAATCCATCACCTAATAAAATCCCCCTATTTAGTTTTAGAAGAATGCGATCTGACGGATCCAGCAGGCATATCTAATTTAATAAATAAATATCAGCCCGATGAATTTTATAACTTAGCAGCACAAAGCCACGTAGGATCATCCTTTAAAAATCCGTCCACAACCATAGAAATTGACACTCTAGGAGTAGTCAACATACTAGAGGCCATTAGAGCGCACTCTCCTGCAACACGCTTTTATCAAGCTAGCACCAGCGAAATGTATGGTAAAAACTATGATACTATTAAATATGATGAACCATACCAGGACGAAGATACCATGTTTATTCCTCAAAGTCCATACGGAGTAGCCAAATTAGCTAGTCATCGATTAGTAGGAATTTATCGTGAGGCTTATGGGCTATTCGGATGTTGCGGCATATTATTTAATCATGAAAGTCCACGACGAGGCGAAAACTTTGTGACGCGAAAAATAACCAAATATATCGGCGACCTTGTTAATAATCGCACTAATAAAGTTTTACAGCTAGGAAATTTAAGTGCCAAAAGAGACTGGGGCCACGCTAAAGATTATGTTAAAGCTATGTGGCTAATGTTACAAAATGATATTGCGGACGATTATGTTGTTGCAACGGGCAGTACATATAGTGTTTATGATTTTGTTAAAATTGCTTTTGGTAAAGCCGGATTAAATTACAAAGATCACCTATCTATTGACGAAAATTTATATCGACCAGCAGAAGTAGAATATTTACGAGGTATTCCAACCAAGGCCCAAAAGAGTCTTGGGTGGCATAGCGACTATTCATTCGAAGACCTAGTTAACGAAATGGTTGAAAGTGATCTTAGAGTATACGATCATGTTTAGAAATTTTGGAGATTCTCAATATAAACAGTGGCGCAAAAGCGTTTACGAAAGAGACCAGTATAAGTGCAGATGGCCAAATTGTACTCTAAAACGAAAAATTAATGCTCATCATATCAAAACTTGGGCAAACTATCCTGGATTAAGATTTGATATTAATAACGGTATTACTCTTTGCAAATATCATCATGATTTAATTAAAGGCATGGAAGAAATTTATGCAGAAACCTTTTTAAGAATATTAGCCAATGATAGACTTCAGTAACTTTCATATTATTGTTGATACAAGAGAACAACATCCATGGGTTTTTGAACACATGACTAAAAGCGTATCTAAATTAGATACTGGAGACTATTCGCTACAAGGACTAGAGACCCTATTTTGTATAGAAAGAAAAGGAAGCGTTAGCGAATTCGCTAATAATATTACGGAAAAAAGATTCAAGGATGTTATTGATCGCATGAGACGCATTCCTTATGCTTTTTTACTATTAGAATTTGATCTTGAAGACATTTTAATATATCCTGTGGGTTCGAATGTTCCCAAAAGAATGTGGGATAAATTAAAAATAGGTCCAAAATTTATTCTTAAACATATTATTGAACTACAAATATTACATAATATTAAAGTAGTATTCTGTGGCGATGCGTCTAATGCAGAAAAAATGGCCATAACAATTATGAGAAAAATCTATGAGCTTTACGGACAACCAGAAAAAAATATTTGATAATGCTTGGTTGGGTCTTGGTGATTTGTCGGTTTTAAACATACCGAATAATCCTATGATTCGACGAACCGAAAAAGAGATAGAGAATCCAGACTTACATCTTATACGATTATTACGTGATCCAAAATATTTTGGTGCCACTTGCAAATTACTTTTTAATATTGAACTTCATCCTATGCAAGTAGTAATTTTACAGGAATTTTGGAATCGTCCATTCCCTATGTATATTGCTAGTCGTGGTTGGGGTAAAAGCTTTTTATTAGCTTTGTATTCTGTTTTACGATGTATTTTTCATCCGGGAACTAAAATAGTTATTGTTGGTGCTGCATTTCGTCAAAGTAAAATTATCTTTGAATATATGGAAAATATGTGGCGTACTAGTCCAATCTTACGCAGTATATTTACAGGATCTGATGATGGTCCGCGTCGAGATGTTGATAGATGTACAATAAGGTTAGGAGACAGCTGGACAATTGCTGTACCAATGGGCGATGGTAGCAAAATTAGAGGATTAAGAGCACACATTATCATCGCAGACGAGTTCGCATCAATATCTCCGGACATTTATGAAACAGTAGTAGCTGGATTCGCTGCTGTATCTGCTAGTCCTATTCAGAACGTTAAAGAAGAAGCCCGTAAACAAGCTATGAAAGATGCTGGTGTTTGGAATAATGATTTAGAAATTTTAAGTTATAAAATGGGCAACCAAGCTATTATTAGTGGAACTGCTGATTATGCCTTTAAACACTTTGCATCCTATTGGAGACGATATAAAGCAATTATAGAAAGCGGCGGAGACAATAGAAAGCTAGGAGAAATATTTAATGGAGAAGTTCCAGATAATTTTAATTGGCAAGACTATAGTATTATTCGCATACCGTATGAATTAATACCCAAAGGTTTTATGGATGATAAACAAGTGGCACGAGCCAAAGCAACTATTCATACTGGCATATATAATATGGAATACGCTGCTTGCTTTACTGCTGATAGTGACGGATTTTTTAAACGAAGCCTTATAGAGAGTTGTGTTGTTAGTGATACCAAACCCATATTACTAGATAGTAAACCTATTCTATTTGATGCAACTGTAACTGGAAACGCTAATCATCACTATGTATATGGTATAGACCCTGCTTCTGAAAGAGACAACTTTAGTATTGTTATATTAGAAGTTCATAAAGACCATTGTAGAGTAGTTTATTGTTGGACTACTAATCGTAATAATTTTAAAGAAAGACAAAAAACAGGGCTGATTAAAGACCATGATTTTTATAGCTATTGTGCTAGAAAGATACGAGATTTAATGAAAAGCTTTCCTCCTTTACGCATCGGGCTTGATGCTCAAGGTGGTGGAGTATCTATTGAAGAAGCTTTACACGACCCTAATCGTCTTCAAGAAGGAGAATCTTTAATATGGCCTGTTATTGATTATGATAAATCTAAAGACACTGATGATCAACCAGGACAACATATTCTTGAACTAATTCAATTTGTTAGAGCAGATTGGACTGGCCAGGCTAATCATGGACTAAGAAAAGACTTAGAGGATAAGGCTTTGCTATTTCCTCGCTTTGATCAATTAACACTTGGATTAGCTTTAGATAAAGAAGGTAAAGATATTATGAACACAGATTTATCTCCACTATATGACAGCCTCAGTGAATGCATTTTAGAAATAGAAGAACTAAAAAATGAGCTTACTACTATAGTAATGACACAAACCAGTACAGGGTCCGGAGGAAGAGATCGATGGGATACTCCAGAAGTTAAACTACAAAACGGTAAAAAAGGAAGACTAAGAAAAGACCGATATAGTGCTTTAGTAATAGCTAATATGATAGCTAGACAACAAAGAATAGCTTTAGTTCCTCAAAATAACTATGAGGTTATTGGAGGTAACAGAGATCAAATAGTAAAACATGAAGGACAGATGTATAAAGGACCAGATTGGTTTGTAGCCGGGGCCAACGACGATATTTACGGCGGAATTTATAGATAATTAGTGTATTAAAGATACAATCGCATTACAATCCCAATACAATGGTATTAAAAATATATGAGCAAAAAATATCCAAAAAGTAGCGCTATTAATGATGCTTCCATAATTGGTGAAGAAGCCTATGTTACATGGGGAGACGATCTAGGCAGTAAAAAAGAAGCTCTTAAAACATCCTCAGAAGCTATGTCGGAATATACTTTAGTAGAACATTCTTCTGCTATGAGACGCTATGGATTAGACTATTCTGGCTTAGATTCTAATACTGATGGTCGTCCTGGCCTAACGCGTAGTGATTATGACTTCTTTAGACCAGACGAAGCAGTTCCTAAAAGAATAAAAGGTATTATTAAAAAAGCAGAAGATATTTACCAACGAATAGGTTTAGTAAAAAATGTTGTCGATCTTATGGGCGATTTTGGATCCCAAGGTATTCGTCTAGTTCATAAAAACAAAAGAATTGAAAGATTTTACAGAACATGGTTTAAAAAAATCAAAGGCAAAGAACGCAGCGAACGATTTCTTAATAATCTATACAAAACAGGCAATGTTGTTATTAATAGACAAACTGGAAAACTTAGTCTTAAAGTATCTGATGAACTATATAAAGCCGTTGGTAATGCTGATTTACAAATAAACGAAACAGAAACTATCAAATTAGAAAAAAGAGAAATTCCATGGAAATATACTTTCATTGATCCATTTTATGTTGAGGTATCTGCTGGAGCTTTATCCTCTTTTTCTCCAAGCAAAACCTACGAACTAGTATTACCAGCAGCCTTAAGAAGAGTTATTAATTCTCCCAAAACACCACAAGAACAAGCCATAGTAACTAATTTACCAATTCAAATTGTTGAAGCAGCTAAAACCAAGAAGCCTTTTCCTCTAGACCCGGATAAGGTTTTAGTTTTTCATTACAAGAAAGATGATTGGCAAAGCTGGGCTTATCCTATGATCTATAGTATTATGGACGATATTACAGTTATAGAAAAATTAAAATTAGCAGATATGGCGGCTTTAGACGGCGCAATTAGTAATATTCGCATTTTTAAACTCGGTAGCCTTGAACATAAAATTTCTCCAACAAAAGCTGCGGCAGCAAAGCTGGCTCAGATTCTTGGTAATAATGTTGGTGGCGGCACTATGGATCTTGTTTGGGGTCCAGATATAGAACTAATTGAGAGTAAAACTAATGTTCATCAATTTTTAGGAGAAGCTAAATATACGCCACACCTTAATAGTGTTTATGCTGGCTTAGGTATTCCTCCAACACTAACTGGAACGTATGGAGCAGCTGGAACAACAAATAACTTTATCAGCTTAAAAACTCTCACACAGAGACTTCAATACGGAAGAGATGCATTAACAGAATTTTGGGACAGAGAGATAGCTTTAGTACAAAAAGCCATGGGATTTAGATACCCTGCTCGTGTAGAATTTGATAAAATGGATCTCAGTAACGAAGATGCCGAAAAGGCTCTATTAATACAACTAGCTGATAGAAGTCTTATTAGCGATGAATTATTACAACATAGATTTGGCATTGATCCGGACATGGAAAAGAGTAGACTTAATAGAGAAGCTAGAGATAGAAAGAGTGAAAGAATGGTTAAAAAATCCGGGCCTTGGCACGATCCACAACCAGAAAACGGACTCAAGAAAATTGCGTTACAAAGTGGCGTAGCATCTCCTAGCGAAGTTGGTCTACAATTAGATGCTAGAAAAAATGGAGAAAAAAGCTCATTAGAACTAAGGCAAGCTTTTAAACCAACACAGTTGGCCAAAGATTCGCCAGAATCTTTGCCAGGGGAGCCGCAGCAAGGCAGGCCAAAATTATCCAGAGATTCCGAAAAGCGCAAACAAAAAGAATTTCGACCGCAAACCGGAGCCAGTCTAATTCTTTGGGCGTCACAAGCACAAGAAAATATAGCTAGTATTATCAATCCCATTATGCTAGAATTTTATCAGAAAAAAAATTTGCGATCACTATCAAGCACAGAGGTTAAAGAGCTAGAAAACCTTAAAGCAGAAATACTTTTTGGACTAAAGCCCTTCTGCACAATTAATTCTGAATATATTTCAGAAAAAATATCTAATATAAATCATCAATCTTTAGAAGGTTATAGTGTATGGATAAAAGGCGTAGTATCTGAGTTGGGCAGAGAATTGTCATCAGATGAACAAAAACAGGCTAAAGCCACATACTATGCTTTTATTAATCAACAATAATAATTTTGAAGGTTTCATCATATGATTATTTATCCTCAAGAGACAGATGATGGATTAGCAGAACAGATATCTAGTTCTGCTTCTATAGCATATGCTTCTATTCTGGAACCAGTAGAATTATCTAAGCTAAAAAGTATAGCAGCAAAAAGTTCCGGATCATTCAGCGATGCTGATCTATATTATGTTCAATCAATTTTAGTAAGCTCTTCTTGGAATAAAAACGATGATATTTTTGATAAAGCTGAAGTTTGGGCTGCTCGTAAAACACCTGAAGATAAACCCACTAATCTGGAACATGATGAAAATCTTATTATAGGACATATCACATCTAATTGGCCTATTGATGAAGACGGTACTCCAATTGATGATAATATTGATCCTGGTTTATTACCAGATAAATTTCATATTTTAACTGGTTCAGTTATTTATAGGGCTTTTAGCAGTACAGATCTTAAAGAAAGAGCTGAAAAATTAATTGCTGAAATTGAAAATGGAACAAAATATGTTAGTATGGAATGTTATTTTAGAAATTTTGATTATGGATTAATTAATAAAGCCACTTCAGAATATAAAATTTTAGCAAGAAATAATGATACTGCATATTTAACAAAACATCTTAGAGCCTATGGTGGAAAAGGCGAACACCAAGACTATAAGATAGGTCGAGTACTAAGAAATATCACTTTTAGTGGTAAAGGTTTTGTCGATAAACCAGCTAATCCTGATAGTATTATTTTTACTAAAAAGCAAATGACTGATATATTGACGAAAAAAAATGAAGATTTATCTAATTCAGGTGTAATACTAAATAAGTCTACCTCAAATGTGGAGAATATAACTATGACTGAAAATCTAGAAAAACAAGTGGCAGAACTAGGCGCAAAAATTGATAACGTTTCAGCTAACTGCGCTGATACTGTCAAAGAAGCATATTCATTAGCTTCTCAACTCAAAGATACTAACCAAACTCTTGAAGCTGCTATGAAAGAAAAAGACGAAGAGATGAAGAAAATGAAAGCAGCAAAAGAAGATATGGAAGAAGAAATGAAGAAGATGAAAGCTGCTTTTGATGTAGAACTTGAGACATTAGCCAAAAAGTACGATAGTGAAAAGGCAGTTATGGACGAAGAGGCTAAGAAAACTAAGAGCGAACTAGATGTCGCTAACGAAGCTTTAGCCGCTATGAAAATGAAAGAAGAAGAGATGGCTAAGAAAGAAAAGAAAATGAAAAGAATGGCCTCTCTAATTGAACAAGGCGTAGACACTGAGGTCGCAGCGAGTGTTGTGGATAAATTCGAATCCATCGAAGACGAAGCTTTTGATAGCATGACTTCACTATTTGCTGGTAAAATGCCTCCTTGGTTAGAAAAAATCAAGAAAGACAAGACCAAGAAAGAAGAAGCTGCCGTTATGCCACCAAAGAAGAAGCCCATGGCATCAGAAGACGAAAGTGTTTCTGCCCTAGAAGAAGTTGAAGTCGAAGAAACTGTTGATCTTAGTGTTGGCAGTGATGAGACAGAAACAAAAACAGAAACAGTTCGTGCAGAACTTTTAGAATTCGTAAGCGCTAGACTCGGTAAAAACTCATAATAAGGGAGAAGTAAACATGGCTCTAAAACCTGATCGTATCGAATTACAAACAGACGTTTCATTTTTCATGAACACAACAGCTACCAGAGGTGGCGTTGCTTCAGTATCTACCGGTGGTTCTGGCGTGGCAATGGACGACAGCAACGCTGTTGTTAGTTACGCCGCAACAACTAGCGGATGCAAGCCTGTTGGTGTTCTTCTAAATGATGTTGTTAATCTTGATCTTACAAGACAACACATCAATTGGCACAAAGACGAAGTTCAAGTCGGTGGCAAAGTTACTTTGCTACAAGTTGGTCAAGTTACAACTAATCTTGTAACCGGTACACCATCTGCTGGTGCTGCTGCTTATGTTGGTGCAAGCGGTTATTTCTCCGCTTCTGCTCCTGCGGACGGCACAACAGAAGATGCAGTTTATAAAGTTGGTCGTTTTTTGAGTTCAAAAGACGCAGATGGTTATGTCAAAGTAGCAGTAAACATTGCCTAATCAAACAAAAGGGAGAACATAAACATGTCAGCAAATAGTAAAGTTTTTCAACCAACACCAGAATTAACAGATCTTCTTGTTCGTTCTGGCTCTGCACACAGAGAAACATCGTTAGCTGCTAATGCAGAGTTTGCAAAAGCTCTAGAGCAGCCACTTCGTCAGGGTGTATTAAATGGCGATATTCTGAACGGCATCTTCGAACCAATTCGTTTGGCTCAAAGTGCTACTCCAGAATTTCCCCTTGATTTTCTAGCTCCAGGAACAGAAAAGGACTTTGTTGCCTATACTGTTCCAAATCACGGCTATATTCCAGAACGCCATGTTGAGGGTGACTATGTTATGGTCCCAACCTTCGATATTGGCGCCAGTATCGACTATCTCCTAAAGTATGCTAGAGATGCTCGCTGGGATGTTGTTGGTCGTGCTATGGAAGTTCTAGAGGCTTCATTTGTTAAGAAGATGAATGATGATGGCTGGCATACACTTCTGGCTGCTGGTGTTGATCGCAACATCGTAGTTTATGATAGTGATGCTGCTGCTGGTCAGTTCACAAAGCGTCTCGTTAGTTTGATGAAGACCGTTATGCGTCGTAACGGTGGCGGTAACTCTGCTTCAAATAATCGTGGTCTTTTAACAGATCTATACGTTTCTCCCGAAGCTATGGAAGATATCCGTAATTGGGGCGTTGATCAGGTTGATGAAGTCACTCGTCGTGAAATCTATACCGCTGCTGATGGTTCTGTTAACAGAGTCTTTGGTGTTAATCTTCACGACCTAGACGAACTTGGTGAAGGTCAAGAATATCAACTCTTCTACAACAACACACTAAGCGCCAGTCTCCCAGGTGGTGACAACGAGCTAGTTGTTGGCCTTGATCTCCGTAAGAGAGATAGTTTCATAATGCCAATTCGTGAAGAGGTTCAGATCTTCGAAGACGATACCCTACATCGTCAGAAAAGAGCTGGTTTCTACGGTTGGGCAGAGCAAGGCTTTGCTGTTCTTGATAATCGTAGAGTTCTTCTTGGCTCTCTATAATAGTTCGTTGATTTTGCAATGAATAAGAAAAGCCGCTCATTCGGGCGGCTTTTTTTATTATTGTGATGGGTGTATTAATATAATGATAAGCACTCTTTTTCAGGAGTCATTTAATGCCAGCAGCAGAATATAACTTTAGTATAGAACAAGGTAGCTCTTTTAAATTGGCATTAGTATATAAAGACGATAGCGGTAGTCCTATCAATATCACAGGATGGTGTGCTCGGCTAATATGGAAGACTAATGCTAATGTAACACAGGTTTTTACAACAGAGAACATTGATTATAGTGTATATAAATTTACTATTGATGGTGCTAATGGAAAATTAACTTTATTATTTCCAGCTAACACCACCAATGGATTTTCATTTACTAATGCTAAATATGACTTAGAATTGCAGTCAGACGATAACTTTTATAGTGAAGGTGGAAAATACGTTATTAGAATTATATATGGTACTGTAACTATTTTGAAGCGTAAAAGTAAAACTGACACTTTATTGGATTGTACATAATGAGCTATATCTATGTTGTAGAAATTGAAAGTGAACCATTGACATCTATAGAGATCGAAAGCGGCTCTATAGCAGATATTCCTAATATTTATTTGGAAGTTGTTAATACTGAAAAAATTTTAGTATCAGACCTACCACCAGTATCATTTACTGGAACCATAACAACATCTCAAATTACTGATTTAGATGTTTATTTAAGTAATTTTATCGATAACTATGAGATAGACTGCGGAACACCATAAAACCATCCTAATTTCGGAGAATTAAAATGCCAGTTAATACAACACTACAACTAAGAAGAGGCAGTAACTCAGGTTGGAATACCGTTAATCCGACTCTCAGCAATGGTGAGGTTGGTCTTAATACTAATAGCCAGCTATTTAAAGTTGGTGATGGTCTCACCACATGGACAAGCTTGCCTTACTATCCTGGCATTCCGTTGTCTAGTGGTACCGGAATTGGATTATCATATTCTAGAGATAGTAATAATATTGTTACTGGTATTTCTATTTTTAATGCTATTAGAGCTGGTTCAAATATTAGTTTAACATTAAGTGGTAACGATATTGTAATCGCCGGATCTTCTCCAACCACAGTATCAGCTGGAACTGGAATAGGTGTTGTACAAGCTGGTGATGATTATCAAATTAATTTAGACAATGAACATGTTAGAGATCTTATTGGAGGTATTTTAATTGGTAATAGTGGTGTTGGTATTTCTGTTGATGATAATAATAATACTATAACATTTTCTGTGACTGGCATTTTATCGACTCAGATGACGGATTTTAATTCTGCCGTTGATGCTAGAGTAACAGCCGCTAGTATTAGCCCAGAAGAAATTAGAGATGTTGTTGCTACTGGACTAAATGGCGGTACGGGAATTTATATAGAATACGACGACAATGGCACTCAATTAATTAATATTAATGTTACTGGTGTTAGTTTTAGCGGTCACACACATGATGATAGATACTATACCGAAACAGAATTAAACACCAGCGGCGCTGGCGGTCAGGTTCACTGGGGCAACATTACCAGTAAACCGACCGGATTTACAGCTGCCGCTCATCAACATCCGTCAACGGACATCACAGACTTTAATGAAGCTGTACAAGATGTCGTTGGTGGTATGGTGGTTGCTGGTACTGGTGTGCAACTATCTTATAATGATGGCGCCGGAACACTGACAATTGATACTAGCGGATATGCATTATCTTCTCACACCCACCTATGGGCAAATATTACAGATGCTTCAACAAGAGCCACGCTAGCTGAATTAGCATATTTATCTGGTGTTACAGCTGGTACCGTAGCGGCTAGTAGAGCTTTAGTAGTTGATTCTAATAAAGATCTTAGTAGTTTAAGAAATTTGTCCGCAACTGGAGATGTTACACTAGGCACTGTTTATGTAACAAATAATTTATCAACAACTGGTAATGTTACAATTAATGGTAATCTTAGTGTAGCGGGTACAACCACTACTATTGAAAGCACAGTAACCAAACTTAGAGATCCAATTATCACTATTGGCAGCGGCGATAGTCCAACTTTTGATGATAATAAAGACAGGGGTATTGAATTCTTATATCATAATGGCAGCGCAGCTAAAGTAGGTTTCTTTGGTTTTGACGATAATACTGGCAAATTCACATTTATTCCCGATGCTACAAATACTAGTGAAGTATTCAGTGGTGCTGTTGGCGAAATAGATGCCAATATTGACTGGTCAAAAGTATTAAATAAACCAGATCCGATTATTACCGGTGTTCTTTCTGGTGATGTTACTGGTACAGGATCTGTTACATTAACGGATCTACAAAATGGTACTCTTAATATTAGTGTCACATTAGCAGATAATACTGTTACTAGTGCTAAAATTGTAGATGGAACTATTGTAAATGCAGATATTAATGCAACTGCTGCAATTTCGGTCACTAAATTAGCTAGTAGCGGCATAACATTAGGCAGTACAGTAGTAAATCTAGGACAAACTAGTACGGTAATAGACGGCTTAACTAGAATCAGTGGCGTTAGTGCTGGTAGTCCAACTTATATCTACTACGCTGTAATCGACGGTGGTTCACCCTGATTGACATAATTGTTATATTGGTTATTATATTGTAGATTATAGTACATTTCTAGTAAGATTATAGGACTATTATGCCAGTTAATAACACTATACAACTTCGCAAAGGATTATCGTCTGAGTGGGCATCGACTAATCCTGTTTTAGCTAGTGGTGAACCCGGCTATGATCTTACAAATAATATTTTAAAAATTGGAGATGGATTTACTCAATGGTCAGGATTAAATCCTGTTAATCTTAGCGGAACCTATTTTAATAATGCTGTAAGCGGGCTTCTTCCAGTCAAAAACATAGTTGCAGGATCAGATATATCGGTTTCTAGCATTAGTGGTATTTATACCATTAGCAATACTATGACATCTGTTGAAACATCATCTTCGGTTGTTACAACAGTATTTAATAAAACAGGGGCTAGTATTCCCAAAATGACTGCTGTTTATATAAATGGTGGTCAGGGTGATCTTCCTACTATACAAAAAGCTCTTGCTACTGCTGATATTAGTAGCGCTGGTACTTATGGAATAACCTACGAAGCTATAGATAATATGAGCAGTGGTAGAGTTATTGTGCTCGGCGCATTAACAGGATTAAATACTGATCAGTTTAATCCAACTGCGCCAATAGGAGATGTTAATGGATCAGTTTTATATTTGAGTCCTACAGTATCAGGAGCGTTAACAACAACTAAACCATATGCTCCTTATCATATTGTGGCTATGGGAACTATTGTACGAACTCATCAAAACGAAGGAGTTATTGAGGTTAGAGTTCAAAATGGTTATGAGTTGGAAGAGCTTCATAATGTTGCTGTAACCGGTGCGACTAATGGACAATTTTTACAGTATAATAGTGTTAGTGGATTGTGGGTTCCTAGCTCTAGTGGAAATTTTACTACATTACAAGTTAGTGGCACAGCGGTTCCAACAGGAACTGGTTCAGCCAATTCTATTACAAAATGGACTGGAACTAATAGTTTAAATAATAGTATAATTTATGACAATGGAACAAATATTGGTATAGGCACATCTTCACCTTCTTCTAAGCTGGATGTTAGTGGTGTTATTACAGCCACTAGCGGTGATTCAACCAATTGGAATGCTGCTCATGGATGGGGCAATCACGCCTTACAGGGATATTTAACCAACATCTCCTCACAAAATATACAAGATCTCAATAATGTAATCAGCGATTTTAGTTATCCCTTATTAGTAGATGAATATACCCTCATATACGATAGTGGGATTAGTCAGTTTAAAGGATCTACTATAAACCTTGGACTTATAAGACAAGGCTCCATTCCTTTAACTGGATATAGCACCTCATATCTTGGTTACTATATTAGGATGAACAACAGCGAGTTTACAGTTAATGAACAGGGGGCTAATTTAGATCTTAGAGTAGAGGGCGACACAGATACTAATCTTTTATTTACTGACGCCAGCACAGATAGGGTTGGCATAGGTACTAGCTCACCATCATATAAACTAGATGTTGTTGGTACTGGTAACTTTAGTCAAAATCTTTTGGTGAATGGTACCGGAGTTAGCTTGAGTGGTCACACTCATTCTAGTAGTCAAATTACCGATTTTAATAGTGGTGTAAGCGGACTATTACCAGTTAAAGATATAATTGCTGGAACAGGAATTAGCATATTTTCTAATAATGGAAATTATACAATAAATAGCACATCATCTGGCGGAGCAGTATCAGCAGAAGATGTTATGGATATAATAGGCACAGGAATAGTTGCCGGAACAGGACTTAGTGTTTCTTATAATGATAATGATGGAAACTTAACAATAAATTTATATGCGGTTGCCATTACTGGATATGAGATATTAACAACAGCTAAAGATACTTTTACTGTTACTCCAAATTATTTAGTTGGTAATCTACAAGTATATTACAATGGATTTAAATTACTGGATGGTGAAGACTATACTGCTACAAATGGAACATCTTTCTTATTAAGTTCTCCAGGAGCTTCTGGAGATGTTGTAGAGTGGGCTGGTTTAGGAGGTCCCGCACAATATGCTCAACTAAATCATACTCATACCATATCTGACATTACTAATTTTGGTAGTGGAGTTACTGGATTATTACCCACAATAGCTAATAGTGGTGATAATAGAATACTTACTAGTACTGGAAGTAGTGTTGGAATTAATGCTGAAAGTAATTTAACTTTTGACGGAAGTAATCTTGGAATAGGAACATCTTCTCCCACACAACGTCTCCAGATCCACGGATCATCCGCTGACGATGTTTATTTACGAATATCGAATACGGATACTACTACCGCTAGTGGCTTATTAATAGGATTAATGGGTACAGAAGATGGTTTAATAAGAGTTGAGCCTAATAAGGCATTAGTTTTTGGGACTAATAATACTGAAAGAATGAGAATAACTAGTGCTGGAAATGTTGGAATAGGAGCAGCATCAACAAGCCCACCCGAAGTATTATCAGTAATGCAAGATAATAACGGTGGACGAACTAGTATTCTTATTGATAATCTTGATCAAAGATTAAAAATGAGTTGTTATTATGAGTTCGGTGTTGGTCAATATGCTGAGATTCAATCTACTAATAATGCTGAAACTGGTCATCAAGCATTAATCTTAAATAGACAAGGTGGAAATGTTGGAATAGGAACAGCTACGGTATCTTATCGTTTACACGTTGTTGGTAGTGCTAGTGCAACCAATAATATCACAACATATCTAAACAATACCGGAGGAACCAGAAGCAGATTAGCTTTTCAAGATACTGCTGTAACATATGCGCCAGATATGGGAAGTGTTGGAAATAATATAACTTTTGATACTGTTGGAGTAGAAAGAGTACGAGTTGGAGGCAATGGACGTACTCAGTTTTTTGCTGCTACTGAAAAATACGGTGTTCAATTAAATAATGGTTCAACTGGTAATGGACCATTTCTTGGTAGTGCTGGGGCCGATATATTTTGCATTAGCACGGCTGGTGGAGCAGAACGATTTAGGGTAGATGCTAACGGAAATGTATTAGTTGGACAATTTACAACCACAGACCCAGCAGGTGCAAACACCAACGGCGTGGCAATCGCCACCGACTACATCAGCGTCAGCCGCTCATCCTTTGAATGTTTACGATTAAATCTAAAAGCTGCTGACGGAACCATAGTTGCATTATATCAAGATGCTGTTCTTGAGGGATCTATTAGTATAGCTGGAAATACTGTTAGTTATAATGCTTTCTGTGGATCTCACTGGTCGCAATTAATAGATAATAGTAAACCAGAAATTTTACGTGGTACAGTTTTAGAAACTTTAGATGAAACATGCGAATGGATTGATGGTAAAAGTGATAGATTAGTACGTGTTAAAATAAGCGATATTCCAAAAAGCAAAAGAGTTTACGGAGTATTTTTAGGTTGGGATGAAAATTATGCTAGTACTGGAGATATGTATGTTGCTGGTTTGGGAGCATATTACGTTAGAGTAAAAGGTATTGTGCAATCCGGTGATCTTTTAGAAAGTGCTGGAGATGGTACAGCAATAGCCCAAAATGATGATATTGTACGATCTAGTACCATAGGCAAAGTTTCTTCAGTAAATAAAATAACAGAATATTCAGATGATTCATATCTTGTTGCTTGTACGCTCATGTGCGGCTAAAAATAAAGGAGAATAAAATGTTACCAACTATAGAACCAATTGAACCAAGCACGATACCAGCAAAAACATATGATAAATACTGGGTATCCAATGTAAATATTAGCGCACCTAATGTTAATGGAGATGCTAATGCTAATATTTTGCTAAGAAAGTTTGGAGTATTTGATGGAGTAGCAGAATTTATGCCAAATGATCTTGGAACTAATATCATTATTGATAATATTTTAAGTAAGAGTGCTGAAGATAACGACCTTGCAAATATAGTACAATCATTACTATTATATATAAGGAAGGCCGGAATAGAACAGGGGCTTGTTGCTCCTCCACCTTCTGGAGTTTAATTTAGGAGAAAATCATGGAATTAAATGCTGGTGATATTCAAAATCTAATGGTAGTTATTGATTTGGCTACTCAACGAGGTGTTTTTAAGGCTAGTGATCTTGTTGCTATTGGTCAATTGTACGAAAAGCTAAATGCTATAAATAAAACTTTATCCGAAAAAGATAAACCTGATATAGGGTAATTATGGTCAAGATATTAAATTATGCTAAAAATATTACTAGAAGTAGTAATGATAATCTTTTAATTAATGGTAATTTTGATATATGGCAAAGAGGAACACCATTTTATGCTGGTGGTTTTACAGCAGATCGTTGGTATATGATTTCTAACGGTTCAAATAAAGCTTCTAGAATCGCTGGCAATGTTGGACTAGATAATGCTACTAATATTATTAGACTACAAACACTGTCTTCCGGTTCTTATCCAGTTTTATCTCAAGCTATAGATAGCGATATATCAGCAGGGCTAAGAGGGAAAACAACAACCTTTAGTTTTTATGCCAAAAAACCAGCCGATAGTAACTGGACTGGTTTAGTATATGGTAGAGTTTACTATAGCACAGATTTTAATTCGTTGGCGAACGGTAAAATAGAAATTAGCGATGCTGCTTTTAGTGGTTCATTAGCAACAGACGCTTGGACTTTGTATAGTAACTCTTTTATTGTTCCAGATAATGCTTCAACACTTATGGTTGAAATATCTCCGTCTGGCGCTTTAAGTAATTCCTCAATTATTGATATAGGTCGAGCTAAACTAGAGATTGGTTCAGTAGTTACTAACTTTAAGCCTTTAATCTACAATGAAGAACTCAATAAATGCAAAAGATTTTATCAAAAAGTAGAAACAACCCTCAAGGCTGGCACTGGTGCTGGTAATAGCGCTAAAAAATTTGGAGTTAGTACCCCATTACCTGTTTTACCCAGATCAAATAATGCAAAAATAACAGTTGCTAAAAATAACAATAGTCTAATCGAAAATTTTACTGCTACTATTAGTAACGATGCATATCTAAATGTTATAGCTAATGCTAAAAATTTATATTCAGAACTTAGTATAGAATTTTTTATTGACGATGAAATTCCATATGGTAAAGAACCAGGAAAAATAGATTTTGCTTCAATAATAAGAGGCAGTGGAAAAATTGATATGGATTGGAACCCACCAACCAACAGTGATTCTACAATATCATATACAGCACTATACGGCACTTCACCAAACGAAATAGTAAATACACAGCCATTTACAGATTCTTCTGGTAGTATTACCGGGTTGTCTGATTCTAGCTCATATTATATCAAGCTTTATAGTAGTAATTCTTATGGACAATCAGTAGAATCAAATATATTTGAGGTCGCGCCATTGTATAATGTTCCGTCTGGTGTTAGCTCATTGAGCGGCGTTTGGGGATTTGATGAAACATATGTAAGCTGGAATGCTCCATCTAATAACGGAGGATCCACAATTACTGGTTATCGTATCGATAGATCAATGTATGCTAATTTTCCTGATGTGGATACTTCACCAAATTACAATTCGACTTTTTATGTTGGTGTTCCAACTACAACATCACCCACAACAAATTCTCAAGGTTTATCCCTATACTATAAAAATAACAAAATAGAGTTTAAGATAGCTAAATTTAGCAGTGAATTAACATCGACCGGTAATTATTATTTTAGAATTATTCCTATTAATCTTGCTGGCACAGGAACTCATTCTTCTTTCACATTGGCTAAAACAGTACCAAGCGCACCTATCAACTTATCGACATCGGTTGGAGATGGTTCTATAACCATATCTTATTTACCATCAACCGGCAATGGAGGAAATGTTATTTCTTTCTTTGGTTTAGAACGTAGTACCAATAGTGCTTTTTCTAGCGTAACTTCCTCTTCGCATACTGCTAACTATACGCCTATCACTGTTACTGGTTTGACAAATAATACCACGTATTATTTTAGAATGAGAGGTTATAACCAATTAGGTTACGGACCATATTCTTCAGGTGTGCTAGCTGTACCCAATAAGCCCCTGACAATTCCTAATGCTCCATCTGGATTTATTGCTAATTGGATAGATGATGATACTATAAACCTAGGATGGAATCCACCAGCAGACAATGGTGGTTCTCCAATTATTAATTATACTATATATGTTTCTTCTGGGTCTGGCTTTACTAGTAATCTATTAACACTAACAACACAAAACAATATAAGTTCTATTAGTTTTGATGTTCCAATAACTGGTAATTATAGTACTTTTTATTTTAGAGGAAAAGCTAATAACAGTGTTGGATCTAGTGCCAACAGTTCATCAACATTTCTCAGTAAGCAAGTTCCGGATAGTCCATTGCTATATAATTTAAATCCAGGAAATACTACTGTGCTTGCTAGCTGGTATAAGCCAGTATCCAAAGGATCTGCAATTACTGGATATAATTTACAATATAGCACTAGCTCTACTTTTGCTACTAATGTAAATAATACAACCGTAACTGGTTTACAAACATCAATATCGTCGCTGACTAATAATACTAATTATTATTTTAGAGTTAGGGCTCTTAATACCATAGGCACAGGATCATTCTCTAATATTGGCCAAGCTACTCCGGTGCCGCCTTACTCTGCTCCATCTCCACCATTAAATAGTACATTGTCATTTACAGCAGTTCCGCAGAATGGCTCATTCAATATGACTATTAATAATGCGATAAATATGACAAACTATAGTCAATTAGATACTATTTATGGAGTTAGAGTAACTACTCCTTATAGTGGGGGTCCAATATGGGGAAGAAATCCTTATACACATGATAGCGACATACGCACTGCTGCCATTCAGGCCGGAGCATTAACATCATCTCAAACTGGTATTGTATATGTATATTTAATGAATGGTTTGACATATTATAGTGGTATCTCTAAGAATGGAATTACTTCTAGTTCTTGGGGATCATGGAATACTTCTTATTATATTATTGGTTCTAATATTACTTGTACCGGATTTACTTATGGCAATACTGTTGTTGGTTCTCACATTCCTGTTTTTAAATGGCAAACACCCTCTAATAATGGAGGATTAGCAATAACAGGATATGAAGTACAATATGCTGCTGATAGCAATTTTAGTACTCAATTAACTACTTACAGCATCCCAGGCAATGTTAATCTTAATGCTCAATGCGTTAATCATAATAGTGTATCATTCTGTGCTCGCGTTAGAGCCTATAATCCTAGCGGTGTTTCATCATGGCTTAATCATGAATGTATATCCAAGGGACTTTCATCACCATCTTCTCCGACCAATTTTACCGCAACAGCAAGCTCTGCAACCGGTATTAATTTGACATGGGTTGCTCCATCTGGACCAGCAGCTAGTGGCTATGATATTCCAGGTAATATTAGTTATTATTTACAATATTGGAATATAACAACTCCATCAAATAAAACTAGTACATATTATACCGCAACAAGTGCTACACTAACAGTACCCGGACCAGGAACATATGGTTTGTCTTTATCTACAAAAAATACAAGTTATTTTAGTAGTAATCCTGTTGTCCTATTTGTCACCACAACATCGCCGTCATATGGACCAATATCTTCTTGGACATTTACTAGTAGTGCTCCTTGTTGTGGAGCAAAGAGTACTACAATTGGTAATCTATTTTATCCTAATATAAATGATCTTAAAGATAATGTGAATGCAGCTGGTAGTACTTTTAGCAGTTGTGCTGGTAGTACTGGTGCTGCTTTTATAATTGCCGATTTTGGTTCGATACGAAATGTTAAATCTATAACAGTTACTGCTCATTATTTTTATGGTCCAACCTATATTAATCATGCCAGTGTGGAAGGCAGTACTGATAATGTCAACTGGACACTCATAGAAGCATTCAACAGTTCGAGTTTCACTTCAGCAACATCTTCAAGAGTTATAAATGGTAATTGGAATTATAGATATATTAGATTAAAATCAGGTAATATTGTCTGTATAGATATATCAGAATTTAAGTTTACATAGGATATCATTTATGATATGTGGATATTCCAATATTTATGATTTATGTTCTAGCAAATACGTCTATGAATATGCTAGTTTTATTCTCAAAGATGGTTATGTTATACCCAATACTGGTTACGATGGATCAGTATATAGAATTGATAAAAATACTCAAGAAAAAGTATTATTAGAGCCAAGCTCTTCTCTGCAAATTTATAGTTGCGATACTAATGATGAAAACGCATCCCTTACAGCCTGGGAATGCTATTTATGGTATAAAAATAATAATGGAATAATAAATAATCCATCATTATCAAAATATAAAGAAGAGCAAATAAAAAATGTCACAACCACTTATAATACAACTTTAACTAATGGAATTTTAATTACAATAGATAATTTTGCTACAGATATTACAATAGCTGAAAATGGTGCGTATTCTAATACTGTTGTTTCCGAAACCACTAACTATACTATTCTTCTACCAGCTTTAAATGATGATATTATTAATTTTAGTAACATATTATCTTTAGCTACTCTTATGAATATTAATGATAGTAAGGATCCACTACCATCTTTAGTTGATTATTATAACAATGCTCATTTTTTAAATTACTACAATTTAACTAATATACTTTCTAATTATTTCAATAAATTAAAAAACTATAAACTAATATTAGATAATATAATAATTCAAATTAATAATGCATCTAGCATAGACGATATACAAAAACAAATATTTTTTACTAGTCTACCCACTACCACATATAATAAATTGACCAATATATCAGGCAGTAATGATATTATTATTAAATTTAGTACTTTAAGCTGTGAAGAACTTAATAATTTGTGTGATCCGCCATGTGATCCAAATTCTTGTCAAGAATGTATTGATGGTAGTTGCGTAGATCTGTGCGATGAAGGAGAATGTTGTAATGATGGGATTTGCGGAGATTGTGGATGCTGGGTGTGCGGCGAAGACGATATATGTGATCAAATTAACTTACCATATACATCCCCAAGCACTAATATAGTATATTATACTTGTACTGGAAATATTCCTAATGATTTTGGAGAGTATCCTAATGGTAATCTATATACCAGTGAATATGACTGTTGTTTAGAATGTGAAGCATGGAGAGGTCCTGGAGGTTGTTCTCCATGATATGTAACTACCAAAATATTTACGACTATTGTCTTAATAAATTCTCATACCAGTACACTACCACCCCCACATCAGCTTCTGGGGATTTAGTTACCAGTGTTATTCGTACAGATAAAGATACTGGACAAAAAATTACAATATCTTCTGATACCAATTTATTTATTGAACCATGTGATAATAACGATTTAGTAGAAGTTATTAGTTATTGGGACTGTTATGTAATATATGTTAATAATGGTAATGTTGTCAATAGTCCTGATCTTTTAGTAACGAACACTCTGCAAACGGATTCTGTGCTCAAAAACTATGACAATTCTTTACAAGATGGCGTTTCTATCAGCATTGACAGCTACAACACTATTATATTAGACGGAACAATCGAAAATCAAATACATTTAGGTAATATTATTTGTTTAGCAAATATCCTATATAACGAAAATACTAACAGTGCTATGCCATATATTTTAGATATTAATAATACTGCTTATTATTTAAATTATAGTACTCTAAAATTAGTATTAACAAAATATTTTGAAACGGTATCTAAACAAAAAGTAGTTAAAGACGATCTATTAAATCAGTTACAGACCATCAAAACATCAGATGATATTTCAAATAAATATTATTGTAATAATAAAACTAGCCAAAATATTATTCAGTCTAATATTGTAATAGATTATTCTACATATCAAGAAATTTCAGATGTTACCACAGGGGTCTGTGATCCGCCTTGTGACTCTAATAGTTGTGAAACTTGTGTTGATGGACAATGTGTTAGTTTGTGTGATAGTGGCGAATGCTGTGATGATGGAGTTTGCGTAGCTCAGTGTCAACGTACAATATGTGTTGATAGTGGCACTTGTAGTGTAGTATCTTGTGATGACTGTAATTGTCCGCCTGGATATTCTTGTGGTGGGTCCGAAGGTTCATATGGCTGCTTTAAAGCATATGTAGTACCTGGAAATATTACAGATTGCGAGTCTTATTTAGGATATCCTCCATTTTCTAATTGGTCAGGACCATCCACACAAAATGGTACTTGTATTGATGGACAATGTGAGTATATATAATATGATATGTAATTATACTAATATTAATGATTTTTGTTCTAATAAATACTCTTATGCATTTATTGATGTAATACAGAGCGGGACGAGTATTATTACCAACAAATCAGAAAATGCTTCTGTACTTCGCACAGATAAAACTACAGGACAAACTAAGATTATTAATGAATTGTCTAACAATCCCGTCCCTACTTGTAATATTAATGATGACAATGAAGATACTACCGAATGGGAGTGTTATTTAATTTATCGATATATTGCTAGTGGAACCATTAGTGACCCGCCGCTGCAAACTTTTAAAGATGCGCAAATCAATTTAATTAATGCATCATACAATGCCACCATAGAAGATGGTATACTAGTTAATATTAATAATCAAAATGCAATATTAGGGTCATCTATAGCTGATCAAATGTCATATAAGAGTATTCTATCGTACGCTCAGGCGTTGTACGATGATGACAATGATGCCCCCATGCCTTTATTTAACGATAAGAATGGTAATATATATACATTATCATACGCTGATTTAATAATAGTCTTTAAAACATATTTAGAAAAAATTATTTTGTATAAAAATCTTAAAGACACCTTAGTTAGTAAATGCAGCAATGCGCCATGTGTTGATGATATACAACAATGTAATTGGTGTAAAACTAAACCAATAGCTGGATCATTAATAAATACAGCCGTTATCACAACAATCGAGAAACCAACAGTACAAAGCTGTATAGTAATCGAGTCAGAACAAGACACTACGCCACTATGTGATTCAATTTTAACCATCAATATTGATAATTTAGGCAACACAGCCACAGAGCCTAGTTTTGGCTTAAATCTGGGTTGGTCTATAGCCGCTGTTGGTAATTATCTAGGGAATGGTTTTTGTCCACCCTCCAATACCAATTACATCACCAAAATTAATAATAACCAAGCTATTGTCCAAGCGGGTAAAGCCTTATGTGATGGCTATGGATTAACAGCTGCTGATGGACGGAAATATCTTACTATAGGAATTGGTGCACACTGGTATGAAGCGTCTCTTTCTGGAAAAAGCATATCTGTTAGCGTAGTCTTTGGTGGTGTCCCTAGTTCTATTACAGATCCTATTGCGGCCGGTGCTTTTAACTGTCCTACTGCTGTATTTGGATGGATATATGTCTATGACGATAAAACTTTTGAATTTGTTCCTGGAAATGGGGATCAGCTAGTTTTTAGCTAGTTAGATCTCATACTCAAATTTAATAGCATCAGGCTCCCACCACCATCTTAATTTTTCTATCATTTTTTTATCGAGTATCTGATCATATGGTTTACTCTTTTGAGTAATATTAAAAACATTTAGATTAAGAAGGTCTCCTTTATTATGTAAAATTTCTTTTTCTAACAACTCTTCTTCCATATGTTCACTTTTTATTATAGAATATTTATAATTAGCTTTTTCTAAAATTTTAGTCTGATTCCATTGATAAAAATAAAAATCATGATCATTATTACTAATAATATCCACAAATTCTCCGACGGTTGGCGGACTTTCCATATTTAACACCATTTCTTTGGCCAGGTGTCCCCATAAGCTCACAAACCTTTGAAGAGGATTCCTAACTACTATCAAAACTCTCCATTCAAAAGGTGCTTGTGGTAATATTACGGAATGATGATCATAGTAGTTGGGGTCATCCCCACTAGGCCCGATGCAAAAAACACCACTATACGGAATGCGACACAATGTTTCAAATAAAGAGGTGCTACCAGTTTTTGGTAATGTAATAATAGCCGTTTCTTTATCGTATAATAATATCATTTTAGTTTTATATTTTTAATTGGATCCCATAACGAATGAATAACAGTATTTGTGTAATTATCCCCATTCATCCTCTTAAGCAAAACTTCTGTTAAATCCTCTATACCATTTATATATAAATTATACGCCTTGGATTTGTTAACAGCACACGCTACTGCATTGTCAAAAATATTACATATGTCTTGATTATGTTCTGATTTTTTCCTAATACATTTATCGTCCCAACCAACCATTTGTCCCAATTTTGGTGGGATATTGAATTTTTCTAACACCGTTCCACTACAACACCTCAAACCATTTTTGGATGCCGTTCTAGTATGATTAAATCTTGTTGAGGCAGGATCTTCATTAAAAATTCTGTCAAAACACATAGTTAAATTTTTGATTGATATATTTTTATTTACATTATCGCTGTGTTCTGATATAAATAGTATGTTTTGCTCTCTTTTTTGATTCGAGAAAAAATGTCCCGAACTGTATCCTGTACCATGTAGATCTACAATCGTTTTTTCTTTGGTGATTTGTAGAACATAGTTTATATATTCTTGACTATATGGATAATAGTAAGAATTTCTACAAGACTCCAAAATATCTACATTAGTGTCAAATATGCTATCATATATTTTTTTCCAATAATAACAATCTCTATAAGAGAATACTATTTTTTTAGGCAACAAATAACTACTATTAATTAATAATGGAATATTATACGAACATTGTTCTGTCCATAATATATTTTCATCAAATCTATTTGTGTTAACAGGCTGTTCTTGCCAGGCTGACACTAAATCCTTACTACTATTAGTAGACTCATCGAGTATAGTTATTTGATCAATATCTTTATATAGAATTATAGTCTCATTATTAAATTTATTTCTTAAAACAATGTGCTTATTATTTTGATTAATTTGTTCTAAGATAGAAACTTCGCCTTTGTGTTCTTTAATCCAAAATAAACCATAATAATAAGAAATTGATCCGTTATCAAATAAAATCTTTTGGTATGGTACAAAGTACGGGTTATTTAATCTGATATACTTTATCCAATATGCTAAATAAGGACTATATCTTTCAATTAGCTTTTCTTGATTTGTTAAAAATGATCCGCCATAATACATACTATTGAGATTATTAACTCTGGCTTGTTTTATATCTGAATGTAAATTATCTCCAGTATGATATGCTATATTATGTTTTTGTTTTAAGTCGTGCCATATGGACCCGTTAGCCTTTTTACCGTATGTTGAATAGACCGTGATATCTTTACTTAAACCATGATAACGTAAAATATTTAGAATTTGTTCGCTAGAAAGATACATGTCGGAAACAACTATATCACCATCTTGTATCTTATTAAAATTTTCTAAAATTGGATAACTATATTGTTTTTCTAATTCTAATTCCAAATCCATATCGTGTTCTGGTAAGTTTTTATATATATCTTCTAGAGTTTTTTTCTCAGATATTTTTTCTGCATTTATTCTTTTTGTGATAAAATTATCATCTTTTGTTTGTTCTTGAATTAAACGAAAGATTGATAAAGGATAGTGATAATATCTACTAATTAATGTATCAAAACAGTCCCAGGATCTGATCATATAAAGTTGCTCGTCTTTTATTTTGTATTACTATATATTATAGTCTATACACAGGAGACAGCAATGCAACTAGATCAAGATATAGTAATACAGCCCCCACCATTTACAGATTCAAACAATAAAATTGTTCAGCCTGATCTTATTAGGCTCAAAAGTTTGAACATATTCTATATTGATAATCCATCATCTAAAACAGTATACGCTCAAATTCAACATATTCCTGGAAGATTATTATTAATTGATAAAGATGAGTATGATATTATCGGAGACTATACTCAGCAACAGATAGAAAATAAATTAAGAGAAAAACTTGGATCGGATATAGGATCTACACTCCGGTCTCTATTCCCAAAAACTCTTGAGGAAAACCCAAATGGACCAGGAACTATTTTATCGAAAATGATAGCTTCTTTAGGGATAAAAAGCAGCCCAACATGCTCTTGCAAAAGACACGCCCTAGAAATGAATGATAGAGGCATAGATTGGTGCGAGCAAAACATCTCTACCATTGTTGGCTGGCTCAAAGAAGAAAGCTCTAAAAGGAAAATTCCATTTATAGAATCAGTAGCTATTTTGGTTATTAAAAGGGCAATAAGACAATCTAAAAGGGTTTTAGCCCTCAAATAATAAATCTATTCCCCTATTGGGTGTATATTATAGTAAATAATATCACTATTTATTAGGGGTCAAAATATGTCATGGCAAATAGAGCTTCCTATCATAGTACGAACCCTTATCAACGATGTTGATGAAGCAAATCAGACTTATTCTGATGAAAGAATGCTTCAAGCAATAGCCGTAGCGGCAAAATATGTTCAATTTGATATTAATTTAGACACCAAGTATACCATAGATGTCACAACACCATCCATCACTCCTGATCCAACATCAAATAATGACGATATTTTTATTAGCCTAGTATCGCTGAAGTCCGCTTGTTTATTTGATCAAAGTAGTTTGCGCACAAAGGCTGCACTTGAAGGCATTAGAGCAGCTCTAGGACCAGCCAGTTTAAGTGTTGGAGGAAGCCTTGCTGGTTTAAAACTTATTATAGAACAAGGACCATGCGCAGCATACGACGAATTAACTTCCCATTGGGATGTTAAAGAAGCAACAGCTATTCGCGCTGTACTTAGCCCATTTGTTGGCAATAAATTTGATGCAAGATATTTGCAAACATATAGTGATAGATCACGATATTTTTATTCATAGAGATTTATAAAATGAGGATTATATTATGCCAGCAGCAGAGTACAATTTTTCTATAGAAAAGGGAACCGCTTTTGTTATTGCTTTCGAATATAAAGACGATAATCAACTTCCAATTAATTTAACGAATTGGTGTGCTAGATTAAGATGGATAGAGGACCAGACTTCTCCAACCGTTCGAACATTTGTCACTAATACAAGAAATTCTCAATATGAATTTACTATAGATCCATTATTAGGTAAAATTGTTCTAAAAATCCCTGCTTCCGAAACCTTAAACTATACGTTCGGCTCTGCAAGATATGATCTAGAATTACAAGAACCCAATGACTTATATTCTGGTGGCGGCAGAAAAGTATTTAGAATTTTACAAGGTGGAATAGGTCTAGTACCACGTAATGTACCTGACACAGACGCATTTCAATGCGATACGGATTTACAAGATGATTGTGGAAACTGTGTAACATGAGCATAGTATCAGTATCTGAACAATTTCAACCAAATCGCTACTTATTAGTAAGTTTGCGAACCGAAGAAGGTACGATAACAACAACAAATATTATTGTATCTGATCTGACTACTAGTTCCATAGACTTGGTAACTATCGAAAAAGGACCGCAAGGAGAAAGAGGATTAGTTGGCCCAGCAGGCCCCGCTGGTAAAGATGGTTTGACATTTAGTATTTTACCTGTATCTAGCGGAGGCACTAATAATACTAGTTTTAATAGTGGATATTTGATATCATATGACGGAAACAAATTAGCTAGTTCGTCTTATACTATCCAAGATATTGTAGATCTAGCTTCTGCTAACAGCAATGCTATTACAGGTATCATTCCTGGTACTGGTCTTCAGAAAACACAAGTAAATAATAATACTGCTATTTTGGATATTAAAATTGGAGAAGGCTTAACGGTTTCTAGTAATAAAATCGTAGTAGATAATACCATAGCTAGAACTGCTGAACTGAGTCTTGGTGCTATTTCTGGTATGGTGCCAATTAGCAAAGGTGGAACTAATAATGACATATTTAATTTAAACCAACTTATATATTATAATGGGACAAAACTAACATCATTACCTCTTAATACCGGTACTATCGTAGTTAGTGGATCTAGTATCACCATTGAGGCTGGCTCTGGTTTAGTTGGTGGTGGACAATTATCTATTCCAAATGGATCTGTTCTATTACAAATAGGTGCATCTGCTGATATTTTAGTTGAAGAAAATTCTATATCACTATCGGAAACAGGCGTTGCTGGAACATACACGAAAGTTATTACTGATTCTAAAGGCAGAGTAGTTAGTGGATTATCATTAACGGCATTAGATATTTTATCAATTTTAGGATATACTCCATGGCATCCCGGCAACGATGGATCTGGGTCTGGCTTAGATGCAGATTTGTTAGATGGTTTACAAGGTAGTTTCTATAGAGATTCTACCAACTTAACCGGTGTTCTTTCTTTAGACAGACTACCAAACCTACACGCTTCTGGTGATCAATACGGAACCAAATTTCGTATAAACGCTAAAGGTCTTATAGATGGCGTTTATTATGCTTCTTATAACGATATCGTAGATTCTCTAGGATTTAGACCATTAAAAGCTAGTGAAAGCGATAGGATGGATGGATTTTTAACAGTTGCTGGTGGATTAGCTGTATCTGGTGGAGAAACAAGTCTATATGACAATCTTCCATTATTTGGTTTAAATAGTCCTAATATACTACCGTCTGAACCACGAGGATTTACGTTTCAATATGGTGCTACAGTTGCTAACAAAACTGGTATTTTAGCATATTACCCAACAGAAAATCAATTAAGACTTATAACCAATATTTATGGTTCTGGTGCTGTTGGCGATGTTGACGGCAATGGAAATAGTTTTCAAGACGATATCAATGGCGGGTCTGCTAGCACTATTTATATTACTCAAAATTTAGAAGGAGATAAGTTAACAGTATTATTTAGAGAAATCGCTGATCAGATTTATATCAATACTAATCAAGAACAAACAATCAATGCACTAAAGAAATTTCTACAAGGAATTGATGTTGTTGGTCAAATCAGATTTTTATCTAATGGAGCCCCGCCGTCTTCTCCTCCTTTTGATTTAGCTGGGAATAGTATAAAAGTCAACAATCTTAATGCAGATCTTTTAGACGATAGAGACGGCGCTTATTACAGAAATGCTAGTAATATTACTGGTAGTTTTTCTTATAACAATGTAACATTCGATCATATAGAAGGAACAAATAATTATATTCCTAAATTTACAGATAGTGTTTCACCAGCTAGAAAAATTACTTCATCGAACATTAAACAGAGAGTTGACGGAGACATAGAAATAACTAATGATGTCAATTTAGTTATTGGAGAGGATAATACTATTGGCAGCAGTAGCTTATCCTCACTAACTGCTGGTACTTTTAATATTATTGAGTCAGAAAATTCTATTGCTATAGGAGATCACAATAAAGTTTATGGAACAGAATCTGCGGCAATTGGATCCTACAATACGGCAAGTGGTATCAATTCTGTTGCGCTCAATTATGGTTCTATAGCCAAAGGCAAAAACTCTATCGCTCTTGGATCATATGGTTTAGCAGAACTAGAGAACCAGATTGCTTTTGGTGCATTCCGCACAACAACAGGTACTACTGTTTTAGAACATGGTCAATATTCAACTGTAGCAGCATACCTGAAAGGCATAGAAACACACGGAAGCTGGATTTCTTTATCTCCAGTCATACAACTACCAAAAGAAAAAACTATTGCATATAATATCGAATTATTAATGAATAAAGGCTTAAGTTCTGGGGTGGCTCATTTTTCTTTTACTAGTGGTATTATTAATAATGCTACTTATCGTGATCCCAACAATATTTCAAATATTATTAATACTACCACAGTACCGAATATTGGTTATAAAACAGAAGCTTATAATAATTCTCAATTACGCAGACATGTGCATAAGTGGACTTATCAGGATATGTCATCTGGTAAAGAAGCTACAAAAACACAATATGTATGGGCTAAATCTCCGCCAGCACAAAATCTAAGCGTTGATTTAAGATATCTATATCCCTATTATTTTTATACTCCAGAAAACGTTGCTATTACTGGCGTATTCGAAAAAAGTCATGACGGATCTTTAGTATTAGACATTCATAGACCAAGATATTATGAATCTTTTACACAACATCCTTTAAATAATACTTTTGTTATTCAAACACAAAAACCTCATCAGGCCGTAGCCGGAGCGATGCTAGAGTGTCAGTTTTCCTCTGCATCAATGTATTTGCCGCCATCTGGTAGATATATTGTTCAAGGAGCACCTAATTCTAATTCCGTCGCTGTTACTGCACCAAAATGGATGGCTGTAAAATATGGTTTACCTTCTGGCGCTAAGTTGGTAGTTAATGCTCCGAGTGGATATGATAAGTTCTTTAACACTAATATTCCAGCAGCTATTCAAGGAACATCTATACAATATAATTCTGCTTATTTAGTTAATCAGTATGGCTATGCTTTGCATACTTTTATTAAACCAAATATGACAATCAAAATTCAATATAAGGATTTCTCTAATAATATTTATAATTACCGTAGGGTGATTACTAGCATAACCTCTAGCACTATAAATATCAATGCTCCAATAAAAACGATAGACATTAATCCAACGATAATATCTGGACCAGTATCTATTACCATAGATGATTTTTCTGCTCATTTATTTAAAAGCTGCAATAAGCTTTGGGTTGATGGAGAGGCACTAAATATTCTTGGTGCTCAAACCAGGACATCTCCAATATTTAATACAGGAGAAAATATTGTATTTGTTAATGACGGAGGAGCTGGAGACATTAATAATCCATTGGCTGCATCTCTTATAGGATTACAGAATTCTGGATTTGTATATGAACCAGACGCTTATGGTGATTCGTCGTTTTCTATCACCACCGCCACAAGAATAGATCGTCTCATAGATGGTCAGTCTATTGAAATTGCTCCTTTGTTTACTAATAATAGTGGCAATGTAGACATATATGCCAGAACAGACTTAGCATGTAATTATAGCTCAGTTCTATCAGATATTAATGTTCATACCGGCGTTTATGTTAGATATAATATTGATAATTATCAAAGTATAAGACTTTTTGATACAAATTATCAACCACTAGATTTTATCTCTGCTCCTATGAATTATGAGTTAGTTAATGGATCGTTTTCTGAATTTAATAATAAATTTAGAATTACTAGAGATAAAAATAGATACTTTTTATATACTAATGAAGCTTTAGACTATGAGAATAATAATATTATCCCGATTAGAGTAAGATGCACACCTCAAAATATAAACTTTTCTTCTTTTTACGAACAAGTTCTATATGTTTATGTACAAAATCTCAATGAGATACCAAAAGTTAATATTGTATTAGAACCTACTGGAATTCCTATCGATAATGTTTTTGTATATAGTTTACCAGGTAATATGTTTGTGGAACCAGACAGCGGAGTATTGCAATATTCAGCAAATATTAAGGGTGGACACCCACTACCTAGATGGTTATCTTTTGATGCTATTAATCTTGTATTAAGCGGCACCCCTGATCAATGCGACATTGGATCGTATTCAATAGATATTAAAGCCACGGACGCTTCTGGTTTGTATGCATTCAATAATCTTATTATAGAAGTTTCTGGCAATCCAGTTATAACATCCAATGTTTTAGCTTCTGGAATTAGTGAAATACTAAAGATTAACTCTATTCAACTTGCTAAAAATACCGTACTAGAAAATAGTAAGGACACATTAGTTGGAGAATTATTAGTTAATGGTGGTTATAATCCTTATATTTTCTTTGGTTCTGCGTCTAATTCCGTGTCTGGAATTTTTATGAAAGGCAGCGACCTATTCCGTCATGCTCAACCAACGACTAAGACTTTCAGTAATATTGTTACACTTAGCGGTGCTCCCCAGTTATTTGGTATCGGCACAAATGTTTTTGCTCGATCTTTGCCTATTTCAGATCCTAGCATAGGATTATCTGGCAACACCAAAGTCACTAAAACATATCGTCCAACAGTATTAAGCGGAACTCCAATTAGTGGTAATTTATTTATTTTTGATAATATCTATATACCATATAGAGATTTTGCAGTATTTACTGGACAATATTTAGGAGAGCAAAACTTAAGCGAGTGTTTTGGAACCAATCTTAGAGCAAAAGAAATTAGTGATTTTAGTATTATTTTGGGCAGAGGACTTATACAGGAAGCAAAGGGTCTTGTTTTAACAGAAAATAATGACGCATTAGACCATGAATATTCAATTCCCCAACTTTCTTTTAAGGTTGAACAAGAAGGAACAATCGATGATCTAAAAATAGAAGATGATTTATCTTACTTGGCATATAAAGATAATACACAAAAGTCTGTGGCATGGTCTAAGAAGATATCCTATTCTAAGCTGTTCGATGAAAAATTAGAAAATACACTATCTTCTGAAGTCGATACGCTTATCGGGGACAATGAAAGCAATTTTGAATATATAACACATCCAGTCACATTAATAGATGTTTTTTTTACCACTGAAAATAATTATTCAATCGTAACAGAAAATAAAGAAAAAATAAATGGCATCATTGTTGATGAAAGAGTTTGGTTTAGCACATATCCCTTTAGGATTCGTCGCAATCTTAGAGAAAATATCGAACTACTCCCGACAGGAATTGTTTACAACCCACTAAGAGTTGTTAATCCTCCGACAGATGATGATAATGAAGGATTATTTGTTTCTAATATAGACTATGCACGATCTGATTTATTACATGCTTATGATAGTTGGACATTTTTAGAACATATCAATAATCCTATTTTATATGTAAACGGAATTGGATCTAATGATACAACTCAACTTATTACTGATGATAGAAATTATACTGGATATTTTTATAATAGTAGCCCATTCGAATATGCTATCTTATCTACAGAAGATAATTTTGGATTAATACCAGAAACAGAAAAGTTAAATGGTTCTAGGATAGAATTGTCTAATAGATATGAATTATTAGACACAACAAAAATATATCCAAATAATGGCAAAATATTTGCTGAACTATTAGAAGAAGAACTGCTTTGCGAAAACAACGATAGATTGGTTCATGACTATGCTATTCTAGCACACAGTGGATCGGCCTATATTTTATTTCCTGGTACTATCAATCAAATAGTATTAAAATATCCAACAGTATACTCGTATACAGCAACAGAAGTCAATAATGGTTCATTAGGATACTATGAAGACAATTTAGAAAATAGACCTACAGGATTAAGTTTTACGGAACCAGACTTCTACTACAGCTGGGGTAAACTGGTGCCATATTACGCATATACAAACGAATATGCTATACGTTTAAGCAATATTTATGACCGGGCTTCTACTTCTGGTCTTCTTGTGTACACTGGTATTGCTCCAGCAGATGATAACTATTTTCCAGAGGAATCACTGTACAATAGTGTGGGTTTATCATCTGGAGATTGCCCTGTCAATATACCAAATTCTATTATTAATGGAATGGTTGTACACGATGATCTTGTTGGTTCTCAGTATGTTACTGGAGTAGCAACATTTTATACATCATTTGCGGCCAATGATATCACTATTACTTCAAATAAAGATTTCAATAAAGATTTAAGAATTAATGACTATGTATATCTATACGAAGCATTGTCTAATCAAGCAAACGCTTTATTTCCACGCACCGATACATACACAGACGTACTTTCCTCAACATCTAACACAATAAAGGTTAGAAATTTATTCCTTTATCCGTCTAACAGGGTTGTTACTCATACTGGTTCTATACGCTTAAATCTAGACAGAAACCATGAACAAATTATCAAGAGTCCCGACTATGTAAATAGATTACCAATTAAATTTAATTCTGTATACAATACTAATAGTGCAAGATTACCCAAAAATTATTTGTTTGATATTATTGGTGTTAGCGGTCAAAAAGTTGTCTCATCAGACAATGCTAGGTATCTATTAAAAAGTGATGAATATTTAGATAGTATTGTTTCTGGTACATATATGACTAATGGTTTTAAGTTTTTTGGTTCATTGTTCCATGATCACGAAATTATTTATGATGTTAGAAAATTGGATAAAGAATTTTCTTCAACATATACCAATATTACGTTCGAATATCGTAAAGATACAAAAATTCTATCTTTGAATTTACCAACTGGAATTGTGTCTATTTTTGATAATATTCGTCTTAGTAATTTTCAGCCACTATCGCCTTCTATGATTTGGGATCATAATGCTACATATAACACTGGCTTCAAAGTATTTAAAGAAAATTTATCAATTAGAAATATCGACGATGTTCCAGATAAAGATTTTGTATTACTCGAAAGATCAGCAGCTGTTCTACAACCAGAAAATAAAGAGCGACTAAGTTTTATAACAGATATATTTGCTGCATCCTCTTCTGGTACCTGTTATTTGGATGTTAATCTGACCAATAGACTAGATCGTGGATTTATTTTGAACTATAATGACAATTTGTCTAAGACTACAGGACATCAATATTTAGACTATAATTCCGGCTACTCTTTTACTGGTATTATTCCCAGATATCATAAGATCATATCTACTACGGGAACACTTAACGATACTAGAATAGGCTATGCTTCTATTTTTAATAGTGGTAATCAACAGTGGAGTAGTGGTATTAGAACAGTAAGAAGAGCGGAACCAACCGATATTGGATATGTCGATTTTTATCATATTTATTCTACTGGTTTTACTAATCACATAAATAATATACCATATCTTAACATGAAAGGCGTTGGCTCACCAGAAAGATGGTATATTACAGATATTATTAGTACTAGTGGTTCTAATAAAATGTTACAATTTTTGTACTTAGGACACAATACCAATACTATTAAAATTTTTGGAGGTATACAAACATCGTCGGAAGATTCCGGATTCAGTATTACAAAAATCACATACTCCCAACAAACTCTTATTGATAAGCTTGCGGATCTTGGAGTTGTCTCTGGTGTTACTCCAATATTCACAACAGGAACTAACGGCTTATCTGGAAACCTTGATATCACTATTCCTGTTACAAGATTTGATACAATTACAATAGAATTAAATGGCAATACCACAAGTAATTTTAACTATCTACAATTAAATACTTACGTAGAAAACACAGTTAATACTCCAGGCCTACTGCTCGATTCTGCAATACCAATATTTACTGATAAGCTATATTATCCTCGTAATAATCAACCATTATCTAATTCATTTTATATATTACCATCTATATCTACTAGTACAAAGTATTGTAATACTAATAAACCATATAATAAAAACAATACAATTTATTATAATGGTAATTTAATAGTTATAGATAATCTTAGTTCTGTGAAAAGCTACTGCTTGGAAAATGAACAGCTGCGTATTAAAGATCTAAATCGAATGCCTGTTTCATCTGGTTATGCAAGATTTATACAAAAAATTAATCCAGTAAATCAATTATATTCTATTACTGGTATATCTTTGGATGGATCATTAAGTATCCCCAGCAGTATATATGACTACCAATATGCAAGCTTAAGAGAAAATACGGTTCGTCATCTGTTACCATTCGGCACTGGAACTGGATTTTTACCAAACATTGGTACGATTTCATTTATACCTCACTACTCTGGTACATTTGATTTAATTAACTACAATAATATCTACTTACAGTCTTATGGAGGGTATACTGCCAGATGGCCACAAGATGTGGATGCTGTCATTTCAAATAGCCCACTAACCGGTGTTTATGCGGTATTTGCGGACGAAAAAATTTGTAATTCTAATAAATTATGTGTCACTATCACTCCATACTTGGGATCATCGTTTGCTTCTTTAAATTCTAATGATTCTTATTATTTTGATTTTGATTCAGTTGCATCGTCTATTAGTACAACTTATAGAATTACAGATTTTATTAATAGCAATAAAATATCTATTAGTCCCAACTATAATAGTTCTTTAGTTGGCTCATCTGGTTTAGTATATATTATTCCTAGCAAATATAATATTAAAACCCATCTGTATCCTAATATTGATAATACTTTTATTACTCAGTCTTTAGCAGTAGGTCTAAATACCCAATTGGTGCAAAATAGTATTAATTACTTTGATTCAAGTACTAAAAAATGGACTCATTTATTCCATTTAGTGAAAAATATACCAATCTATTCTGGCTATGCTTTACAATTTAATAATGATACTACCAATATTATTTATAACAATAAAGACAAAATAGGAATTACTAATCTGTCTATATACAACAATACAGGCATGTTATTCGATAATATTGGAGAAAATTTTACAATCTATTCCGATTCTTTAGGAGAGACAATTCGAATTAGCACCAGCGGTGGTTCGCCAATGCTTGTTACTCCAGCTTCAGTCAATATACCAAAAATTTATATATCTGGATTGGCGTCCTACAGAACACTCACAAATGCCTCTCCATTGCTATATGGTTATAGAGCTGGTTCTGGCTGGGATATCGGAGTAGAAATTATACCAATGAATAAAACAGGAGTATATCCTTTAACAATTATAGCTAGAGATGAAACTGGAGATAGCTATAAAACAGTTAATATGATTATTAAAGATAAAAAATCTGTTAATACAACATATCCTACTGGATACTTCACAACGTCAGACACCGAATGGTTTTTAAATTTCGATACCACAGGACTGGATCTGCTTAATGACTTTCCTGGTAATCAAGGTATAACTCTTTTTGGAACACCAAATGACTTTAGTTACGATATTGATATTAGAGACGCATCTACTATTAGTGTTCAAGGATATCGATTAGCAGGTGGTGGAGGCAGCACAATACCATTCAGCACTGGCATTTGGAATCCTGTTATTAGATTTGCTGATTTCTATACTAGCGAAACTATTGCTGTCGGCACCGGAACGATAAAGATTTTGAGCAGTTTAAATGATAGACCCCCGTTTGTTCCAACGCTTAATAAAGTAAAAACTGATTATTATGTAGATATTAGCCAGCTACAAAATATATCTTTTTATATTCCTGTATATGAACAAGTCGCTAATCCCAGCACATTCTTTTCTGCTCCTGGTATTAATACCACAACTAGCATTAGTTGGGACGGAGATACAAACAGATATATTGCTACAGTAATTCCTAAAAATACTGGAGATAGCTCATATTTATCTGAGACAAAATATATTGCGGGTGGTCAATTCTCTTATAATGTTAATCAGTATCTATACGTCGATGGATCACCATCGACTGTAAATTATAGCTCAAGCACTTATAACTTTAATTTAACTTTTTATAGACCTATGATGGTTAGCTATTACTACAATTCTAGTAGTTCAGGTATATTTAGTCTTGATCAACCCTGGACCTATGAATTTGCACTACAAGAAGGCGTAATAAAACACAGACCAGATAAGCCACCCAGAGTTAAATTATATAATACTCCATCTATCGGAGATAATTCTAATATAGATTTATCCTATAAAGTTAGATACAGATATAATGAAAATGGAAACTATTGGATTGTATTATTAGAAGGCAAGCCCGATATTTATGGCAGATATGCTGCTAATACGGGAACATATAATATTAAATTTACAGCCGACGATCAGATTGCTAGTTCTATTACTGGTTCATTTAATATAACTTATAAACATACTAAGTCTATTAATTATATTCAATCAAATATATATACTACTCCAAATAATGAATTTTTTATAAACGCAGATATAGTTGACAAGGCTTCTGGCAACAAGGCGTCGAATCAAATTACTTTTGCTGGCAACAATAGCTTATTTATATCTCCGAATCAAGCTTCTATGCAATTTGATAGTAATTTAAATATATGGGAATTCTATGCTACTGGTAATAAACTAATTGATAAATGGGATGCCAGATTGATTGTAGATACTAATTCTCAATACCCATCCTTAACTCTACAATGCAAAGGAATAGCCGATGATAAAATTACAGCCGTAGCTAAAGTAAATCTACTTGAATTACAAAATAACAACTTAGATATTGTAGAAGGTTTACCGATTAAAATCACTGGAATAAATAATGGAAATCAAAATACTCCATTCACACCAGAATCAGGTTTAATTGTTCAACAAGGAGAAAAATGGCAGCTTAATTTCAAAACAATTTTTGGACTTCAATCCCCACAAAACCCGCCCTCTATTTTTCTTTCTGGAACACCAACTGTGTGTAGTGGTTATGATCCAAGACTAGATCCATTATACAATACAGACTTGCCTCCAAATTCACAGCTACATAAATGCATAGCAACACAGCCATTATTTAATACAGCAGACAAATCTTGGAATTTTAGCTTTAGTGGAGACCCATCCTGTCTACTCTCTGGAGAGTTAGACTTCTCTATCATTGCTATAGATACTAATTTAGCAAATAATCCTATTTACATAGAACCATCTGATAGTATTCAGTCTGTATTTACTTATATCCCGACCACACAGGACCATCCCGTTCCGAATATTGTTCAAGGGTCGGCACCAGAGTTTAATATTAAAACAGCTATTAAACCAGGATGCGATTCTTATTTCAATGTCTATAAATTTGGACCAGCTAATAGATCTGTATGCCCAATACCAACTGGTTTAAGCGGTATAATTACTAGCGGATCTTTACCAACTGGTTTAACATATTCAATACAATATTCTGGACCAGAAGGCAACTTATTCAATGCTCCACACTACGACAATGTGAATAGCGGAGTACTGACCATACAAGGGTCTGTATCATATTATCCACCAAGTGGTTCTTCTGAGTATCCTGATAAATTCTATCTCACAATTATCGACGCGAGAGGCAAGAAAAAGACACAAGAAATTATATTCGGCACCTCTGTTACACCAATGGCGCCTAATATATATATGACTTTATATTTTGAAAATGCCGATCCTATATTCACACCATCTACTGGTAATGACAAGATTACTATGGGTGGTATAACGGTTAAACAACCAGAAGCTTCAGTTTTAGAAATGACATGTTATTCAACCATACCATTCAGCCCGCACTGTGCAAAATTTCCTGTTATGTATAGTGGCGCAGACAGTACCTCAACAGACTTTCTTGTATTACATCCAGTGGCCAGCCATAGTGCTCAATATACTAATATACAAAATAATTCTTTTATTTATTTCAACATGCTAGAGTTGAATAATAATGATGGTAATTATTATGTTAAAAAAGCTACATCCCTGACCGGCTTACCTAATCATGTTCCATTAAATTCATTTTATATTAAGAGCAACGAAAGTATTTCTTCCCCACACACAGGAATAGCAGAGATTGTTATCTCAACTCCTGTTGTTAAAGCAATAGCTGATTTAGCAACAGTATTTAATGTTGGTGATGTTACTCTTAGTACAGAGGGTTGTGTTTTAGGTAATGGCAGGGTTGCTGCTGATCTTCAAGGTAGATATGGTATATATGGTTTTGTTTCTCCAAGTTTTAGTGGCTATATACCTACTGGGGGATATTTTGCATCATCTGATACTTTTGGAACGGGCCTGAGATATAATGTTGTTGATGATACATCTAGACTAGCAGAAATTAAATATACAACATGTCCAGAGACAGGTTTTGTAAGATTTAGTGGGGTATCATTACCCCCAATTTATATAGAAATCACGGACCCTCCACCACTAGCTAATCGTTCATATGGAGACGACGGAACAACATTTTCTTTAAATTCTAGATTAGCTTATGGAGATTCTATTATTGAAAGAAACAAGCCGCAAAACGAAAGGGCTGGCACTGCCTATTATACTGTTACCAATTTAGTCAGTAATAGTACTATTCAAAGCGGATCAGTTTCTGTGGCTATCCAGAATAGTGCTCCCATCAGACTAACATCAAGCACATTGGCACAAAGCGCAAATAATAAAGGAGCTACATTTAGAATAGATTATAGTTGTGCCGGTGGTGCATTTCCAACATTCGATCCAAACACTAATCCAACAGCCACGCCTAGCATATATTCTTGGGTACATAAAGCTGGATTATTAGGAGATATACCAACGGAAAACTCGTTCCCAGCTGTAACAATATCCTATCCAGATACGTTTAATATTTATAGTGGAGAACTTATAAACTACAATAGCCTGAATGGACAGTATGGAATTCGTGGACTAGCCCTTGGCGGGTATATACCAACAGATATTTGTATAGGAGGGTTATGTCCAGACGGATATACTAATTATCCATATTTATTATCAATTTCTGGTAATAATGGTAGCATATGGTCTTCGAGTTCGTATTTGCCTAGTATTTCTGGAATTATACTTAATAGTGTCGTGTCTCGTAAATTCAACAACAGCGGCAATATCCCAGATTTTACAAAAACAGCAGGATACTATTCTGCTCCAACCTCATTAGTTGTTCGCAATGACTGGATAGCAAGTATAAATAGCTCTCCAGGTCAAACAGATATATATGAAGTATTCGATGTAAATAACTTAGTAGAAGTTACTGTAACATACACTCCGCCATTCCAGCCAACACAAATACTAGATGTTTTTATTACTGGTCTAACTAGTGGTAATTTTGATCTTGGCGGACTGTCTGTTCCTAATATGGGTACTCGTCCAATAGTATTTAGCAAAAATTATGGTAGTCAAAGTCTTAATCTAGATATTGATCTTAAACCAGTAACAAGAATCACCAACATAGATCTAAGTGGTAACCTAATTTATATTAGACATAATAATTTATCTATGACCGAGGCCACAACAAATATTATTCTAGATAAAATTACATCACAATATAGTGATAGATTTAGTAGCGTATTCTATACTATGGAAGATAAAGCTACTATTTTATCGGTTAACTCTATTTCTAATACAGGTTTAGTGCTTATAGCTGGTGGCGGTTCAACCCCATCCGGTATATACAGAGGATTCTCTACTAATGATTCTATTAAAATTCATTCCACTATAGAAGATAATATTAAGATCATGCCAGCTAATATAGATAGTAATACAGAAGGCAATTTTGACTTTTTGATATCTGGTAGACCTAATATTTTGTATGGTCAATATAATTATCGTGTAATAACAAGAGAAAATCCATTGGCTCCTATTTTTGTTCTTGGCTGGAGACCAAAAGCTTTCTATAAAGATTGTATTATGAATGTTGGTAAACCACTATCAATAGTTAGTAGCACAGTATCTTGGGGACAATCATCAAATTCCTGGACTGTAACATTAAATATAGATGGAGGCGTTTATCCGGCTCTATCACAACGCATGAAGGTTAAAATAGATAGAACAGGATTAGGCAATTGGACATACTGTGGATTTAATAGGTTCCAGCCCAATACAAATAAAGACACATATAATTCTACAACCGGATTAACTACAATTACATTGTCCTCTAGTAATGGAGCAAATTGGGGTCCTGGTATTATCAGTTCATTTGATATTTTAGTATATGATGATTCTGGTAGTGATACTATTACTATTAATAGACAAGCATAATTATGGCAATACTCAATATAGCACAACCTATTAACAATCAACTAATTATCAGACAATCTACTGATGATACAGAAGTTAATTTGTCTACTGTTAATATTAATGATAATTTTATTAATACTATTTCGATAATTACTATAGAAAGAGGTTTACAGGGTTTTACTGGACCACAAGGCCCTCCGGGAATTGGTTTAGTTGGACCCGTTGGACCGAGCGGTGGAATTGGACCTATTGGTCCTAGTGGCTTACCTGGTCCTCCGGGATCAGGAATTTCTATTTTAAGGCTTACAGATTTTACTAATCAATTTAGCTTAAGCGGCTATGACCATACTATAGCTATTACTGGTAGCGGCGGTACAACTATTAATATAGATGCTATTAATCAATTAATTACAATAGCATCCCCAACCACAAGCGGTGTTTATGCACCAATATCTCATAATCATATTCCTTCGGATATTACCAATTTATCAGAAACTATAGATGATCGAGTAGACGCATTACTTGATGCTGGTTCTTATATACAGCTTAATTACGAGGATCCCGATTTTAATAGATTGACTATCGGTGTTACCGGATTAAATATAGGACAGTATACCCAGGCCTATAGCCCTATTTTGGATAGTATTTCTAGAGCTAATATTATATCAGGCACCTTGCTTTATGGCACTTCTTCTGGTTTATTTAGTACGATTAATATCAGCAACGCCAGTAAAAATCTATTGTCTCAGGAAACCACAGCATTACAAAGAACATTTTTAGGCTTAGGCACCATTTCTACATATAGTACCGGTGATTTTGCAAGAATTTCTGGAGATAATTTTTTAAATGGAAATCAGTATTTGGGAGATGGTTCTCTTAGTAGATTTTCCGCCGCATTAAATATACAAAACACAAATAATTATACGATTACACAATCAGATAATGGTCGAATTGTGGTATTAGACTACAATTCATCTTTTATTAATGTAAGTTTTTCAAACGAAATTACTACAGGCTTTAATTGTTTAGTTGTTCAATTGAATTCCGGACAAGTAAGATTTTCTGGCACAATAGCTAATAGATATAGTCATAAAAATTTAGTAGGCCAATATTCTATAGGTACACTTCTGAAGGTCGCTAATAATGTTATTATACTGTCTGGAGATACAACAGCATCTAATAGCGGACCATAGTCATGATTCTACCTCCTTTTTATGGTTTCTCAACAAAATATGCGGAAAAATACATCTACCATGTCATTCATGATTATTTATCAGCAGATATTTTAACATATACAGATCCAACTCTTAAAACTATAGTTAGCTATCTTAATGCTGATATTTTAACCTATAATTCTGTGCTATCAGAGAAAGTATATCATTCTTATTTAGTAAATGATATATTATGTTATAATTTAGAACCCAATAGGACTTCTCCATTATCTTATCTGACGTGTGATGTTTTGTGTTATGAACTTCCACCAAGCGAGCCCAAAACTATCAGTAGTGTTTTTGCTAGAGACAAAGATTCACTAGGGGTTTTATCTTGGACAGAACCAGATAATGGTAAATCAACAATTACTGATTATATCATTCAATATAAACAGACAGGAGATATTTCTTGGATTACATATTCTGATGGGGTGGGATCTGCAATCTCAGGAACAGTACCTCTAACTAATAATAATACCTATCATTTTCAAGTAGCTGCTGTTAATAATATAGGTACAGGAGAATTTACTCTAAGCAATTCTATTATTCCTTCTGGTGGAGTGGACAATGATTGCGACTTAATTATGTATACTAATTTGGATAGTACTGATAGAAATTTTATTCTTATTACTGGTTGTTATGGAATAGACACTATTTATGCTACTGATTATGTTGCTACCGGAGTTCTAGGAAGCGGAGCTTTTTCTAATTATTGGCAATTCCCAGGCACTCTCACTACATTAACAAACAATCCACATATAGGATTCACAACGTTTCCTCACATGCATGTGGTTCAAAAAGAATCATCATCTTGGTCGTTAAATGGTAATTTTACGCTGTCGTTATGGTTTAAGCCCAACAGCGGATCACCAACATCTCCACAGACACTTTTGTCTTGTTCTTCAGAATCCGGCAACAACCATAGCTGGAAAATATATCATCATGCTAATAAGATAGCATTTGCTACTGGTAATAAAGGGAATTTATTTGATATAGTAATCGCTACCGGTTTGTCTGTATCAACATCTTCCTTTACTCATATAGCAGTGTCAAGATCAAACAATTATATTAGTTGTTTTATTAATGGTATAGAAAAAGACGAACAATATCATAACGCTAGTCTAGTATTAAATTCAGACTATCTAATTATAGGGGCATATCCACGTACTGACGGCTATGATTTTTCATCATCTGATGGATGGGGATTAACCACAGAAGGATTTAGTGGCGGACTAGATGAAATTATAGTATCTAAATCACCGTTTTATAGGGGTAGTTTCAACATCCCAACATCTGCTAGAGACACAATACTCGATTGTGGAAACTGCTTATTACCAGGTTCACCAGGCATTTTACAAGTATCTTATATTGAAGATTAATAAGGCGATGCTGGTACAATAACGCCGTTTGATTGAGATCCTTCTCCACAAGCATTTACAGCACTTAGTGTCATTGTTCCACTCTCCACTGGAGTATGGAATGTCCAGAATTGCATCTCTTCATTGTAACTAACATATCCATTATAATTAAACGAGCCTGAATTAGGATTAAGTGGAGTATTATTGATTTTGATTCCTGTCATATAGATATTATATCCTGTTGGACTAGGGCTTGGATCTGTCCACGCCAATTGATATGTGCCATTCATAGCAGGATTAACGCCAAAATTTGTTGGCGATCCAGGAGTACCAAAATTACCAGTAATGCTGTTGCCATAACTTCCTACTGTACCACTAATATTTAAACTAGCAATACCAAACTCATATGAATAGCAATCTGTTCCTGTTAACGACCCTATAGTGCCAGAGTTTGTTGTGAACAAAGAGGATGTTGTCCAGTTTGTCCCCGAAATATTTTTATATCTAACATAGTAACCAGACAGCGGAATTTGATTTGTTGTGTCCAAAGCAATCCATGTTAGATTGCCAGTAGTCGAATTGACTGATATGCTTAATCCAGTTGGAGCATCTAGCATTTCGATATATTGAACTTGTAAAGAACCAACTTCTCCAGGAACAGATTCTGTTATCTGAGTGTTAAGAATAATACCAGATGAATACGATCCAGTACCCACCACACTTGCTGATCTTACTCTTATATTGTATCCTGTATTTTGAACTAATCCAGTAATAGTATAGCTGGTTCCGGTACTACTTAATGTTGAAATAGTGTACTCTGCATTACCAGTTGTTTTATATTCTATGAACGATCCACTTATTGGACATCCACCATTATTTGGCATTGTCCAAGATAAAGCGATTGTTGTGTCTGTTGGACTTCCACTAAGATTAGTGGGAGCAAATGGCAGATTTCCTTGTATGCTCGTTCCTGTATTGCTTGAATTTCCAGTTCCTAGTCCATTAAACGCAGATACTCTAAAATCATAAAAAGTACAACCAGATAGTCCGGTAACAAAACCAGAAGTTGTATTAAAAACATCATTATATAATGTCCAGTTGTTTTGTCCAGCTAATGAATATTCAGCCCTATATCCACTTACTGTGCCTCCGGCTACAGGAGCACTCCAAGTTAATAGAAATTTTTTAGTGGCCATTAATTATAAGCCTCATTAGTGATAAAAAATAAGATCTTATCTATAACGATACACCTAAATAACTAAAAAATCAGTTAGTTTACTATAACAAGGGGTATAATCATGTATTATGATATGCTTCGACTAAGGAGGTGGTATGTCCACACTATTTTTTGATGGTTTTGACCGAGGAACTTTGCTTAAAAGACTCGACGCTAACTACTGGAAATTACAGCTTAAAAATTATCCTCAGTATGCTTTTGGCGCATATACGTACAACCACACTTCTGCTCTAGCAGGCAGCTATGTCTATGATTTTGTTAATTATAGTCCAAATAATGGTATTCTACCAATAAATAATTATACTAGTCTAGCATACAGTACTGTGTATGGCGGTATTGGTAACGATTATCCTGGATATGGTAGGTCGCCAGGATTTTTAGCAATAACCAATATTCCTATTAATCAATCTGCATTTAATCTAACACCACTAAGCTATATTGCATTAAGTGGTTTCCAATCGATTAGTGGCACAAAATCATATTTTGGCATTAGGTGTTTGGGCATAGAAACAAAGGATACAGACTATCATACTAGCGACACTTTGATAGAGGGCCGTTTTGGCTCTAAGCATCCCTTTCTGGCTTTTTGTAGTGGAAATAATACCGGTCTTTTATTAAATTTAGTCAGTGTTACTGGTGATACATTATTAAATCTGAGACAGGTTGGTGATTCCGAACAAAATTATACTGGTAAAAAAATTACCATAGGATTAGAGGTACAACAAAATACTGGCATCAGTGGAATTTTTGACTTAAATTTGGGAGACACTCTAAATCAATACAGAATCACACCCATATATTGCGGTGGCGGTTTTGTTGAGAATGGCCCCAGATTAATTCCAACAGATCATCCTCATAAAATTTTAACAATAGCTGATACAAGAATGGGACCATATAACAGCAATGTTCTTTCCAGATGGACACATTTTGAATTCGAAATTGATCATACCGGCGGCGGAATCAGACTCAAGGTTGAAGGGGCTGATTCTCTGGTTATTAACACAGAAGAATCCGATAGAGAACTATGGGATATTCATATAGATATAAGCGGTTTTTATTATGATAATATAAGAATTTTTAATAGAACGTATAATTCTACAGCCTTATCCTCTTGTACTGGCAATCAAGAATACTATGGAACTGTTAATTTTAATAATTCATTCTACTATATGAGAGGATCATTAACACTAATAGATGATGTTACTTTGGTTGATAATACGGGTAATAATCCAAAATATTTTTTGGGTAAAGATAGCAAAGTTTTACCTCTTGCTCCTGGTTTAGGATCTACTAACAATACTATTTTTAGTGATCAAGAGAACATCATAGACGGACCTCTTCAATGGTCCAAGTCTTCTAATGTTTCTAATAAAGCGTTATTAGCTTCTTTTGATAAAGATAACAGCTATATTTATACTGCTGATCCAAACAAAATCACAGCTATTGTCTATAGTAATAGCTACTATACTCCTTTTGAAAACAAAGATAATAATTCTACTTGGAGATATTCATATAATGATGGTATTGGAGGTATGAAAATATATAATTATGCTCGCAAAGAATTTTTAGACACTAGCTTTCGAAATGTGGTTAGTAAAACAGGCTTACCGGATCCTAGTGGGAATAATACGGTCTTCTTAATACATGGGAACGAGACAGAACCTACTATTGATTATAGTAAATATGCTCATTCGTTATCGTCTCTAGGTAGTATATCTTTAATTCCCAGCGGTAAATTTGATGGATCGTTATCTTTTGCTGGGTCCGATAGTTTATTGGTGACTCAAAATAGTTTATACGATATTCGTGATACTAAATTTACTATCGAAGCCTGGATTAAATTTAATAACAACAATGAAAAAATAGTTTTATTTGATCGCAAGTATCGTAGTGACTTACCATCGTTTGCTCTTAATGGAGACGAAGTTGTGGACCCTAGTATTTCTAATATGGGTTATAGGATTAGTATAAATACTGGGTTTCTTAGTATAGAAAGTTGGTTTGCCGTTGGAGATCAGCTTTTCTCCACGTTTACTCCTTGTTCGACTCCAGCATCTATGGATTTAATCTTACCGTCTGCCATTACTACTGGTCAATGGCACCATGTAGCTGTTACCAGACAAATTATTAATAGCAGTCCACCAACTGGCTATTTTACTGTATTTTTAAATGGTGTTTCTGGCACAGGATATTATGCTCGTAATATATCAACAGCTTCTTTTTTTGGTCTAACATATGGTTCTTGTCCTGGTTCTGTTAGCGGTAGTTCTTTAAGTGGCCCTAGACTGTTACAGATTACTCCAGGAGATGAATACTATTACAGCGATATTTATAGTATGCACTTTGGACAATTATCTTCTAGATATGTTCCTTCTAATAGTAGTACCTCACAAATCATGCCATTTACATATTTTGGGGGTAGTGGATATGTTGATGAGCTTAGAGTCTCTTCTGGTTTAGTTAGGTATACATCGAATTTTACGCCCGAAATATCCCCATATGTTGGCCCAACAGAAAGATTTATAGAATTTGGACCTATACACGAGCTTACTCGAACAAATTATAAATTAATTGAATATTATCAGATGGATCATCCACAAACACTACAGCCATTTACATCTGGTCAAATTATTACTAGCGGTCTTAGGCTAGGGGTCAAAAAACTATGATATTAAATATTGCATTATCAGGATATCATGAGTCTCTAATCGGTTATTATCATACAGCAGATATTAATCAAACATTTAAAGATACCGATAATGGATATAGAGTAATAGGATACAAATCTGGTACTGGATTTGCTACTCCTACAATGCAATATTCATTAGCATTAGATATACCCATTCCTCTAAAAGCCGGATCCCTCAATTCTGCCCAATTGTCTTTTTCTTTTTTAAGTGGCTTACCACAAATTATTGATGCTGGTTCTCAAACTTTTACTTATGATTTTAGACAAACAGAATTAGATAAACTGCCTAGATTTACTAATGTGCCCATAGGAGCTACAACTACCACTAGTTTTACTCCATCAAATAATTATGATGTTATCTTGGCAACACCAAAACATAGTGGTGTTTATTTCAATATTAACACTAGTACTATCCCATATTTGAATATTACCCCACTTGTTGCCTATCATACTAATAAGTCTAATTGGCAAAAAAATAATTATATTACTATTATAATCAGCGGAGTTCCTACTGGAATTGGTGGTGGTGGAGCCATTGAAGTCCCATCTTTATATTTGCACTTAGACTACAAGGCCGTACCACCGAACGAACCAACAGCAGTCTCAGCAATAGAATCAGCATATAAACAAGTTGCTGTTACTTGGTTGACGCCAACGGATAACGGCGATGCTACAATCACAAAGTATATTATTCAGTCAGGATATCCTAGCGGAGAGTACGACTTAGTTTCAAATTGGTCTAGAGTTGCAGAATCTACAGGCTTATCTGCAACTATCGATAATTTACCAATAGATACTCCATTAAAATTTAGAGTAGCAGCTATTAATTCAGGAGGAACAGGAGTTTATTCTGTTTCGAGTAATATAGTAACATTATCAAGTAATATTGCTCCAGTTACTGCTCTTAGTTTTAATGACACTAATAATACAAGAATTAGACTAAGAAGAGCCACATCTGGTGAATGGAGAAACTTTAATCCTGTTTTAGCTATTGGAGAAATTGCATACGAAACAGACACATACCGTTTAAAAGTTGGTAACGGCACATCTTTTTGGACAGGATTGAATTATGTTAGAATTGATCAAAGCACTATCACATTCCCGTCTCCTCCTGATACTATTCTTAGAATAGCTTCCTCAGAAACAGATGCGCTTGGCAATGATAGAGTTATACTAAATTTATCTCAGAGTGATAGATTAAATATTATTGGTAAAGAAGGCGTTGTTATTAATTATGACGAAAACTTTAATAAAATAACATTTTCTACAGATAAATTATACAATCCAATTAATTCTGGAACCATATATAATCCTACCACAACCGGAACTCCAGGATCTTTGTTATATGATAATGACTGGTTATATTTTTGTGTAGCAAATAATTTTTGGAATAGATCGCCCATAGACAAACAATGGATAGACTTTGCCAAAATGACTGTTTCTCATAGTGGCTCAACTTTTTCTAGTTTAACATCTTTAATGTTTAGCGGACAGTTAATTAATATAAAAACAAACGCTGATCCTTATCCTGCTCTTGCGGGAAGACCATTAACAAATAGCGCATTTAGAGATTTTATTGTAGAAACTATTAATAGTCAAAATCTGTCATTATGGTTTACTTTTAGAGGCGGTACTAATACTAGTAATCCAATGAAAATAAATTCTAGTGATATTCATGGTATAGCTTTTAATGGATCACCTATCAAATCATTATCTGCTGGCACAGGAGCACTTCCAGGATTCGTTTCTGCTCCTTCTGGTTTAACATATAATGTAACATATCATTTAAATAAGTTTTATGCAGATGACTGTGCTGGATATCCCGATGGCGACGGACTATATTCGTATAGAAATGGATTATTTTTAACGAATTGCTGGAATACTCCATTGTTATATAATAGTAGTTCTTACTATAGTCAAAGCAGTTTTAGTGGTAATTATTTTAGGCATCCTAATGGTCATTCTAAAATTATTGGTTTTTGTTTAGATGGATATCCTATTTATGGACCATATGGACACTCTGGATTATTTGATTCTAATAGTCCTATTATTCTAATGAGATCCAGTTATTCTGGTTTAACCACAGATAGTCACAGACCAATAGATTGGAAATATTTTAATAAAATTGGCGTTAATGACATAGAATATGATTTGCTACAGGGAGCTTTTGTAGAAGATTTTGTTTATGTCTCTGGTTACGGTACTTTGGATGAACTTAATGGCAGATTCTGCACAACCCCTGAGTTTCCGAGTGGAACGTATGCTTATTTTCTAACCTTCACTAATAGCTCATTAAGTATTCCAGAATTCCCATACATCTTTGGTACTGGCACAAAGCAACAACGTCAAAGCTAAAGTGTATAAATATATAACTTTTACTAGGAAAAATTATGTTTGAAAATATAATCAATAACAATTTTAAAAATATCTTTAATGATGCAATAGATAATCTTATTGGTAAAAACGGTCTTGCGGTACCATGCTCCATAGTTTATGATTCTTTAAAACAACAGCTTTGTAATAATTGCAAGTTTGATCCTATGCAAAACAGATCCGCAAATCTATATAATGGAACAGGTGTGGCCCCTTTTCCAAATCACAGTATTTGTCCAATCTGCGGAGGCAACGGTCTTATTGATATGAGCGCAGACGAAACAGTTTATCTAGCTTTAATTTTTGATAGTAAATATTGGTTTAACTGGAATTCTAAAACAGTTAATATTCCTAATAATATGGCACAATCTATCTGTAATATAAACTTATTGCCTAAATTACAAAATGCTAGAGAAATTATATTTGACACAACCACTTCAGCATATGGAGATCGTAGATATACTAGAGTTAATGAACCAGAAATTTGTGGTTTAGGAAGTAATAGATATATTATTACTATGTGGGAAAAAATTATATGAGAATAGGTTTACAATTAATAGATAGTGATAGTCAAATACGCTCTAAAATATTAGATGCTATAAGAGATTATCTACAACCAGCTTTTGATAAAGCACAAAGAGCTTTACAAACCATTATTCCCAATAAAACCAAAGCCGTATTAATGGGTGAACCAGAATACAATTCGTTGCTTAGTGGACAACTTCGATCTGAGCTTGGTGTTCCTGATGCCGCTAGTCGCATAGAATCATTATTTACGGCTTGGACCAGCAGTATGGTAATTAGATCCACACCATTAAGAATATCCTCACGAGGCGTTACTGGAGGTTTTTCTATTGATATGATTAGATCGGATTTTTCCGATATTTTATCTTTATCAACAGCTACAATAACCGATGATATTAGTGGTTCAGTAATTCCATGGTTACAATGGCTATTGCTTGACGGATCAAAAATTTTAATTAGAGATTATGCTGTTCAGTTTGGACCCAACTCAAGATCTCGTACCGGTAATGCTATTATGATATCGTCGGAAAAACAAAATTGGAGAGTACCATCAGAATTTGCTGGCACAGTAAATAATAACTGGATCACAAGAGCTATAGACAGGCTAGATCCGATACTTCTTAATGACATAGAAAAAGAATTGGAGAAACACATATGAGTTGCGAAAGCACTAACACATTTAATAATGTATCAAATTTAGGACAAAATTATTTAATTAATCAATTAGAAGATAATTTAAAAACTTTTTTAGATTGGGGGTTCTTAAATATTGGTGGATTCATAAATATTAGCAGTCCAACATCCGGATTATATGGTGGTAATTTTAGTCAACTCAAAAGTACAACTCAACCCGGATATAAAGATGGTCAGATATGGCAAAGCTTTAGAAAAGACTGGGTGTGGGAAACAGGAATAAATTATAACAGTTATAATCCAATAAAATTCTCTGGACTTTATGTTAATAATGCCTTCTATGCTGCGCCAACAGGTAGCGGTAATTATAGCTATACTATTAATTATCCTCTTGGTCAAATAGTTTTTGATCGCGTTGTAAATTCATCTTCTAGTGTGGTAGCATCTTATTCTTATAAATGGTGCCAAGTCTACAAAGGATCCAATACTCCACAATGGAAAGAACTACAAGCATCAACTTATCAACCACTACCAGCCCTTAATCAAAAAGCATCAGGAGAATACAACATTGGGGCATCCCATAGAATACAAATGCCTGCTATTGTTATTGAACCAATTGCAAGAAGTTATTCTCAGCCTTGGCAACTTGGGGCTTATGATTTTGCCATCGATCAAGATATCTTATTACATATTTTTACTGAAAATCCTAATGATAATAATAGAATAGTAGATATTCTTAGACTACAAAAAGATAAAACTATTAAGTTGTATGATACCAATAAAATTGTTCAAAGTGGAGTTTTTCCACTATTATATAATGGATCAATTAATATTAGTGGACTTTGTTATGGTGAATTAATTGACAAGTATTACTGGAACAATTGTTTTTTTAAGGAAATTAGTGTATTAGATATGGAAAGCGCAAATAAAAATTTATATTGGTGTACATTAAGATTAACCGCTCAAGTTATTATCTAGTTTAACCGCTAAATCGGAGAAAAAATTATGGCCAACAATAGAATCTATTACGCCTGTCAAAATGTGCAAATTAACGGACCATCGGGCGTTGGAAATACTCAGAATGCCGCATGGGACTCTGTTCAGGGTTTACAAAGTGTTGGTATGACAACTAATTTCAATCTTGAACCGGTTTATCAGCTTGGTCAACTTGAGCTTTATGATAACTACGAAGAAATTCCAGAAGTCGAAGTGACTCTAAATAAGGTTCTTGACGGTTCCCCAACATTGTACGCTATGACAATGGGTACAGGAACGTTAAGCGCTTTGTCTAATCACAGATGTGGTGTTAGACTCAATCTTTTCCCCGACACAAATACTACTGCTGTTGGAACCCCACTTGCTCAAGTTACTTGCGTACCGGCCTACCTAAGTTCTGTAACATATACTTTCCCAACAGAGGGTAATTTTACAGAAGAAGTTACTCTAGTTAGTAACGATAAACTTTGGGCAACAAGTCCGGAAAGTAATAGCGGCACATTCTTAGCTGCTAGCACACCGATTGGTCAGGGTATTCTACGCAGAAACTTATGGAATAACTCATCTACTATTTTACCATCGGCAGGCAGCGGTGGACTTCCAGCAGGTTCGAGGGTTCAGAATGTTACTGTTAGTATGAACCTTGGTCGTGAGAGCATCTTTGATCTTGGTCAAAGAACACCATTTTATCGTTATGTGAACTTCCCCGTAGAAGTTACTTGCGAAATTGAAATTGTTGCTCACACTGGCGATATGGTAGGTGCTGAACAGGCTGCTGCTGCATGTTCAAATCCCAAAGCACTTGCTAACAAGCAGATTAAGATTGTGCTATGTGATGGTACAGTAATTGATCTTGGTAGTAAGAATAAGCTTACTAGTGTTAACTATACCGGTGGTGATACCGGCGGTGGTAATGCCTCAATTACTTATAGCTATCAAACCTTCAACGATTTCACATATACTGCACCAACCGGCGTATCTTTTTCGGATATTGTTGAAGACTCAGTAGCTTTCCCATTAACCTAATTTAGCTTATAAATTAAGTTAATAGATAAATTTTAAGACCACAAAGGAAGGATAGTTATGGACGAACTACTAGCGATAGTAGGTAGACTTTATATTGATCTAATTCAAGCTCAAAAAATTATTAATGAGCTTCAAAAACAAGTTAGTAATAGAGATAAGGAAATTGCTGAAATTCAGCAATCTATCATTAGCAAGCAGATCGAGAAGTGAATCAACAGGAATTAGAAAACACTGTTATCAGGATACTATCTGGTAAGCAAATTTTATGCCTAGATAATAATATTTACGAATTGCGTCCAGCTTCAACGGACATTAAACTTGAAGCCGCATTAAAATATCAGATAGCATATGAAGATAATTTATATTCTGAATCTTTTTTAGGTTCTGATGATATAGAAAGTATGCTTTACGAATTAGGCATATTATATCCTCAATTTTCTGGGGATTTAGTTTCAATAGAAAAAAAAATAGAAAATTCTAAAGTTGAACTATTTCAAAATTTTTTTGATAGAACCAAAAGACAAAATATAAAAAAACAATTATCTTCATTGGTTACTAGATATAGTCAGTTATTATCATCAAAACATCTATTAGATTTTTTAACACTAGAAAACTATTGCAGCAATATTAAACACGCTTTTATTATATGTAATAGTTTATATCATTTTCATACTGATGATTTAGTTTTTGATATTAATGATATAGATAATATTTTATTTGATAATATTACAGCAGAAATTAGTAAAAATTTATTAGATCTCAGCCAGATTAAATTAGTTGCTCGTAGTGATTGTTGGAGAAATTATTATACTGTTAATAAATTACATCTTTTTCCATATAGCGCTAGTGAATTAACGGAAGAGCAAAAAGGTATACTAAGTGTTTCTTTAATGTATGATAGAATATATGAACATCCAGAATGTCCGAATAAAGAAATTATAGATGATGATGATGCTTTGGAAGGATGGATGATCACACAATCAAGATCAAATAAACAACAAAAAAATGAAAAAGGTGTAAATAATATGTTGACTGGAAAAATTGGAAAGGCTAACGAGGTGTTCTTGATGGCTAATAATCAAGAACAAGTTCAGGATATTATTGGATTGAATTCGATAGAAAGCGCAAATAAACTAAAACAAAAAATGGATACTGTATTAAGCGCACAAGGATCGATCAAAGACGCTCAATTACCAGATGTTCAACAAGACTTAAGGACACAATTACAAAAACTTAATACTAAGAGATAAGGAAGGAAAATTTTATGTCAATGGAATCTGATAGACTTCGATACTATGTTGAAAAAAGAATGCAAACTATTATGATTGGAGCCCTTAGTAGATTTGAAGAAAACTTTGGACATTTATGGGGTCATTTTTTAGATGAAGAAGAACCTCTTACGGCAGAACAATTAGCTTTTGCTGATGATTGGGAAAGAACACGCAACCAAATATTAAATCAGGGTAATTCTCAAATAAGAAATGCAAAAGAAGATTTTGATAAGTGGGGAGAAGGAAGTATCAAACAAAGATACTCATACAAGTTCCCCGTTGCACCAGAAGATTCTAAATCATGTTCACGAAACTGTCAATGTAATAATTCTAAGAAAAACTAAAGGAGACCTTTATGAAGACCGAGGATTTCAAAGTAGTAGTTAATGGTGAAGAAAAGACTTTCACAGTTAGATCTCCATCATTAGTAGATCAAAGAGAAGGACAAAAAGTATATAATCAAGCTTTTACAGACGCTATTAAGAGCAAAAGCGTTGTAAGGGCAAAGATGGACGACTTACTGCAAGATCAGGGTTTATGGAATACTGAAAAGCAGCAAGAATATACTAGTCTTCAGAAAGAACTATTAGACGGAGAGCGAAAACTGGCTAAAGGTGGTTTTTCACTTAGTGAAGCTAAGAAGCTAGCTATTCGAATGAGAGAAGTAAGAAATAAGATCCGAGAACTTATTAGCGTTCGTACTAGTTTAGACAACCATAGCGCCGAAGGTCAAGCTGATAATGCTAGATTTAATTATTTAGTTAGTGCTTGTGTGGTGTATAAAGATAGTGATAAAAAGTATTTTGAAAGCCTTGAAGACTATATGAGTCGCATAGATGATCCTGTGGCTCTTTCGGGTGCTCAAAAATTGGCTAATATGATTTATGGATTAGATAATAACTTTGAAAAGAATTTACCAGAAAATAAATTCTTAAAGAAATACAAGTTTGTAAATGATGATTTACGATTTATTGATAAAAAGGGTCGTACCGTTGACGGCGAAGGTAGACTAATAGACGAACAAGGTCGATATATTAATGAGGCTGGTGAGTTTGTAGATAGAGACGGTAATCAAGTTGATGAGGCTGGTGAATATGTTGTTGATGCTCAACCATTTTTAGACGATAATGGCAATCCAGTTGTTTTTGAAGAGGAAACAGTCCCACAACCTGTAATTTCTAATAAGGAAGAAAAAGTTGCTACAAATGAAACGCCTAGCACTGAGCCAACTCCAGTTTCCGAGCCGGTTAGCGCTACTAGTGCGTAGTATTGGTATCTCATATAATCATTTGTTTAATAATAACGCCATGCTTATTCATAGTGTGGCGTTATTTGTTTATGGAGTATAATATAAATTATGGCTAGAGGATTTAATCTTACTGCTGAAATTAATCTTAGGGGTCCAGCTAATATTAGACAAGTAGTTTCTAATATTCGCAGACAACTAGGTACTATTAATGCTAATGTTAATGTTAATATAGATCCAAGAGTAAGTAGAAATGTTGGTAATTTAAACACAAGACTTAATGCATTAAGTGCTACTCTTAACCAAACGGCAGCATCCGCTACTAATGCTACAACAGCATTCAATAATCTAGCGGCTGCAATGGCTAGCGTTGGCAATATTAGATTGCCTAATAATATACCAGCTCAAATTAATGTTACAGCAAACGCAGCAACAAATGCTGCAAGAGCTGTCGCACAAACCCGTACTGAATTTGAAGATTTCGGTAGACAAGCTGGATTAGCAGTTAGACGTTTTGCTGCTTTTAGTAGCGTTACATCAGTTATATATGGTTTTACCAATGCTTTGTCTGCTGGCATTAAACAATATATTGAATTTGATAGGCAAATAGTAAGATTAACACAAGTTACCAATGAAACCAAAGCAGGATTAGGCTCTCTAGTTGGTGAAATAACAAGATTATCCACAGGGTTCGGTGTTGCATCATCAGATATTGCAAATGTTGCTGTTACACTAGCTCAAGCTGGTTTAAACGCTAATGATACCAGAAAAGCATTAGAAGCCTTAGCAAAAAGCGCATTAGCTCCATCGTTTGATAGTTTAAATGAAACTGTTGAAGGTAGTATTGCTTTAATGAGACAGTTCGGAATTAGCGCCGGTCAATTAGAAGGAGCATTAGGATCTATCAATGCTGTTGCTGCTGCGTTTGCTGTTGAAGCTAGTGATCTTATTACCGCTATTCAGCGTACTGGTGGTGTGTTTGCTGCTGCTAGTAATGGCGTTAGTCAAGGCACAGATGCATTAAATGAATTTATTGCTGTTTTCACAAGTGTTCGTGCCACAACTCGTGAAAGCGCAGAAACTATCGCTACTGGTTTAAGAACTATTTTTACTCGTATTCAAAGAGCAGACACTATTGAAGCTCTTAAAGAATATGGAGTCACATTAACAGATCTAGAAGGCAAATTCGTTGGTCCATACGAAGCGGTTAGAAGATTAGCAGATGGATTAGGAAGGTTAGATCCACGAGACTTAAAATTTAGTGAAATTGTAGAAGAACTTGGTGGTTTCCGACAAATCGGTAAAGTGCTTCCACTTATTCAACAATTTGCAACGGCGCAAGAAGCATTAAAAATTGCACAAGCTGGTCAGGGGTCATTGGCGGCAGAAGCAGCAAAAGGACAACTAGCACTTGCTGTACAATTCCAAAAAGTACGAGAAGAATTTTCTGCCTTAATGAGATCCTTTGGAGAGAGCCAATCTTTTCAAGCTTTGGTAAAGATAGGATTAAATTTAGCTAGTGCATTGATCAAAGTCGCAGATGCCACTAAAGGATTATTACCACTTATAGGTGTGATGGCAGCATTTAGAGGCGTAAGCGCTATTACTCAATTTGCCGGAGGTTTTGGCGGAGGTTTTAGGGGAACTGGTGGGCGACGAGCAAATATGGGTGGAATTATTGGGTTTGCCAAGGGCGGTAGTGTTCCTGGAGTTGGAAATAGAGATAGTGTTCCGGCAATGTTGACTCCTGGTGAATTTGTGATGAGTAAAGCAGGGGTAGCTAGAGCAGGAAGAAAAAATCTTGAGGGCTTCAATTCTGGCGGTAAATTATACTCGTCTAGAAGTCGTAGATATGCTTATGGGGGGCCTATTCAAAAATATGCGGGCAATAGCCAACTATTAAATCAAGTGCAATTAGATAGATCACAATTAGACAAAGAATCAGGTAAACCATTTAATGCTGGAGGATCTAAGCCCAATAGATTTAATCCAAAAGATAAGTTTAATTTTAATATTGTTCCACAAAGTATCGATGTGTCTGAGCTTCAGAATGATCAAAGATACAAAGAACTTCCTTCGATAACAACATATATGCAAACCCGCTCCCCTACAAAAAGAGGGGACGCTTTTCAAAATGTTGTAAGAGATGTTGAAGGGGTTGCTTTATCATCTAATCGGTATGCTAGACTAGACGGAATCGATACATCTGGGGCACCAGTTGAAATTAAAAGCTATAAAGAATCAGTTTCCGAAAAAGAAATAGGAAAAAAAATTATAGCATCATCTATATTAGGAAGTCAAGATTCTCCGGCGGCAGCTCCACTAGCATCACAATTAGCAAATACACAATTAGACAGTAATATAAACACAATACCATTAGGGAACGTGAGACTATTTACTGATGCTACTAAAATCACAGGCGCAGGAGGATCGTTCAAGGCGAATTCTGGCAAAAAGAAAAAATTTTTTGGTGGACTAATTCAAAAATTTGCTGTTGGCGGAGAAACAGAAGAGATAGACCCTGTAATAGTAGAACAATATGGTGAAATTGGTCAGATTGCTATCAAAAATAAAAAACAAGATCAGTCTATTCAACAGGCTATAACAGACACTTTAGTAAAAACATTAGCAGATCTTGGTAATGAAGCAGGAATACGGGATCGTGGAGTTGCTATTCCCTCTAATTTACAAAGAAAACTTAGAAAAGACGGTATTCTTACCGGCAGACTTGATCCTTTGGTTGTCGCTGGTATTTTGAATAAAGCTAAACAAGTTGATACAGACGAAAAAACTCGTAAAAGAGGATTAAGAAAAGTAGCCATAGCAGGGTTGCAACCAATAGATTATAGCAGTGATAAAGAATGGACGCTAGATCTTGGTCCAGACAATCCATTGAACGGTCAAAAATATACTGCAATGATTAGAGGATTTAGTAAACAGTATCTAGGAGATGTTAAAAAATTAAGAGAAAGACAAAGACAAGCCAGTCTAGATTTTGCTAAAGATACAACAGCAACAGAAGCACTAGGACCATTAAGTCAAACAGAAGCACCAATTGTTGGACCAATTAGACCACTAGCTATAGATTTTGATGAAACATTAGCTTTTGGAACAAAAATGGTCGATGAGAGCGGTAAAGAAGATATTGCTAGTTATTCTTTAAGAGATAAAGTAGAAGCAAGTTTAGCAAAAGCTAGGCCCTCAAGACTTGCACAAAGATTGTCCGAGGTTGAACAAAAAAATCCAGGCATAGTTAGAAGACTTACTAGGGTTTTAACAGCAAGACCACAAACCACAGCCGATTTAGTTGCCGCCACATTAAATAGATTCGGGTTGCCATATCAAGCTACCGATATTACCGGCGTAAGCAAAGGGCTTGGAACAAATATTGCCGCAGGAAAAGCTGCTAATTTAGCAGCTATTGAAAAATTTATTGATGATAATGAAGAAAATATTAAAGCAGCAGAGAAAAAAGGAGTTCAGTCATATCGATACCAAGAACCAGAATCTTTTGATGATCAAAAAATGTATACCAAAACTGGTGAAGGTAATATCGAGGGATCGTTATTAGAACAGGCGTTAGCTCAAAAATTAGGCTATCAAATCAACGTAGATGCTCTAGAAGCTACTAGGGCCATAGATTTTCCCGCTGGTCTTGGTAATGCGGCCTCTTTATTTAATTTACCATCTAATATAGAAACAGAAGTTAAGAGAACATTAAACGGCAGCGCTTTTGATAAAGCAAGAAGCGAGTTTGAAAGATATTTTACAGAAAATCCTGATAGATTTAATTTGGGTGGATTAGTACAGGGCTTTGAAGACGGTTCTCCCGGAGGTGTTAAAGATAGATCTACCAAAAATATTAGACGAGGATCTCGTGGACCAAAAGGTTTTGTGCCTCTTGAACCAAAACAATACGAATTATTTGCAGAGCAAGCATATGCCCAAGCCGGAGAATATGGTGGTCCTGGATGGGGAAATCATCTTGGTGTACCATTACCAAAACCATTAGCAGAGTATGCACAAAAAATTCAGCAATGGGTGTTTGAATCTGGTGGAGCAGGAATGTCTTTGGGTAAAAAATTAGTAAAAATACCTGATAATATTGAACCAGATGCTTTTGAAGCACTGAAACCAGATTTAATAAAACAATATGATGGATGGTATTCTGAGATAGAAGAAATTCTGCCGTTTGGTCGAGCAACAGCAACTAAAACACCTGCGGCTAGTGCTAGGGAAGCACGGGCTAATGCCGCACTCGCTGCCGAAGCAGGCAATTTAGTTTATACTCAAGCAGAAGAAGCCATAGGATCATTTAAAAAGACGGGTCAATTATCTTTTGATCAAGCTATAGATAGTCATATTCAAAAATCTTTCCCAGGATACATATCCCAATTGCAAAACGATCTGGCATCAGAAACTGATCCCGATGAAAAAGCTTCGATACAACGCAAATTATCTAAAGCACAAAAAGCCTTGCCAGACTATCAGGCATTATTAAAAGGAGCTGCTGTTCCAAATCAAGGACGTATAACAGGATTATCAGAAACTCTATATGCTTTATTAGATAGCTATGGTAGCGAAGTATCTGATGCGGAAGTAGATAATATTATTCGTTCTATGGGAATGAAATTAAGTAAGAAAAATATTGGTGGACCATTAAGCAGATTTGCAGACGGGGGTTATGTTCCAGCATTATTAACACCCGGCGAAGCTGTAATAGGGCCGAAACTAGCTAAAAGCATAGGATATGCTAAACTTAATAAAATGAATTATGCTGATAGATATGCTAGTGGTGGAGGAGTTGGTATCGTTCCTGGCTCTGGTAATACTGACACATTTGGTCCAGTACCTCTTGAGGTTGGTAGTTTTGTTATTCGCAAGAAAGCTACCGAAGCATTAGGATTTAATAACGGTGGACGAATCCAGAAATTCTTTTTTGGAGGACGAGGCCGACGAGCCCCGGCCGCACGACCAGACACAGTTTCCGCTGAAACTATAGGTGCTAGTACACAAGCTACCACAGCATTAACGCAATTAGCAGAAACATTACAAGCATTAGGAGTTAATGGATCAAGATCTGCTGCTTTATTGAATAGGAGCTATCAAGCCACGGCGGCAGAAGCAGAAAGAGCGGCTCAGGCAGATTTAGCCGCTGCAAGAGCAGCTGGTGCTGCTGCGGATGTTATATTCGATTTAGAAACAGCTGTGCAACAAGCAACAACAGCAACGCAAAATGAAATTGCTATAAGACAACAATTAGGAGATATTTCAGGCGCCGCTATACAAGATGCTCTGGGTCTTGTACAACAGCAGGTTGATAGAGCAAGAGCGGCTGCTGAAGCTACTCTTAGAACCACCCCATCGGCAACAACCGGAGTTGCTAGAACCGAAGAAGAAGTTCAAGCTGAACTTAGAGCAGGAGAAAACGATAGAAGAAGACAAGCATATGAAACTGTAGCATTCGGTGGCGGTGTTACTGGAACATCAATAGACTTAGATGCTTTAGGAGCGGATGGAGATGATTTAGCTAGAGTATTTCAGATCTTGGCTAGAGATAGCAGAACTTTGGATCAAATGAACCAAAGATTAACTCAAACCACTAGACAACGAATAGAAGCTGATTTGGCCTCTGGTGCTATTGATGAGGATACTGCAAGAGCAAGACGAGCGGCATTAGACGAAGAAATTAGTGCTAGAAGACGAGCGGTAGAAGGTACTGCCGCAGCAGAAGGGGCGACTTCTCCAGGAGCAGTACAAGGAGCAGAATATCAAGCCAGAACAATGCGTAATATGGCTATTATGACCGTTGGAACTCTAGTTGCAGATGTTTTAAATACAAAATCTAGCGCAACAGAAGCGGGTGTTGGTGGAGCAATAGCTGGTGCTTCTCAAACTTATGGAGCAACCCAACAATTGATACAAGAAGCTACTAATATGGCAGATAGTCTTCGTGCAACTAATCCTAGGATGGCTAACTTTGCAGGGACTATAGGGAGAGTAGCTGGTAGATTACAAGTATTGGCCGTGGTTGCGGAAGCAGCACGACAAGCATACAATGCTGTACGTAATTTTGCAATAGAATTAGAGAAAAAAAGAGTCGAAACAGCAATAGAAGGATTGGCTGAAGGATTTGAAAAACTTAACAAAGATGTTAATCAAATAGATTTAAGAAATGAACTTCAGAGCAAAGTTATTACAGCAGCTCAAGCAGCTGAAAGACAACGGCAAATGAGTCAAGACAGTGCTTCCGCTGGTTTGGTGAATGGCCTGGATGTTCTATCAGCCAATCTACAAAGTTTCTTTTCTGGTGATATTACTGCTTCTAGACAAGCATCAGCACGAGGACAAATTTTAGAAACAGAAGGTATTATTCCATATTTGAAAACCTTATTTGCTGGACAACAAGGTCTAGAAAATATTCGTGGTAGAACATCAGCAGTCAGTGGTCGTGAATCAGCAGCAATCTTTAAGCCTGTTGCTGAAAATATTAATCAAGTTATTGTTTCTAGAATCAAAGCAGGAGAATCTGTAGAAGATATTTTAGGTGGACCAGAAGCAGAAGATTTTAAGAGAAGTTTAGTTATGGCAGATGCTTCACTAGCTACTCATATAAGATCTATTGAACTAGATACATCTTTAACGGAAGAAGCTAGACAAGCTCGAATTAAGGATCTTATTTCTATAACCGGAACAGCTATGTTAAGAGAACGAAGTGAAACCGCCTTAAGAGAAAAAACGCAGAAAAATTTTGGAAATCTTGTTGGTGTTTACACTCGTTCATTACAACGTATGTTCAATAATATGGATCAAGCCATTAATGCAACGGTATTTTCTTTAGAAAAGATGAAAAATAGCGTTGAATTATCAACTTCCGCATTTCAAGGTCAAGCACAGGCCGGGGATATTAATTTAGGTGCAAAAAATATTATTCAAAATCCTACAGCATACAGCGCTCCCGAAGTACAAAGAGCTGCTTCTGTTGGAGGAGCTTTATATGGTAATAGATCAGCGGAGATGACGCAGTTAGCAACTTTTGGTGAGACTATTACTTCATCGGTAATGTCTACTATAAATAATACTCTTAGAGATCAAGGAGGAAATGTTACTAATGAAGCATTAACTAGAATTATTGACAGAAACTTAAAAACAACATTAAAAGATCTAGGTTTGCCACCAGAATTAGCTGATAAACTAGCCAAAGAAGTTGGAGATAGTATTACTGATATACGCAAGGAAGGCGAAGATAGTGTTGATTATGCAAAACTATCTGAAAAAATTGCTGGACTAGGAAGCGTCACAGAAGTAGCCAAAAATGCACAACAAAGCGTTATAAAAGCATTAGAACATTATCAAAGTGTTTTAAATCAATATACTAATAATCTTAATCGTATTATAGAACTAGAAGTCAGCGCCAGAGACCGGTCTAGAAAATCTATACAACTTGTTACAGACGCTAGTTTAAATTTAGCTAAAGCTCTTGGTAAAACTATAAAGGTTGCGGACGCTTTTGCCAAACGAGATGCGGAGGTTGCTGGACAGACCGGTGGATTAACAGATCCAACAGATATTTTTAATCAATTTTTGGCTTTGGATACCACTAGACAAATGCAACAATCTAGTGTACGACAGAGTGCCGAGCAAGGGCTAGCTGGCGCAGCCGATTTTGTTAAGTTCAATAATGAACTAAAAAATACTAATATAGCACTCAGAGAAAACAGAGCCGCGCTAGAAGATATGGCCAATAACACTGAAAAAGCCAGTGCTGCTTTGGACGCTATTCAACAAGCCCAACAAAAAGCCGCTGGAAGAGTTAGCTTTTTAGAGAAAATAGTTACTGCTACACCAGATGAATTAGAATCAACAAACAACGCCTTAATCAGACTACAGCGAAATATAAATGGACAACAAAATACTATACAAAATAGTATTGGAGCACAAAGAGCTTATATACAAGCATTGGAAAGTGGAGCAAGCGCTACAGAAGCTATGAGAGAAGCTCAAGCAGCTTTCGCCAATGAAAGAAAAGAAACCCTCGGAGCACTACAGGATATTTTACCATTTTTAGGAGACAGCCAACAAGGTAATCAAGTCAGAGCCAATGTTTTAGAAACGATGCTTCAAGAAGCTGGGATGGGAGTATCCCCACTAATGCAACAAGTGCTCAATAGTCTACGTAATCCAGAACAAGATCCAGCAACAGCAGCAGCAATTCAATACTATAATCAGGCCATTGTGGAACAATCTCAAGCTACTAGATTGTTAGGACAACTTGATGCTACGCTAGCAGATAGAATTGCTCAAAGTAATGCCAAGCTTATAGTTGAAGGATTACAACAAGCAGTTTTAACTTTTCAAAATGCAGAACTTAGAGATATTGCTACTAATGTCAATAGTATTGTATCAATAATGAAAGCTCCGCCCCCAGCACCCGGCGCAGCTCCAGCAGCACCCGGAATTGCTACAGGCGGATTGATATATGCATCTGCTGGACAAATGGTTAATTTCCAGCCAAGAGGTACGGATACTGTACCAGCAATGCTGACGCCTGGAGAATTTGTTGTTAATCGCAAAGCTACCCAAGCTAATTTACCATTACTACAATCCATTAATAATGGTTATGCCAACGGAGGCAAAGTCTCTTATTATGCTGCCGGAGGCTTCATTACAAATTATGGAGATCGTGATAAAACACTAGGAGCCGGTCAGACTTTAGAAAAACCAATTCTTAAAGACGTAGATTCTAATAAAATAGCATGGGATATTGCCACATCTCCATTATTTGCACTGCCCGATGTTTATACATCTACCTATAAAATGATGGCCTCAGCAATTCCTGGAAAAGAGGGGTATGGGTTAGATTCTCCAAATATTATTCCTGGTCCACCAGTTCCAGGATATACTCCAGATATTGTAAGAAATGATTATGAATATAGTTACAAACACAATAATGCTTTAATGAATAGAGCTAGTGCTCTGAGCCCAGCAAAACCAGACGACAGGTTATATTTCCAAGATCCTGCTTTAGAAACAATTGATAAGCTTTCTAAAAACGACGCAGAAAAAAAAGCCGAAAGTATCAAAACAAAATTTGCTGGAATCGAAACAGTTACTCTACCTATTGCTACGATAGATGCATCTAATTTTGGAGATCCTTTGAAAGAAGGAGATGTTTTTAGTCAAACAACTAATAAAATTACAACAAGTAAACAAGGTAAATCTGCTGGAGTATTCTATAAAACAGGTCGTTCTCCAGTTATGGCCGGAGAAGTACCTATTGATAGTCAAGAGCTTTCTGGTAGACCCGCTCTTGGGGTTTATACACAGGATACATATGCCATGTATCTGGGTGCTGGTAAACCACATGCTGTGGCATCGGCCACAAAAGCAAAAACTAATCTTCAATTTTTACCTGAAAGTCCATATTTTGGTAAAGACTATTCTGGAGACTGGAATATTGTGGGAACAAATGTTCTTAAATATCCAGAATTAGCAACAGGACAAGGTTTAGATTTAATTTTAGCTGATAAAATAGCAGAAACTAATGTGGAAAATGCAAAGCTTAATGAATTACTAATTAATACTAGAGAATTCTTAAAAGGAAATCTTAATTATACAGAAGAGGGCAGTAAACTACAAGAGATATTATTTGGATTATTTAGTAATACAATTCCAAGCGCAACTCTTACAAATGATAGTATTGGTACAAATTTATCTATATTCGACGGACTACAAAATGTCAGCGCTATTACTGTTGCACAAAAAAGCATGGAAGCAGACTTTATTAAAGGACTTGAATTAGCAAGAAGTAATAAGGCTAAAGCTTCAAAGGAGAAAGTTAAATTCGGTATTCCTGGTTTAGCAGGACCATTGGATGAGTTTACATTAGCTGAAGGTTTTAAGATTACAGATACTATTAACGGAGGAGAAACGGAACTACCTTTTATGGTAAATGGCGCCATAGATACATATTTAGGCAAAGGATTTGCAGAAAGGGCTTCTAAACAAACATTAGATGATCTTATAAATAAGAGCGGAATAAAAACTAGTACTATAACAGATCCAATTAAATTAGATTTACCTGCCAATATTCGAGATGTTTTACCTGTAGGTATGGGTCAAGGAATCGACATACCCGTACAATATACTCAGTATACTGGTAAATTATTTGATGGTGCCAAAAAAGAATTTGTTGGAGCACCCTTTACATATTTATTACCTGATAAGATTGATAAAACACTGTTCCAACAACTGGATACAGAGAGATCTAGATTATTTACAAATAAAAAATATACAGGAGCAGATATTTTAGCTAATTCTAATTTAGCTGATCCAAATGTGGGTACTGCAATTGCAGATTTATTAAAAGCGCAACTAAATAAAGATCCAGATTATGCCGCTAAACAACAAGCGGTAAAGGATTTAGTTAGATTAAGTTTTAAAGGTGGTCCAGTAGGTTTGTTAAAAGCCCTAGATGTGCCGGGTGGGGCTGGTACAGCAGGCAGAGATATTTTTGCTGGTTTTAGTGATAATGCTATCAGTGTTCCCATAGGGGACTTTTTTGTAGATAAACTACAGAGCCTACAAACTATGATGGCAGGGGCCGCAGCCAAAGTAGACAATTCCGCAATAACTAAAGGCAAGGTTTTTTCTGATAAAGAAAATACACAAGCAACTTTACTTATGATTCGTGGAGCAATGCAGTTATTTAATAATTTAGGCGGGTTGCCAACAGGATGGGTTGCTAATTACGGTGGTACTCAAGCCATGAGAGTAGCTGCTCTTGGAAATTATAAAGATGCATCATCTTATATGAGCGGATTATTTAATCAAGCTGGTGGCTATATTAGCCAAGCACTAATGCCAAAAGCTAATAGTCCACAAGCTGCTAATATGTTAAATAATGCATACCTAATGATAGGTGGAGCAGCTGGTGCTTTTGCTGATATAGCTCAAGGCAATACGTCTTTATTAAAACAATTTTATGATCAGAAAGCAAATATAGCTGATGTATTCAGAAGCTATGGTACTTCAGCTAGATTCGGCAAGGTTGGATCGATGGCTCTTAGCGGAGATTGGCAAAACCTAATAAGTACACAACTTCAAGGAACTAAGATCCAGACCGTTGGACGAGACGGCAAACTAGCAGCTAGTGACTTATCTGTTGCATTACCAGAAAATGCCAATGTTAATGATCTTGTTAAACTGATTTTTAACCCGTATAATGAATTTCCACAAACTAGTACCAGAAAAGATTTAATACAAAAATTTGGAAATGACTTGTTTAATTTAAGGGCAGAAAATAGTACTATGCCATATTTTGATCCTATGACTCTTAGTTGGATAGGAGATGGATTAACAAGATTGATGAATTGGTATGGTGGAATTGGTGATTGGGTTGGCCAAGACTATTTCTTTGATACTAAAGCACAGCCGGACAATGCTGCTAGAATGGCAGAATTTATAGACAGCTATAATAAAGCTGGTCAAGATATATATCAAAAAGCCCAAGAAGCACAGGTATTATTTGGTTTAGCTAATAATCTCGGCCCATTACCAAGTTTGAATTGGTTTACTTCTCGTGCTGCCGCTATGGGTTTGGAAAAACCACAACCTTTAGCTACGGGTGGAGTAGTCTATGCTAGTACTGGTAAACTGATTAATTTTCAGCCTCGTGGAACAGATACTGTTCCTGCCATGTTAACTCCGGGAGAGTTTGTAGTAAATAGATCCGCCACACAAAAACATTTACCCTTATTACAATCTATTAATAGCGGATCAACTCCCAATCAATATAGTCAAGGAGGAGTTGTTTATCTTGCAGAGGGTTCCAAACAACCCGTTGCAGCATCAGACAGCCTAAAAAATAGTATCAATAAGGCTATAGAAGTTACTATGGAATCTCCGCAACCAGAAGGTGTGCAACCAGATAATTTGAAACAGGCTTTAATTAATGATATTTTGAAGGATTTATCTGAAGCAGGGTCTTCGTCAATGGCACAGGTGGAGACTCAAGAGGGGATAAGAATCCAGAAAGATCTTTTACCGGGAGGTAAGCTGTCTAGTAATAAAATTCCTAGGGTGCAACAATTTTCTACAGATATTCAAACATTAATCGGCCTAAAAAAACAGTTTGGTAGAGCCGATGCTATGCTTGCTGGTCTCAATGTTGCTGGCGGGGCCGACAGCCCTATAGATTCTATAGACCTTACAAATATTCTGTCTAAAGACCTGCAAACCTTATCTATCATCAATCCCTATCTGGATGATTCGTGGTGGATAGGAGAAAATATTAAAGAATTATTTAGTTGGGCTGGTACCACAAATGATAGAAAAGAATTTCAAACCGATGCATCAGATCAAGTACGTTCTTTGGGACCAAAATTGGATATATGGCACGATATTTTGTCTAAAAGAACTGATCTAAAAGGCATAGATCAAAGAATAAAAGATTTGCGTCAAGAACATGAAAACCTTCCTCGTTGGACACCAGCAAAAACTACCAAGCCCATCACCGACGAAATAGCGTATCTAATAAATAACAAACCGAAATGGAAAGCCAAACAACCAGAATACCAACAAAGAAAATCTTTGTTAGAAGATCTTATCTCTCTAAGAAATATAGCTGGTAGTGGAAGTACTGCTGCTTTAGAGGGATTAATAGATATGAATCTTGGCGTACAGTCCACCTCGGCAAAAGAATTATCTGAATTATCTCAATTAGGTATGTTACCAGAAGATATTAGAGATGAAGGCCTTAGAAAAGGATCGCAAATAGGATTAAGAAATCTTTTATTAACTGCTGCTGTAGCTGCCGCAGCCCCAATAGCTTTACCAGCCGCTGCTGTTGGAGCGACTGCTGCTGCTCTAGGAACTGCTGGTATTACTATTGCTGGTAGCGTTGGTGGAATTATGGCTGCTTCTGCTGCTGATGAATTAATTAAAACAGAAAAAGAAAAACTATTAGAGAAACAAGCTGGTTATAAGTCTTCGGCAGGAACCGCAGAAATGTTATTTGATATTGCGGATGTTGCGCTCGGAGGAGGAGCATTAGCAGCAGGCCCAGCGGGCAGACTTATTAGTAAAACCAAAATTGGTAAACTATTAAAAGATGGTCGGGCCAAAATATTAACTAGAAAAGGTGCTACAGAGACAGTAGAACAAACAGCAAAAGCAGCAGATGAAGTAGGCACTCCGGCCAAAACACAGGTTGTGGACCCTATGCAACAACAGTCTAAAATGGCTGCCGATAAAATTAAAGCATTTGTAGATGAAAGAAAAACATTATCAGAAAGTATTATTCGCAGAGAAAGCGATCCAGACTTTACTTATCCTGTCGATGGAAACGGAAATAATTTTGCTCCTATCGATTATGCGAACGCAAGACTAAAAGCTTTGAATCAAAGAATTAAAGATGGGTCTTTAGATACAATCTCTGATGTTGATATAAAAACTGCCGCTGAAGCAGATTTTATCTCTCGTGGAGGATGGAATAGTGTACCACCCAATAGGCTTTCTATAGAAAGAATACAAGGCCAGGCTGATGAGATTATTGCAGGAAGAAAGTCTGGGGGCAAAGGTGGTGGTGGGTCTTATACACAAGAAGCTAAAGCACGATTAATAGAACTCGATGAACAGCTTGTTCGTAGAGGAGATGCGGCACAAGCTAAAAAAGCAGCTGATAGACTAAGACGTAATTCCCAAGATACGCTTGATAAAATCAAAGCGGAACGAGCTGCTGCTAAAACCGCAGATGATGCTACTGCTAAAGCCGCAGACGATGCTGGCGTGAAACCATTAGACGATACTGCTACAACAGTAAAAGGTCCAGAAACATATTATACTAAAGGAATGTTTGCTGGTAGGAGAGCTCAAAAATTTACTGAAGCAGTTAAAAATGCTAGAGAGATTTATGAAGCGTCTACAAAAAAGATTGGTAACGAAGTGGTTGATTTATTTTACCAGAGCGGATCGGGTTCTGCTCTAAAAGATGCCGCTACTAAAAACTTAGCAGATCTAAAGAATAATACTGTTTTTGACCAAGCTTTTAAAGATGCCATAGGAAAAGGTGCTAATGAAACAAGCGCCATACAAAAAGCTTTAGGCGAAGTTCCAGACACAACAATTCAGGACACATTAACCAAGATTAAAAATAATGGTTTTGATATTGATAGCAGTGGTAATCTTGTGCTTAATGATCAAGCCACCAAAATAATGATGGATGACTCTTTAGGTAAACAGCTTTACGATACCAAAGTAGCAGCTATGAGACAACGAGTTTTGGATGATATGGCTAATAAAGCAGGAGCTAAAAAACCATCAGCAGACTATGATAATTTAGTTAAGGGTTTTGATGATTCCGATTTTCCTGGCTTTAAGCCAAGATCTTGGCCACAATTTGTTAAAGATAATGCTATTGCATTTCGATCAAATAAGAAATCGAGACTTAGTACGGGATTAACTATACTTGCTGGAATATTAGCCGTATGGCAGTTAATGAAACAGGCTCAAGAAATTCAAGATGCTGGGCGGGATAGGCCCATGACCAGAGAACCAATACCACCCCCGGAAGAAGGTAAAGTCCCCCCTGGCGGGCCCGATATTGGTCAACCAGAACAAGAAGCACCACGCCCGGAAGACTTCAAAGAAGAAGCCAAGGTGCAAGCCGAGGCTAAAAAAGCAATAGAAAGACCAAACTATTATGATGAATTAACCTATAAAGAATTTGCTAGTCAGCAGATTGTCGCTGGTAATATGCCACCAGCGCCTGATAAAAATTTATTTACCACAACAGCATTTTATTCTAAAGATAAACAAGGATCATATCGTACAACCGCATATGATCAAAGAAGCACTATGGTTGATCAATCAGTTAGAGGAAATGCTCTTGGACAAGCAAAAGGAGAAGCTGCTACACGAACAGCAGCATCTCAGGTGCATACCAGAACAGCAGCATTTGCTCCTGGCGGAGCGCCAATGGATATGAGAGATGTAGAAGATCAAGAAGCAGTAGGATTTGCACAAGAAGCTGGAAAAGCCAGAAGGCGCGGAGAAGCAGCACCAGAAGCAGAGGGTTTTACTCCTGTAGCTAAATTCGGACAACCATCTGGCAAAGAAGAAGATATGAGAGATCGTAACTGGGCGATAAGAGCACAAGCGGAAAGAGGTGGTAGAAAAATTACAGGAGGTAAGTCTCCTCAAAGTCAATATAAAAGTTCTTATGGTTGGTGGAGAAATCGCTTAGGAGAATTTACATATTATAGTACTAAAAACGATAAAATTAGAGACAGATGGAGACAAGGATATAATATAAAAACCAGTAGTAGAGGTAATACCAGTCAATTACAAGTAGATCCCGAACAGCTTAGTAGTGGCGGAGTTGTATATGCAAATACTGGTATGTTGATCCCATATCAACCAAGAGGCACGGACACCGTACCAGCGATGTTAACTCCTGGGGAATTTGTGGTCAATCGTGCCGCTACACAAAAACATTTGCCGTTGCTCAAAGCTATCAATAGTGGACAAAGAGCAATGAGTAAAGGCGGAGTGGTTTATTTGCAAGATGGAGGTATTCCAAATCTTGATTCTGTGGCTTCGGCTTTTGATGCCATAGGAGCTGTTCAAGGAGAAGATTTGGCTAAACTAAAAGAACAAGGAGACAGAGCAGCAAGAGCCAGAGCAGATGCAGAATCGAATAGACAAGGATTTTATCAATGTGTTGCAGAGAAAAAATCTCGTCTGGAAAGAGATGCACAAAGCGAGAGAGCAGCTGTTAGAGCAGAAGAAGAAGCTAAGATGAATCCAGACGATGAAGATAGAGCAAAAAATGCTCGTCAAATTAGAATGGATTATTCTAGTAGATTACGAGAAATAATGGACGGTTTTAGAAAAACATCCTTAGCAAGAGAAGACGAAGCTATGCAGTCTTCCGGTTTGGGTCGTAAAGAGCTTTTAGAAGCATCTCCAAGATTTAAAATAGAAAATGAATTTCGTAGAGAAAAAGGAGATATAAATACTATACAAGCAGATAGTCCATTAATTGATGCTTTTAAGAATGCTGTTACAACTCTTTTAAATGCTACTAATGGCGGTGCAGACGCACAAAATAATCTACCGAATATGTATGCGGTAACTGTCCCCGGTATGGATATATTTTATCGCAATGCTGGTGTTAGTCAGACATATTTGGATCGTGAGAAAAGATCAACTAAATTTGTTAAACTGGATCAAGAAGAACAAATTGCAAGATTTGAAGATAAAAAAACCAAAGAGAGAGAATTAGATGCACAAATTAGGGCCGAGTGTGCTGGTGATGATCCTGTTCTAAAAGACTTAGCAAACAAACAAGCAGCGGCTTTTCAGAAAGGCGCTGAGAGAAGAATAGCAGACAGAGCCGCACGAGCACAGAATAAAGCTTTTGGCGGATTAATTTATGCTAGTACTGGAACATTGGTTAACTATCAACCACGAGGTACTGATACTGTTCCAGCTATGTTGACTCCCGGTGAATTTGTTGTTAATCGTAAAGCTACGCAAAAAAATCTAGGTTTATTAAGATCTATTAACAGTAATAGTTATAGTGGTGGTGGTACTGTATATCTTAAAAAAGGGGGGCAGGCATATGAAGACGAAATGGCTAGCAGAAGACAATCTTATAAGGACCAGATGAAAGAAAGAAAAGACTCTTATGAGGCGGAAATGCAACGCAGAAGAGACGCATATTCAAGCTCCAAAACCAAAGGTGTTTCATATCAACAAGCATATGCTGAACAACAACAAGCTAATCCCAATGCTCGTGAACAAGCCATGATGGGGCAGCAGGCTCAAGGCGGCGGTCCTGGTGGAGCGCCAGCAATTTCTCCACAAGTACAACAAGCTGTTGGCCAAGCGTCACAAGCAGCTTTTGATCCTAGTTCTTATGGTGATGTTAATAAACAAATGGTTATATTTGGAACGTTATTAACTGGTGTTAATCAAGTTTTAGTACAATATGGAGCAACAATCACACAGCTAAATCAAGCATTAGCAGGAGGAGGCGGTGGCGGTGTAAATGGTAATGGTGAAGCTGCTCAGGGCGCAGGAGGTGCTCAGGGTGGTTTGGCCGGTTTGGCGACATTTGCTCAAAAATTTGATACATTTGTTCAACAACTACAACAGTTAAATATTCCTCCGGAAGTTAATGTTAATTTGGTACAAAATAAGCCTTGGGATATTAATGTTAATGGTGCTGATGCTCTCAAAGCATTAATAGAAGGTCCGCTAGGTAATATTGTACAAGATGCGATACGTCAATGGGAGAATAGTAATAAAGATTCTAAAGAAGGCCAACAATAATAGAAAGAAAACAAAATGTCTAATGTTATATCAGGTACTTTAAATATTGGTTCTGGTACTCCATATGATATCATTTTATCAGAATCATCTGGTTTAGCTACTGTTTTTAATAATAGAGCATTAGATATTGATTTTGCAGTTTCCGGCACTGGAGTCGGAAAGTTTTTATATTATGATGCTTCAACTGGTAGACTAGGTATTAATGTTAATGATCCAGATAGTGCTTTGCATGTTGTAGCGCCTTGCTCTAGCGATGGACTTAAAATAGAAAGCATAACTAATTGTGCTACTGGAGTTAGAGTATTATTACTGCACAATCCTGGAACAGCAGCATCGACTGGTAGTTTTCCTGCTACTATTGATTTGGCTGGTAAAAATACTAACGATCAAACTATTTACTATGGTCAAATCAAATCACGCATACTTAATCCCGCAACATCTCAAACAAGTGGTGAAATCTTATTTTATGTTGATCATACTGGCACATCGTCTGAAATTTTTAAAGCCAACACCAATAGCGTAGTTCTTGGTGGATTAAATGTTATTACTGGATATTCATATAATATTATTGGTGGATCTAATAATTTATCTGGTTTAGTTTATGTTAATGTTGGTTCTAAGAATAGTGGAACTGTAACTTCTGGTTTATTATTAGGCAATAATATTTCTTTAAATTCTACAGAAGTGATATGTGTATCTAATTTAGCAATTGTTAGTGGTAATAATATAGTTTTATTTGGAAACGATATTGTTAGTACCGGAAATGATTCTATACTTATAGCTAATGATGCTAGACTAAATAGCAGTAATAGTATTATTCTTGGCAATAGTATCACAACTAATTCTGGATCACATTACAATTTATTGATTGCCAACAATGCTTCTGTTAGCGGAGCATCCGGAATAGGATTTGGTTCAATAGCTAGCATCACAGGAGATGGTAATTTATTTATAGGAAATACTGTTAGAGTTATAGGTTCAAATAATTCATCGATAGGATCTAATACCTCCGTTACTGGTAATAATAATATTATTTATGGCAGTGCCACAAAAGCTAGCGGTTCCAATATTGTTTCTGTTGGTAATACTAATATCATTAGCAATGTAAATAGTGGATTATTTATTGGTAATAGTATGAGTTTGGTAAATAGCGATAAAACAATTATCATGGGGCTAAATAATCAGGTTATTAATGAGCTTGACTCTAGTGTTCTTATTGGCATTGATAATAATACGTCGGCTGGTAGTGCGACCGGCTTGGTTATGGTGGGACAAACTAATATAGCTTCGGATATTGTTAACTCTCTAGTATTAGGTAGTAAAAATAATCTAAGTGGTACTGTCAAAAATAATGTTGTATTAGGTCCAGATAATTATGCTGCATTAACTAGTAATAATAATATTATTGTGGGCGGATTAAATAATAACAGCGGTTTAGGTATCAATAGTCAGGGCGAAGTTTCGGGAACCTCTTCCGGGGTTTTTGGAACTCTGAATAACACCATAATTGTTGGTGTTAATAATTTTGGATATACTATTACTAATGGATCTATATTTGGTAATAAAAACTATGTGTCTGGTAATAATCTTAATGTTCTTGGTTCTTTTAATAATATAAAAAACGCTTCGTACGTTCAAAATATTGGCAATAGTAATTTTGTAAATGGTAATTATAACAATATATTTGGTGGACGATCAACGGTTGTTGGTACAGCATCTATAGTTAATAATCCTTCAAAAAGAGACGTTTACTCATTTGGTAGCGGCAATATTTTATTTGGAGATAATGAAATTGTTGTTAGCGGTATTTGTGTTGGAGACAACAATGATTTATATGGTACAAAAAATCTTGTATATGGTTCTAATAATATTATTGGATCAACAAGACATATCGGAACTGTAGACGGCACAACTTTAACTATAAATGGAGACGTTAGAGCATACTATCAAGCTGGTCAAAGAATTCTAGTGGTAGTCTATAATCCCATAGCGGCTTCTTATGTCTATAATAGACTAATTGTTACTCCAGATGGTGGAGTAGCTGTTGATTATATCACCACAGGATTTGGCGCATATACAACCATTAATCTTGGTGAAGGCATAACTACAGATGGACTTAGATATGGGATTAAAAATAATTTCGACGACCCTCTTGCTGAATTAAGCTCAACTGTTACTGTTATAGTTTTTCCATATGAAATTACAGAAACAGATAGTGATAGTGTCACTAGAACCAAAAACTATGGTACAAATAATATCGTCGTAGGATCAAATAATAGATACTACCATCACGGAGGTATGATTCTAGGCAATAGAAATAATATTACTGGTATTAATAATGTTATTATTGGATATAACATTAGCGGCACATTTAATAATACATTACAAATTGGTACTAGCAATAGTAATAAAATTTATTTAGATAATTCACGCATAATATTTAATACTGGTCTTCAACAAGATCAAGTCATTTTTAAGAGTAGGTCTGGTGGTACCACAACCGTTATTGATATGAATAATAATCGAGTTGGCGTTAACAACTCTAGTCCTAGTTCTTCTGTTGATGTTAGTGGAACTATTACTACCAGTGGTTTAAGAGTTGGATTAAGTACGGTATCTGGTTATAGTTTAATTGCTGATGCCAACGGCAACGCATCGTGGCAATTTCCGGTCAATTTATCGGGTACTAATGCTGGTATATTATTCAAAGTTAATGACAAGGTTGGAAGCGGTTCCGATGTATTTTCTTTGACTAATGCTAGTAAGCATGTGAATTATATATATACTCTACCAGCCATTGGAGGAGGAACTAACTCGTTTGAGGGCTTTACATTAACTCCTAGTGGGTTATATATTAACGAAACATCAGACGATGAAACCGTATATAATGTAAGAATTAATGGCTCTGGTATTGGTGATTTAGCAGATCTTAATATTTATCAAGACGATGGTTCAAGAATAGTACTATTTAAAACTTTACCACAGTATAATGCCGTTCAAGTATTTAATATTACTGGTGTTTCTGGACATCTCTATAGGCATACAGTTACTCAACAAATTAATCTACCTACTTCTTTAACAGGAACATTTTTATCAGTACGAGCCGGGGATGGATTATTGTCTTCGACTACAACCCCGCCAAATGTTATATTGTTTGGAAACAGATTGGCTGCTCAATCGGGTAGCAATGATCTAAAGTTCTTTTCTGCTGCGTCTGTAATGACAATAGGTGCTACAGGAGGCTTATCAGCATCACAAGCCGCTGAATTTCAGGGTATAGGAATTGATAGAAGCAGTGATATTATCTTAAGCTGCTCTTCTAATCACGGTACAGTATTTAATAATGCTGGGCGTAGCGATAAATTATTTTCTATCTATAACTCTGGCTCATCGAGTAATGGTCTTGGATTCCATTATTATCCAAAGTCTGGTAGTTTAGCTGTTGGTGTAGAAACAACGCAAACATTCCAAAAAACTATTGATGGTGTTCTTACAGATTGGAAAGAACACAATATTAAACTATTTGTAAATGGTACTGCTAGAGTCCATGGCTTACAATTTGTTGAAAATAATGGATTTAGCTCTAGTATTACTAATACATATTTAAGAGTGAATCCTAATAACGGCCAGGTTTATCGTGGCGCTCTTGATTTAAGCACTGTGTATAGTGGAATATGGCCTGTATATATCAATACAGATATTTCTAGTCGTGTTGATATCGGTCTTAGTCAATCAGCAACTCCTGGTGGTACTGCTATGGGCGCTGCTGGTAATGGAGCAATGCTGGTTTACAACGGCGGCGGATGGGTAACAAATGCTAAAGGGTTATATTTATACCAACCATCATTTGGTAATGATAATCCTAATGCAGTTCCCGGTGCTATCATCGGACCAAATTCTGCTGGACGCTTAAATACCGCTCGTAACAGCCTAACCTTTGCTGGCACACCATTTAATGGCACTGCTTATACCAGCTATAGAGGATCTAATCAATCAACTATCCATATGCTCAAAGGTAGAACCACAAATGCTTCATCTACTGAGCTACGTACAGATTTTGTTAAAGAATCCGCTGGTACTGTTACCAAACAGAATACTATATCCATTGATACATTATTTGATCCTTTAGAAGCCGGTAATGAACTATCACGAAGTGGTATTCTTGGGGTGTGGAATTATACAATTACTTACTGTGGACTTATTAGTCCTGTTGTTAGTAATACAGAGCTTGGTCCATCTAGCGATGGCTGGAATGCTGTTGCTGGTAAATTAGAAGGAGCGGTATTATTTTATCGTAATGATAGTAATGCATATCAAGCTATTAAACTTGGTTCAGAGAGTCAATCATTCAGAACTTCATCTTCCTATAGTAGCTCGTGGACTTCTGGTCTTACTCCCCCGCTATCTGTGTCATTTGTGACAGGTGTTGCGCCCCAAAGAATGCAAATCAATGCTTTGGGTGTTGGCGATGCTAATATTTTATGGAATTGTACTGTGGACATTCATCAATTAAATCACCCAGATAGCACCGCAGTTTCTGGGTCACTTTAATGATGATTTATAAGGATTATAATTATGGCGACAGTACTAACATACGGAACATATAGTTTTATACCTGTTCCTGATATTGCTATTAGTACAGAGATACAACGTAGTGATGCTGGCTATGGAGTAGGCACAGTTGACAAAATAACTCTTAACGGTGTTTTGTATGCTGCTGGTTCTGAAATTAATCAGAGCGGGACTCCTAAAAATAAAAGCAGTATCAATAATTTGATGGTTCAGCTATCAGGATTACAAGCAGCTGTACAACAAGACTATCAACAGCTTTGGTTACGATGTAGTACGGATATTTACAGAAGCGAAAAAGGAAAAACAATAGTTGATAGTTTTTCTTTTGAAAATAGTTCGGACGAACAATGGCTACAAGTTATTAATTATACAATTAATTTATCAGTATATTCTACTGGTTTTATTAACTATATAACTGATAGTGGATATCTAGTATCTAATTTCACTAATACATATAATATTTCTACAAACGATGATAATGCTTACTATAATGGTTCTCAATTTAGACCTATTGGTTTAGATTTTCCTTCATATACAATAACTAGAGAAGTTTCTGCTCAAGGAATACAAACCGAAACCGTTTCGGCTTTAGAAAATGCTGTGAAATGTGTTTCTGGGTTAACTGCCAATAGTAATATTGCATTCTCAAGTATATTAAGTGGTTTATATATCTATGATAGATCAACAGAAATTTCTAAAGACCCTATTAATGGTTCGTATTCTATCAGAGATACTTTTGCAGCATATTCTGGATCTAGTGGCTGGATAGACACATATACTATTACCAGTACTATAGATAATAGTTTACGTAGAACAGTTGAAATTGCTGGGCAAGTACAAGGGTTTGCGTCTTATCCATTGTCTACTAGTCTTTATACAAAGACTATCGACGATAGTTTTTCTACCGATACTACTTCGCAAGGCTATGGTTCAACAAAATGGCTTGCAGCAAGCGGAGGATTCTTTAATCATGTAAAACCCAATATCTTTAATAGAGTATTATCTTCATGGATAGGCAATACTGGTTTATATAAAGCTATTATTAGTTCTGGAAGATATCTTTTTCATACCGGTATTAATCCACTCCCGGCTAGTATATCTGTGGATCATGATATTGTTCAAGGATCGATATCGTATAATTATAGCTACAATTCACGACCGTTGGCTATGATTAGTGGAGCTATTAATGAGTCTATTGACATGAATGATAATTATGCTTTGAGAACGTATAATTTCCCAGATATTTTTTATAGAATGCCATTAGCTCAAGATCAAGGCACTTATTCAAATTCTAAAAGATCAGTCACATATAGTGCTACATTTCCTAGGCCGTTTTCTCCTACTGGCATTACAGCCACTTTGAAAACAAGAATTAATCAAGTTATGGGAGAATTTGACCCAAGTGGTCTGGCTCTTGCAAACAACAATCCTAGAGGTCCAAAATACTTTAGTTGGATTACAGAAAATAATGAAAGTTTTGATGTTTTGGGCGGGAAATATAGTAAAACAATTTCGTGGGAATACCAAAAAGGATATATATGAATACTTATCTAGAATTTGGTAACTATATATTTTCTCCCGCAAGCGGATTTCCTATTCCAAAACTCACAACATCAATATCTAAAAATAGAACATCATCTCAACAATATCTTGGTAGCAAACAAACCATAGAACTCAATGGAGTTATAGTAGGTTCCGGGGTCAATGACCTATTACAAAAAGCCATATCATTACAAACCGGGGTTGTGTCTTCAAACCCAGAAAGATTTATATTCGGATTAAAAGAAGGGTCTACGGCAAACCCTGTTATTAGCGGCACCGGATATGTTACAAAATTACAATTTGATACTAATAAAAATCATGCCGCTAATCTTATAGAGTATCAAATATCTATAGATTTTGATGCTACTACTACTGGTAGTCCTATTAATAATATAGCCAATGTTTATCGTGTAGAAAGTGTTGATGATAATGTTAGTATTTCTGTTTCTTCAGAAAATTACATGATTGGTTATACAACTTATCCATTATATGATATTACTCGTACTACTAGTGCTAAAGGTAGCAGATATTTTGCATCAAGTGGTGCCATTGTAGAAGCACTAAGATGGATTAATGATCGTAAAGCATTATTCCCTTTAACTGGTATATTACCTACAGGCAAATTTCCTCTTTTTAATCATACTAGAACTTTGGACGTTAATGAACTAGAAGGCAACATTAGTATTACAGATAAGTTTATATCTAAACCGATATTGCCCAATGACCCATGGACTCATAAATATACCGTATCAACACAGATCAGAGAAGATTTTACAGAAGAACTTTCTATTAAAGGCAATATAATTGGATTAGCTCCGGCAACAGGCATAAATATTTTAGAAACACCGCTTTCACCATCTGTGCATAAATCAGGTATAAGTATCATTTCGCCATTTGGTGTGCCAAATATTATTAACAGTGGCACTAAATATAATAGTGCTATGAGTGGCTATAAAGGTATTACAGGATTATTTACTGGCATAATATCTCAACATTATAATTTAGTGTCTTCATTAAATACAGATTATTCTTTTCCTTATCCTTCTTGGTCAAAACCTCCTTTGAATTTAACTCCAATAAATTTTGTTGAAACATTTAATCCTCATAATGGAGAAATCACATATAATTTCACTTTTGATAATAGGCCAAATAGTTATATTAGTGGAGCTATTTCTGAAACATTAACAGTTAATGAAAATAGCCCAGTCCCTCGTCATACAACAATTCCCGTATTAGGAAGAAGACTTGGTCCGGTGGTGTATTTTTATACAGCGTCTTCAGGACTAGGAAATAGATCGGTTTCATATGAGGGAGTGTTTGCTCCACCATCAGGATTTAGTAATATAAGAGTAGATATGCAAATATTAAGAGCAATTGATAATTTAGTTAATTCTTTAGGACCTAGCTTGCCTTATTCTGGATATGTAACAGCTGATGATCAAAAAATTAATATTGGAGAAAATAGAATAACAAGAAATAAAACATGGTCTTATACTAAAAATTAATAGGAAAAATTTAATATGGTAGCCAACTATAGGGCGGTAGGCCCACATGCTCAAACAATATTTTTAGGATGTAGTGTTACAGAAGCCAGCATGACTTTGGCTTGGGGTTCTGAGGCTTCAACCTGTGAAGTTAAACTGGTTAATGATTATGTGGCACACCATCGTTCACGAGACTATAATGGTTTAAATACTGCTATAGACAGTATTCATAGCACATTAGACAACACTACTCCATCAACGGCTTTAGCCGCATCAGCACAAGCACAACAATATCTTAAACCGATTATTAATTATGAAAAGAATAAAAAAGATTTTAATACAAATATAGAAGGTGGTTCTTCTTATCCGATAGTAATACGAGATTTAGGAAAAAAATGCTGGAATGCCCATAATTATGATGCTAATCCTTATCATTGGGTTAGCGCTGATCCTGGATTTTTAGGAGATAAATATTCAATAGTTGGTGCTCCTTGTTATTTTAGATTTGAAGATTTGGTTTTTGCTGGTTTTGTTAATAGATGGACATATGATAACGGCGTTTACAGCGTTAGCCTTACCGGTCCTGGAAGCTTATTAAAAGGATGTAAATTAATTATCAATGACTATTATGGTAGTGTTAGCACATTAATGCCATTCACTAATGATCAAGGAAGACCTATAGCAGTTCCGTACAACGACCCAACCGTTGCTGGGTCTTTTGGGGCAGAAATTGCTTACGGCAATATACCAAATTTGATCAATGTTTTTGGTTGGCTACAATACCAATCAAATGCTACTCCTCCTAGATATGGATTTGCTCGGGTTTCGGACTATGGAATTAGTGCCGCTCAAGTTTATGACACTTTGTTAGTTTTATTAGGAGGAGGAGAATGGGATAATTTTGTAGATAGCGATGGAAATCCTGTTTTAATTGATTCAAATGGAATCACACGTAATAAATTTTCTCCTTATGGTGGAATAGTTAGTAGAAGTCCTTTGTCTATAAGTCCAGACGGAGAGGTATTAATAGACACCCTTGGAACAACAATATCGTCGCAAGGAGGAGAATCCTCTACAGATTTAACAAAACTTGGACTATTAAGAACAGTTACTGCTGTTGATAATTTACCAAGACCAATTTTTAGAGTTGATTTTAGTAATGTTCCTCGTCCTGATCCAAATCTATTTTTACCATTATCATCATCAATGCCTCTTGATGAATTTATAGATTTTTGCTGTAAAGGAGCTGGTTATGATTGGAATTGTACACTGGTACCAGCACCAACATCGAGCCAATATACCGCTGCAATTGTTATTAACACATATTCTAGAAGGGTTCAATATCCTCCAAAGGTTCTGCGTGATTTTATTACAAGTTTTCAAGCCGGTGATAATGTTGTATCATATGATTTGGGAGAAGAATATAAGGATCAAAATGTAAGAAAAGTAGTAATGGGAGGAAAACAGGAACGACTAGCTCAGTTTATGACTCACACTCTTTCAAAGTATAGAAACTCTAGAATATATAATCCATTACTTGATACTTTTATGCCTGTTAGAAATGATATGAGTATTAATAATTTAAGAAATGGTAGTTATCATAATATTTATAGAGAACCAATAGCCGATGCTCAACGAATGTGGAGTAGTCCCCCCAATCCGTACATAATGATAAACGGAGGAATTACTGCTCAACGTAATAGTTCGGCATGGGCAACATTTAATCTGGGTGCCACAGCAACATCTGTACCATTAGGCGGCTATGCAACATCGCAGATATCTCTAACAAGCATAAACGATCCATTGGCAAATACTAATTTACCAGGATCAGCTGCATATCCTATTCATTTTGATCTTATAAGCCCTTATTTTGGTATAGGTTCTGATGGTTATCCAAGAAGAGTTTTTTATGATCGTAAATTAAGACAACTTAAAGTTAATATACCCATTAGTGATATAGCAAATTTTTTCCCAGTATACACAGCAGATTCGGGCTATTTGACTATTATGGAAAACGAGATCCGTGCCGCTAAAGCAAGTTTTGATAGCTGGATCGCCTATTTATTTGATTCTTTGTCTTTTGATGTTTGGAAACCATCCGCTAGGCTCATATATACTGCTATATCTTCCGCTCTTGGTCCAGCAGTTGCTAATTCTCTTAGGTTAAGAGGTTTTGGTATTACTAAAAGCCTTGGAAAACAAAAAAGTCCATATGGATATTATCATACAGGCAATCCTGTTAGTCCTTCACAAGCAGTTTTGTTTTCTAACAGAGTTATGCCAATGTTACAAAATTTACATTCTTATATTTCCGATGAACTTGGTCAACATTATGGTAAAGACTATTTAGTTAGAATGCCAACAGTAAACAGTTCTGTTGGCGCAGACGGAGTTAGACGATATGATTATGAGATTACCGATTCTGGTTGGGAAGAACCAGGAAATGCTCTAGATGATACATTGGTTATTGGTAGCACAACGGCCGATTTATTGGCTCAAGATAATGGAAAATTTGGTCCAATTTTAGGATGGAATAATTCTGCTGAACAAGAATACTCTTTTGTTAGGCCTCCTAGCACTATTGGCGGAGCTGCCGTCAGCAACTCTATGGGTCGCGCCATGGCAACGTTAGGTAAAATAGGGGCGAGTAATGCATGGTATTATCCATTGAGAACCGACGGGGATTTTATAGGGGTACCATATACTGGTATCAGAGAGTCTAATTTTACATCCGCTAATCCGGGACTAACCGATTCTTTTGGAGTATCTGTTCCGAACGATAGGTTATACAAAATTTATCAAAAAGCTTCTATACCAGAAAAAACATTAATTTTTGATAATACGATAGGTGTTCAATATGCTATGATTAGCGCATCTTCTCCTGTTTTTATTCATGATGCTGATAATTTACAAAAAACTATTCTTCTTGATTGTGCCTTATCTTATAAAGAAGGAGAAGAAACCGCATCATATAGCTCTGTTCCTAATCTAAGATATATGCAAAATCGGTTTTTAGATAGTGTTGCTGGCAATAGTACAGCAGCTTATTTGATGATGACATTAGCTATGGCCGATTGGGCTCTATTTCAAACAAACGGAGGTACCGTTACGGTCAATAATGAAACCAATATGCCAATACATGAAAGAGCAGCGATGCCATGTTTTGCCGCTATACCTGTAAAGTATAATATGAGTTTATATGGTCCGTGGTCAACAAGCCCTGGCGAAATTGCTGATGCTATTTTTCCTAATACTATTAATAATCTAACATGGGTAGATAATGTGGTTGGAGGCGTTGATTTAGATATAAATTCTCAGTATGTTCCATGGGAGTACGGCGGAATGGACGCCCTAGATACTGCTGTATTGACAATGTTAGGCGATAGCAATGAATACCAGCAAATTGAAGAAGCTGGTCGATTAACACTAGCTGGCATTATGTTGAATAATACTAATATGGGTAGTAAAATTTTTGATAATGGACCATTATGTAATTCTATAGGATTAACTTTTGGTAACGACGGAATTAGAACAACATACCATTTTCGTACTTTTAGTCGTAAATTAGGATATTTTAATAAAGAAAATGCAGACAATATACAAAAATTTGGTAAACAGTCAATGCAATTTAGATCTCAATTAGCAGAAAACATTAATAAAACTAGAGCGGAAATAAAAGCACAAACACAAAAAATGTCTAGAAGTTATTCTATATCAAAAGCTGGTAATTTTAGTCCTGTTAGTGTTTTAGTTGGAGCGGCGTACCCATTCTTGCATAAGAATAGCACAGTGAATAATTTTGCTACACAGTGTCAATTTGATCCCGGTTGGCCCAATAAGCCTATTATTCCAAATAGTGTACCATGCGACGTTAAAGCGCCGAAACACATTTCTGCCGTTAGTCTTTATGATCCAGCAGAAATGGATAAAGCTTTGTTTGAAGATGGTGAATCATATTCTAGAAAATCAGTAATGAGTTTAGACGGTATTTTTTCACCCATATCTTTATATCCAACACCATATTTTTCAACATTTCCAATTACAAAATACCGTAGATCTGTTTGTCCACAATGTATGGGTGTTGGTGATTATACTTATAATGAATTATTAGAATCCACTGTAACTAATGCTGATAATATTTCTGATATTATGTCAGCAAATACGCAAAAAACTATTCCTTGTCCTTTTTGTTTGCCCGATACCCAAATCACAGAAATAAAGAAGATAAGCGCTCAGCCCGCAGAATTAACGCCTCCTTATCTTATTGGTAGTGGTACTGATAGAACAATTATTAATGATAGAGCAACTGCCGTACAGTTCCAGGCGTCTATAATTAATAACTATACATTAAATCCTATAGTATTATCTGCCACCGGTGCTGATTTTAATTGTTTGGCTCATAAACAAGCAAATGATAGATGTGGATACTCTATTGATGTTTTAGCTTTTGGAAATGTTATTCCTTCTGGAGATGACGCTTTACGATCAGCATTATCGGAAAAACCAGATAATAACTATAATGATTTGGATCTTAATGCAAATGACCCTAGATTTACACAAAACTATAGATTTTTTGGATTACGTGGACCGCTAATGTTACATTCGTGGGGATATGATCTAGAAGGATATCCCGTACCAAATGCTTCTGGTGAATATTTGTTGACAGCGAATGGAATTCCAGTAGTTGATAGCAGTGGTAATAAGATTGGAAAAAATCAACAACTACAATCCGATGGATCATACACTTCACCATATAAAGAAAGATCTTTTATGAAAGGCTGGGCTCAACAACCCGGAGCATGGCCAGTAGGACCAATTGATTTGAGATGGGATGATATTGGTAGAGTATGGACGATTGGGGCTAATTATAAACCAGTATGGGTTGTTGTGGAGCAAGATTTAGTTAATGATACACCAGCCAGAGGTATTGTGATTGAATCTAGTTATACTAATAATCCATTGCCTAGCGGATTAAGAAAACTAGTTTTTGTTAAAGATAATCTGGGTATGTTTTCTGCCCCTAGAGGAGCTGCTCTTTATTGTAAATATGATTCTGTCAATGGTTTTTATGAACCTATTTATAATCGTCCATTAGTAACGACAGGATTGATGCTTGGCGGTAATAGTGCTACAATATATACCGCATATACTCCATCTTCTGTGTCTGGAGATATTGTATCTAGTTATACCGCTGTATTTGATAATCCTTTAAATATTGGTATTAGTTCTAATACTATAGGATTATTCACGTTCTTGAATGGGAAATGGATTCTTCAAGCCTCTACATAATTATTTATGAGCTGCAATATTTTTAAAAAATCATTGTCTTCAGATATTTCTAATATTAATAGTATTAGTTTTAATATAAATTGGTTATCTGGATTAATTCCGGCATATGACGCTAATTTATCTGGTATTTGGCAACCTGTTTGGGTTTCAGACACCAGAAGTCAAACATCTGGCGTAGAGCTGCTATATCCTGCACGAAACAAAGCGTCTCGATCTTTTAGTCCTTGTAATTGTCAAGATAGCCAAATTAATCCAGATGCTCTGTATCAAGAAGAATCCTCTTTAGGACTATGCTCTTATTGTGGAAATCCTCCTACTGGCACCAAATGGAGACTTTATGACAACAATAGCAATGCTTCTCCAAGACAGTACGATACTTCTTGCTGTTCTGGCGGTTGCGATACTATGCTTAAAGTTGATGATTATATTCCAAAAATTCCATATTTAAATTATGCATATATTACAGGATTAGCCGACTGGAAACACAAGTTACAATTTCCGGCATGTAATAATAAGTCTCTTGGTTGTGAAAGTTTTGCTGAAGCGTTAACATTAAGAACAATAAATGGAGTCTCTTTAAGAGTAGATTGGAGAATACAAGAAACCATATCAGAAGTTCCATATAATTTATTAACTAGTCAGCATGATACAAAACATATGCATGAGATATCATATGATAAAAGTAAAAAAATAAGCTCGACTTGCGGCAATTTTATTATGACATCTATGCCATCAGATGCTATTAGTGGTAATTTTTATTCTAATAATTATCCAATATTAACCGGATTAATTTCTACAACTATCGTTGGTGAGACACCAAATAAAAATATCCCTTCAATTACTGAATTTACAAAACTTCCTTATGGATTTGATCAAGAAACATATAAAAATATTTTTATTAACAATCAAAAATTGGGATCATATTGGAAATGGAATTATAGTTCTGGTATATTATGCTGGTATAGATATTACAACACTGGGATTCCAAATGACGCAAGGCCACTTCCCGGAGTAGATTTATATATTTCTCCTGGAGACTTCTTTTACGCTAAAAATGATGGCCCAGAACCAGCAACCGATCTTAATAATCCAACTGGTATGGTCGGATCTATTCAATCTTGTCCTTCTGGATTAAAAATACTTCAGGGATCAGAACTGACTTGTATAATTCCAAGTGGATCTCAATTTGCATATATTTCAGCCAATATTTATGAAAGATTCCATAATCTGTATTATAAGCTTTTAGAAATTTTACCAACAGGAAATGATATTGCAAAAAGATCTTTTGAGACCGCAGCAATACTATCGACTGCGCCACGATATGATGAGATTATTGTGGATTTATTAAAACGAAATAATACTTTTGATTATGGTATCAATAATTATGGTCAAATAGATCTTTTAAATAAATATATGCAATCAGGAACAGACTTTGATTCTGTTTCAAGATTAAATTATATTAGTAATTCTCAAGAACTTTTTGACACACTGGTCAATAAGTACGGAGCTTATTTGTGGGTGCCTCCTAATTCTAGTAAAAATATAACCTTTGCTTCTTCTGTAAATAGTAGTTTTGCTGTGGATATGAATTTTAATCTTAGTTTACAAACAAGCGATACGTTATTTAGTTCGGCCACTTGTAGACCGATGACTAATTGTAATAGTAGATCAATCAATAAAAATTTTTCTTATGCTCAAAACATAGGATATTCTTTAGGCAAGGTATATACAGCAACAAATGAAAATGCTAGATACGCAACATCTTGTGTAAGCGGTAATATTACTCCCAATAATTTTGGATTATATTCTAATATATACTATAATGAATCTAAAATTAAATCAGTATTTACATCAAATGGATGTAGTGTATTGTCTGGCATATATCCAAGAATATCTGAAAGCAATAATACTAAGTTTTGTAGAGATTGTGATCCGTATAGTTCTTTTTATTTAATACCCAATGCTGAAACAACAGAGTGTGGCAATTATAATGCTGCTAATAGTTTTTGTTATGCTACTCTTGCTAGAAGATTTAATAATTCTCCTCCGCAATTTTCTGGTGATCAACAAAACAGATTAGAAAGATCAATATCAGATGGCACCAAAAGATTTGTTAGATCGTATCCTGCTTTATTTTTTAATCCGTACATAGACAGCGTAGCTTTTCATCAAAATAATGGTGTTTTTATTAATAGTCCACCATTTAAATTAGATGCATTTGCAGCATTTGAGTTCAATACAACCAGCGCTGGTTCTGCGTCAAATATTTATATACAATTTGATACTAATAATGTTGGAATTAAAATTTATAATATATCAGCGGAATATTTACAAACATCATCATCATCAACCTATTCATGCAAAAGATTCCCTGTTAGTGGTACTTGTAAATGCTTGCCTATTATATCTGTCGATACTATTAGTAGACCCACAGATTGTGATAATCCTAACCCTAATCAAATCTCTAGTTCTAATATATTTACTCCTGGATTATCTACTCGGTATTCTCCTCGTTTAAAACAATATGGAGGATTTTCACAAGATTATTTAAATTCTATTTTTGGCTCTGGAATTGTTATTGGTGGTGGTATTATACCAGTGTTATCTTCATATACAAATCCAAGAACACCATTTGGGTGCAATAGTACAGCATCGATTACTCTACATAATTATACCAATACCATATGGAATCTAAGTGTTCAAGGCAAAAATCCCAATGCTGATTTATATGTTACGGTAAATGAAGATGTGGACTTATCTGGTCCTAGATACAATTTTGTTATATATCAAGTAGGGGGTGGTGATGGTCAGATTACCGATTATTACACGATGTATCAACCTATCATTAAATCTAAAAGATTTGCTACTAAAGTCACTATTAATAGTAGCACAGTATTATATGGCGGCCAAACAGCTCCAATTACTGATGGCGCAACATCATTTACTGTACAACTACAAAATCCGTTTTTAGCTGCTGCCATGTCTGCTAGAGGAGGAAATGCTGAATCTGTTCTTTATCCTCCGTCTGGTAATTTACAAAACACCTATATTTTTTCTAATAATGGAACTACAAAGATTGGAGATCCTCAACGAGGAGATGAAACAGCTGCTGTTACTCTAAATTTTACTCAAAAATTTAATTCACATAAGCTATTATTTAAAATACCACCATTACAATCCATGGGCACTTTAACGGAAGGGTTCTTTGACCCGAATAAGGGCTTGATTGGTTCTGCAAACGGTAAAAGTCCTATTAGTGGAAATATTCTTTATACCAATGAATTAACAAATGCTGATTTTCCTACTGGCAAAGTTTTTTATGGCAACATTAATAATAGAGTTATAAATGTTATAAATAGTTTAAATGAATTTGATTATCATAAAAAATTAAGATTATATATTCAATCTAATAATAAATGGTATAAATATACTGGTTCTAATATAGGTTGCTTTCTTGTTAATAATATAAAATATCCCGGATCTCCTTCTTTTTTTGAATATAATACAGAAATTAATACAAAAAACTTGCCTGGATTATTATTAACTCCTGTTCGTAAACATATCAACTTTAGTTTTATCAAAAATTCAAATTGGAACAATTCATTTCCGTTGTATGACGAACAAACGCCGTTTCCTTTTTCAAAAAATATTTGTAAAGTAGATCCATCCTCAGATTATGAGATTCGCATACCTGGGATAAGAGCATACTTTTTGATTCCGGAACAAGACCCAGCTATTCAGACTAATTTAGCGTCAATGGACGATATATCTCTTTTTGTAGCCCCCAGTAATTTTAGTTATGGAACCACTATTGTTTTTAATGATAATACACACTGGATATGCATTAAACCGACACAACCAACATTAAGATCGTCTTATATATATTCAGAATTTTCTTATTTAGATCATTATTTTAGCGATACGCATATTGCGTTTGATAAAATTAATAGACAAGGATATGTATATAATACTAAAAAATCCTGTTCATATCCTATTACATTATATTCAGATACCACCTTAATTAGTAGTTCTAATACGATTTTAGAAAAAAGCATATATGTTTCTTATAAAAACAAAAACGGTAGTCAAGTTAAAAATTTTAACACAGACGACGTATATATGCAACCGTACACGCTTTTCAAACTACAAAATTCTGTTCCACAAAATGTTAGAGTATATAATATCTTTCCCACAACAGGAACATCGTTAGTACTGGGACAAATAAGTGCCCCAATAGCAGAAAACAATCCACTACTCAATAATAGTTATATTCCTGGAAAATGGGGAGATGTGATTAACTATAATGGAAGACTAGTTGATGCAATTGTAGACGCTCAATATCCTATAGAGGATATATATCCAAAGTCTACGTATAACAATTTATTCCAGCAAATGATTATTAATAATCATTCTAAAAAACATATATATAAAATTACTGATGCTGCTAATACTGTTTCACTGGTGACAGGCACCAGAGACAATGGGCCAGAAAATATATATTATAGTATATTACATAAATATGGTATAGGCGATAATTCTAAAACCTACACGATAGATTCTGATAAGTATCATAACTTTATACCTTTAATAGATCTTAATTTACTTAATATTTCTGTACCAACAGATCCTTCTTTGCCTAATAGTGGAACTATTAATGTTAGTAATGTTACATATACTTCTAAGCCGGACGAAGGATATGAGCCTTATGGAGATGGTAAGTTCTGGATAGATTTTCCTTCTGGCGCTTCTATGGAAGGAACATTTGTACCAGCATCAGATTTTTATACAGAAACTCTCCGTATAGATCAGCCAACATTTTGGCTTAATAGTACAACACAGTCTACTAGAGAACTGACTCCAAATGTTACATATAGACGAAGATTTTCTCCTAATAATATTACTAATTATAATGCTAGTAGTAGTGCTGCTGTTTTTGATAACTCTTCGTCTTACGTTATGACTAATGTAAATAGAAGACAACCGTTTTGGGTCTACCCTATTTATGGAGATCGTGACGATGGTACTTGTGACAACACTGGATGTTTTGGATCTAATGATCATGGCTTAGCTAAAGCTGCTAATTTAGAATTAAAAGCAAATTATAGAATTGCTTCAAACTCTACACAGACTATTGGTGGTGGTTCTATTAATTATGCGTTGGCATACGATGCTGGTATCTATAATATAATAGGTAATGATTCATTAGTAGAGATCAAAAGATTTTCTTTAACAACCAATAATAGTATTGATAATGTATCTGATTCATGTTCTTCTGCTTTTATTTTACCCTCAAATTATAGATTAAATTCTTCTTCTCCTGTATTCCAAAGTACAATTCTAGACACTAATGTTAGCACTCCATTATCTTATCCTATAGATAGTGTTGCTAATGAAATGTTATTTAGAATTTTATATGGACAAGCACAGTACGTAAATAAACAAATGTATTTTATTGATAATTTAATATATAATAAACAAGATATTATTAATTATACTGATCCTAGAATAACAGCAGAAGATATATATTCTCAAATTTTATATAATTATGATAAAGCAGCTACTTCTAATTTTAATTTAAATGGATCTTTTACTATAAACGGGGTTGCTTCTATTGGATCAACCACAACACTATCTATAGATGATTTAACCATTACCATTGTTATAGAAAATCGTTCTGGTAATATTTATGCTGTCGCTACAAGCAGTATATCTATACCATATTTTGGTAATAAGTTAGAAGTTCTACTATACTCTGGTGTAACCACCTCCTCTTCTTATGTTATATTGAATGTGGCTCCAGACGCAGACCCGCCACCACCTGCTCCACCAGATAATAATACTAGTATAGTTTATCAAGGAGAATGTCTATATTATGATAGTTATCAATATTATCAACTAGCCTTTGCTTATGACTCATCGAGTCCGCCTAATCTGCAAAATATAGTGTCTTCTTCTACTAGCTGCGGAATTGGTTGGGGTAATGCTTATGGAGAGGCGGGTGCTGGACAACCAGGAGATTGTTGTTGTGGTCCAGCCGGTCCGTGTGGCGGAGGATGCGTTGCTCTTAGTGTGACCAGCTGGGGCCCAAATCATCTTAGACAATGTGTTTGTGGTCAACCACAAGTTGGTTCTGTTGGATTTATGGCTCCTTTCACAACGCAAAGAACGCCTCCGTGTAATGGATTAGGGTATTCATACGGTATAGGTTCTGGACCATGCACATCATTTGATGTTGGTTATTGTAGAAAAAATAATTGTCAAACATGTGATGAAACGCTTCAAGAAGAAACATCTGTCAATTTTGAATATGACTGGCAGTATTGTAGAACTAATTTTAATTTATTTGGACATATCTATAGGCAAGTTCATCAATTCGATGGTTCTCCAATTATAGTACAACCAAGACCACCCGATTGTTATACTAACTTTTTTGATACTGGATATGATCAATGTGGTAATGTTGAGCCAGGAACAACGGTTGTACGAACAGAAACAGCAAATTGTACAACATATCCTGTTATGGGCCTTACAAGAGATCAACTAGATAATTTAAGAAAAAATAATATGTTACTTGGTGTTACTCAAGCAGTTGGTTATGTTTGTTCAGATCAAACGAATGGTTATGTTCCACCAACACCAACCACCGTATGTATTCCTGTAGCTGGAGCAGGGGGTGAGTGCCAGGACGGTTATAAAGGATGTGTGTTTATAGGTTGTCCAACCCCATTTAGTAGCCTTAATTCATCAGGGGGTTGTTCGACAGGAGACTGTGATTTTTGTTATACTCCAGAATCTTCTTATACAGCCCCGTGCGACGATATTGATAGTGGGTTTGAATATCCTTCTGGTAAATGTGATGAATATTGTCATTTTTGTGGGGTTGGCCGTACTGGTAGTCATAATATTTTATCAAAAAATAGACTATATTTATCAACAACAACCACAACTAATTCTCCGTATAATCCTTTGTGCGCTAGTTCATTATGTACGATCTCTTATAGTAGTTCGGCTATCACATTGACCATTGGCGGAAAAAGTATGTGTTTTAGTCGAACACTATTAAGATGTCCAAGAATTAGCATTAATTCTACGATGTCGCAGCTATCTTTAATAGACAATATTGAGAGCAGTTGTGATCAGTGCTTATCATCTGCTCTAAAAGTTTTTGTTCCTGAACAAAGACAGGCATTTGTCACCAAAACCGAATCTCGCAGATGTTTATTAGCAACATTTACTTCTTGTAGCGTCAATAATCCAGGTGTGGTAGGTGGTGGGTGGCAATCTTTTTACAATCATGCTTCTTGGGCTCATCAATGCGGAGGAGGAGAGGTTGAATATGGGTGTGGTCAGCTTGGTAGTTTAATGTATGGAAACGACGATCTATTATTCAACGTGGTCTATGAGTGTTTAAAAGGCTTATCCTGTAGTATGAGTAGTACGATTGCTGGCTATGAAGTACCAGAAACACAGTGGCGTCTTGCAAATCAGATGAGAAGCCGATACCAATACTTGGCTAAGGGAAGTAGCCATATTCCTACTGAAGATATTATAGAAGGCGTAATCCCTGGTTCTGTTAGTGATGTGATAACAGAAAGCTTTAATAGTGGAGGAGCAAGCATAACCAGAACCGGTAATATTGTTAATGATGTTTCTACAACACATGCTTTCTATTTTACATATAGCTATATTAGACCGGTAACAATACAAGATATAATGCGTAATGACAATAATATTATATGCACTGCTGATAATCTTTACGTTAGTAGTAATAATACCTCTCATCATTGTTCAAATGTACCATTTCCTAGTGCGTATGCTTCTAATTTAGCCCCATATCAAGCTTATCTATTTACTGTGAATCGAACGGGTAATATTGAAGGAGCCTCATATACTCATACGCATCCCACATATTATCAGGCATCTAATTGCGATGGTGGTATTTCTTGTTATTATAGACATAAGGTATTTATTTGTGGCAGCGCAGATTTTTGTTGTATGTCTGATTTAGGCGTAACAAGAAATGAAGGTATTGATCTTTCCTGTAGTACTATTAATGCTCCTTTTTCATCATAGGATTAATTATGAGTTTATCATTTTGTAATTTTGAGGATACCGGTAAAATATTTCGTGATAAAAAAATTTATAAATGCTCGTATTGTGGATCTCAATTAGCTTTAGAAGATCCTACAATTAATATCATATGTTTTAAAAAACATAATGAAGTAATGACACAAATTGAAAACGAAATATTACCTAAACAACATAAAGTTTTAAATCTTCATGCTGAATCAGAAGCACAATTTAAAGCATTGGTCTCTCAACAAGTAGATCTCGAAAGACAACCAATCCCAGATATGCAGAACATGCCCACACCAACAGAACCATCTGATATTATGTGCAGCAAAGAACAGATAGATGAAAGATTAGATATTTGTCATAAGTGCGAACATTTTAAAGATAGTTCTTGCTTATTGTGTGGGTGTGTAGTTGTTAGAGATAAAAACTTTAATAATAAACTAGCACATAAGAGACACGCCTGTCCAATCAATAAGTGGGGTCCTATTATAGATAGTCCTAGTAACTAAATCTTGTTACTTCTTGTACGCTATTACCTATTATGGCAACTACATTAAAAGTTTCTATATGGTCTCCGTTTTTCACCCTAACTAAAACAGGTACTTGTCTATTTCCTGTCCAAGATCTGAAAAAATGAATTCCCACCATAAAAGAACCCCTAGGATAGGATTTATGTGGCCAAAATATATTTTCTACTGGTTGATTTACTAAAGCAGTATTATTGGCATTCATATCCACGTCCAGCATACCACCACCGGTACCAATTCGTCGTGTCCAATTAATTATATCTAAATGACCATTAGTATTTACTATCACATGTAAATCTATATCATCTATAGTGTCCCAGGCTATAGATATTTGAATGTCTCCTGTTTGAGCACCAGCCTCCGTTAGTCTTTGGGAGATTCCAGTTCCTGCTCTGTTTATAGGTCCAGAGCGACCACGAAACATATTAGCAGTTTTATTTTGTGCCAATAGTCCAGCAGAGGTTGTTTTGATTAGATCCTCTAAAACATTGGTTTGTGTTTCTTGCGCCGGCGCGTCTGTTTCTTTATCGATACTTGCCGTCAAAGAACTATTGACAATAGCAGTTAGACTTTCTATGGGAATACTTTCAGATAATAATTTTCGATTATCTATATTCTCTGGATTATCAAGACTGATGGTTTCTAAATCAACAGCGGTGTTGTTTATAGCCTCTACTATAATAGAAGACGATTCTATAGGATCGTGGTTTTCTGGTACAGATTCAGCAGAAAAGCTTGATATATCTACTATAGTAGCTTCTAAATTTGGCTCGATAAGATCTTCGCTGGAACTAAAAGATAAACTAACAAGAATGGGCTTATCTGTAACAGGAATTTCATATATTAAAGACAAAAACAATAAGAAAAAAGTATGAAAAACCAAACTGGTTATAAAAGAATGTAATTCTATTTTTTCTTCTTTTGTAAATTGTCGATTTTCTGTTACTTTTTCTTTTTGTTGTTTTCTGTTTCTTGTTGCTGAGGAGCCCATTTGTGCCAACCTTTGTTTGGTAACCAATTGCCTTCATCGTCCTTTCTTTTTGGAAACAAAGTTCCACCTTTTTTGTGTTGTCCAAATGCGAGTAGTGCTCCGCAATCAACACATCTTAATTCATAATAGTCGTTGCCTTCTACATTCCTAACCACAAACCGAAGATTATTACTACCACATAGTCCACATTTTTCTTCAGCAAAAATTTCTTGGATGATAGCTAATTCTTTAAAAATTTCTTTTTGACCGGCGCCTTCAAGTTCGAATTCTAATTTATCGCCTACTTTATATTTTACTTTCATGGCTATTTCCAGGTGTCCTGGTATCCTATTAGTTGCTCTGGTATATTGGACATATTTTGCTGATAGTGGTTCAGTTTTTGAACGGACGAAACAGCGTGTTCATGCTTAATATTATATATCGAATCATAGGTAATGTCAAGCTCATCAAAAAGTTTGGTTACATTAATATTTAATCTTTTAGCAATAACATCTATAAAATTAATTTGATTAGAGCTAATTTTTGTAACCGTTAATCCGTCAACATTGTCTTCTACAGATTCTGCCAGTTCTTCAGCCGCAACAACTTTCTTAAGTCTTAATGCTCTTCTCAAAGCTCTTCCTTCTGCTCTGGTTTCTGCAACGGCGACGGGATGATTACGGAAAATCTTATCACAATTGCCCCAATACACATCCGCTGAGCCGTCTACAGTCAATAGATTTAAACCTTCTGGGTCGGCTATACCAGGATTTAAACGAAATGTTAGAGAATGACAAACCGTTGCTCTTTTTTCGTTCTCTGGAGACGGAGATTGAACGATTTGAGAGGTTGATGATATTATTCTAGCCTCCATAGCCAGCTCAAATACTCGTCTTAAACCATCGGTTGTAGGATTTCCCATTATTTTTTCATCATCGGATAAAAGACCTAGTACATAATCTGTCCACTCCAAATCAGTAATCTTTGGATTAGAAGTAGTTTTCATATCTTGTGTTTCTATTTCCGACTTATCCTTTTTAGCCATTTTAATCCTCTATTTCTAGAATGTTCGAATTAGCGAAAGCCTGTTTATTATCTAATAGTAGTTTTAAAGACATATATACTTGATGTGCTCTAGCATTTGAAAAATCATGTATCTGTTTTATTCTTATTAATTTTAGTCCTTTTCCAATGATCAAACCAGATTTTTTTCTATCATACTTTTGATTTTTTGCTAACGATTCTTCTCCCCAAACTGGAAGAAAATGAGAAGGTCCATCGATCTCTATCGCAATATTCATAGTAGGCAGAAACAGGTCAAGTTGCAACTTGGTGTTTGATAAAATCTGTTCTTTGTGAAATTCAACTTTATAGTTATCATTAATTAGACATTTTAATAAATAGTGTTCTAGTTTAGATCCTGTTTTGCTTGTTGTTCGAACCGCTTGATTAGCAGCAATTAGTCTTTCTTGTTTTTCATCTTCGCTAAGGCTATTCCATAAGTGTTTTGCTTTTTCTTTTCTCGTTTTTTTGGTTCCATCATCCATATTCTCCCACTGTTGAATAATGCTTTGTCCAATTTTTGTTTTTGTGGATTCAGATCTTTTTGTTCCTTTGGTTGGATGTTTGTGTTTTCCTGTTTTTAATGCGTTTTTTTGTGCTAGGCTTTTATCTCTAATTTGTATTTTAAATTTAATAGCGTCTCTTCTAATTTTATTAGGATATGTATGATATAGCTCAGCAATTTCTTGAAAGCTTTTATTTTCTTGCAAATAAAGCTTTTGTAATAATTTTTTTTTGCCACTTTCGTCATATTCGTTGTATAACATTATTAACCTCTTTATAATTAAATTTATCTATTTTGGCTAGAGGTGGTTTCCAGCAAATATCGAGCAACTTAGCAATATCATCATTTCCTGCTAATGTTTCAAATTTATTATTTAAGTATATATTATGCCACATCATATACGGAACATTTGAACGCTCCGCCCACTCAGGTGTTTGCATATATAAAATCTGTTTATCTGGACCAGGAAAAGTTTGAGTCAAAAACGCGCTTTGTGTATCAAACAAGAATAAAATACCTCTAAAGTATTTTGCATGATTGGCTGATAATATATAATATTTTTTATTTGAATCCAGAAGCTGGAAATAATTATTAAATATTACAATATGATCATATGGTCTCAATTCACATAGTTTATTAATATTCTCAACAATATATCTGTGTTCCTCAATTTGTTGATTAATATTTGGTAGATAAAATCCTATATTCATATTATAGTCCTAGGTATGGTATAAGTTGTTCTTTCATAAAATTAGAAACACGATATTTTTCATGTGTTTTTGTAAACTGATTGGATATCTGATTATGCTTGATTTGTTCAATAAAATCATGGTTTCCGTCTAACCATAAAGTATTAGTAGCGGCTGTTTCTAATTCAAATTCACGATCAATATCAACAAAATAAGAATAAGTATTGAGCACATAATTTAAATCCTGTTCGTTATATATACCTATATTTTGCGGATGTTTAAATTCTGGATTATTAAATAATACTATTGGATATTCACATTCATTTGGATATATGTAGGACTCTAGTATGGTTTTATTTTTTGTATTATCATTAGATAAAGAGACTGCAACTTTATTATTTTTTATAATATCTGGGATCATATAGTATATGGTATCATCATATAAATAATCAAATGTCAGAGCCTTGCTGTTGAATTGTGTTGTATTGTTTTTGACAACGAAAGAGCAGTTTGTTTGTGAAAGATAAGAAACAAGATTGGGATTTTCTATGATAAGATCTATATATAATATAATTTTATGTTTATTATGATAATTTTCCACATAGTTATGAATTTCTTGAGTATACTCTATAAAAGGATACAACAAAATATCTGGTTTAAAAACATAAGTAGTATCAAATATATTATTATGTAGATTGCTAATCTGTACAGAAATAGATTCGCTCTGTAGTAGAGATAAGTGCCTTATTAAAGACCTGTACTGTCTATTGCCGTTGGAATGTACTAATATTTTTTGCATATAAACTCTTATCTAATTTTATGTTTATCTTTTAATCCAGTAATTTTAATAATATTACTTGTTTTATTATTATATATAGCTTTAATATTTAATAGTTGTTTTTCAATTGTGGTATTGATAATCTCAAATAAAAACATATTATCATAATACAAAAGATCCATCTGTGAATACATTTTTTTAAGATCATCTATAGTAAAATAAACAGCTTCCGCCCAATATTTATCTCCTAAATCATAAAACAAATGTTGAACATAATTGTCTTCATCTATAAAACAACCAATATTATATCTGGGTGTTTTGATTTTTTTATCAATCAATATCCATGATTCTTTTGTCGAATAGGTTGGCAGTTTTTTTATAATACTGTTACTATTAAAGAATAAAACACCGTTTATGTTGTGATTGTTTTGTAGAATTTTTGTTAATGCCAGTTTAAAAGCATAGCCTTGATTTTTTTCTATATACTCTATATTGCTTATAGTATTATCTTCTGTTATTAGATTATATTCTTTAATTTTTTTAATAAGCTTATCTTCTTCAAAGCCCAATAGAACAAAGATATTTTTACTATGTATTGCTCCTTTTATATATTTAACACAATAATATATAAGCTCCTTGGTTTTGTTGCTCGATTTCAATAGGCCAATAGATCCATAAGATTTCATGCCTTTTGTTATTTCGTGTGCAAAAATACAACAAGCTATTTTTGTCATAGTGTTTTTGTTACAGTAATTACTGTATATATGTGTTCAATGTAATTTTTTTGTACTACTATATTTGGAAAAGATGAAAAAGCTTCTACGATCAGAGATTCTGTCCATAAAGAATTTATATCTTTAATAATATCCGATATTTTTTTTGCATCTATCTCATTTTTCAGAATACGACTGGATAGCATTGTAGCATTAATACATTTAAATGTAGCCGTACCATCAAAGGCTAGTTTTGACAAAATAGCCTTAAACACATCTAGTCTTTGCGCAAATTCTATCTTATCAAGACATTCACAAATAATATTATTAACAAATCCATTAATGACATTATTTAGGTCTTGAATTTTTATATTTTGGTAGCCTTCTATAGATCCGCTATCGTCTATGATTAAATTAATATTCCTATTCATTTGGTATATACCTCGTGGCTAATATCGTTAATAATTTGTTTTAGAGTTTGTTTAAATGGTTCAAAGGGATATTTTTCTTTTACATATTCAACTTGTTCTTTAACGTCCGGCTTAGAAGAAGACAATTCTTTAATCGTTGATATAATATTATCATTAAGATCAATATGATTTATAAAAGGCGATATTACCGGATTATTTTTTGTTGTAATGGTTCTACATCCGCAACATAAAGCCGACATTAGATTAACTAGATAATTATCTGATATGTCTAAACATATTTTATGTCGGTTAAAAAGATAGTTAAGTGTTTCTAAATTAATTTTTGTATTTATTAATGTGCAAGACATTCCGTTTTGTTCTAGCGCAAACTTTAATTGTTGTGTTACTGATCCGTAATCAAATATAGCAATGTCTTTTCTTTGTTCGAAGTCAGATGATGACTGAAAATGTTCTACAGGTATTCCAATTTTTGTTAGAATAGATTTATGATTAGACTTAAAAGACTGGAATGAGTTTTCATTAAGATATAATTTAGTATGATTATTTAATTTTTGCTGTATAATATGTTTATCTTCTTTTTTGTAGGCTTTAACTTGATCTATTATAAATAGAATAGGAATGTGCATACCAGCAGATATAGTATCATTGATATGTTTTTCAATATTATGAGTCATTAAAAAATGGTAATTATATAATCCAATATGATTATTTGGTAGATTAATTACATTATCAACATTAGTAGCATAAGTATTATTTTCTAAGATAAAATAATTGTCATCTGTTAAATATAAAAAATTATCCAATAAACTATTCTTAGGCTCGTACACAATATTTTTTTGTAATACTTTTGTTGATGTCGTACGAAATACCGTGTTGTCTATCATGAAGCTTAACTGCATAATTGTTGTCCTACGTTCGAATAGGAATATTGATTAATTTGATTTGAACCAAAGTTCTGTTTTTCCTGGTACATTTTTCTATCGTTCTTGTACATATTATAAACCTTTTGCATGGTTTCTATAAGACTACTGATTATTGGAGTTCTCCATGAGTATTTTGCATTGAATAAATCGTAGTCTTCTGGTAGTGGTGGCTTACCAAGAACCACTGGCGAATTTTCTGATTTAACAATAAATCCACCCTTTTCTCCTCCAACTAAATAATCTAAGCCAGTATTTTGTAATACAATTGGTGTTTTGCCAAGATACGATGCTATCAAAGTTTCTTGATCAAAATTAGAACCGCTATTAATATTAACAAAACAATCACAACTATTATGTATACCAATGATTGTATCTTGATTAAAATTATCTGTAAAAACTATTTCATTTTTAAATACTTTATTGGTATGTAAGCTACTTTTAATCTGTTGTGCAAGTTTTTCTATATTGTTTTTTATGGTAGATGATTGGTTTGAAGCATCAGAACTTGGAGCTATAATTAAAGACACCCTATCTAATTCCGAAAAAGCTAAATGAAAAGCAGTAATTAATAAGTGCAAATTAGATCGCTCATCATGATTAGATCTAGAATAAAACTTAAAAGATGAATCTATGGCAGAAGGAAATTTTATCAAGTTAGATTTTTGCAATGGTGGTATTTTTTCTAAATCCATGGGTTTTGGTATAACTTTTACGGGCTTGGTTATACCACCATTAGTTAGAGCTTTTTTTTCTGGTTCTGTAGACACATAAATTTCATCTAGTCTATTAAGTATTAAATTGTTATATACTGACTCGCCTTTACTAAATTCAACGTTAACAATTCCGATATTTTTCTTTGCTTTTTGACTATTATGAAAAGAAGAGGTCAGACCGTACTGTAAAAGAACGTCATATTCATCGTATGTTGAGTGTTCGCATTTTAAAATGTCATTATCAATATTGGTTTCCACCATATTCGTATAGTATATTGGTCTAGTAGACAAAGCTATATTTGAATTTGTTAACATAGCTTTTATATAGTCTCTAGCTTCACGACCCCAAGAATCTTGTTGACGATAGGTTCCTATAAATAATACTTTTTTCATTTTAAATTCTCTTTCATAGCTGCATAGCTAATAAAATCTTCTTTAGAAATTTTATCTTCATTAGCTAAAGCTGTCATAGCTATATTATGATTTTTTATCAAATTATTAACAGTATTAATAACATGTTCTAGATTGTACGGTTGTGTTTGTATACCATTGATAGTAAATCCATAAACACTATCTTTAATCATATTTAGTAACATGGTTGAGGTCATTAGTGGATGATTACCCATTTTACGAGACACAATAGACATAATCTGTTCTGACGGAGCAAGATCTTTAAATTGATCCAGTTCTTGAGGATTGATTTCCGCTATTTGTGGTAAAATCTGATCCCACTTTCCTTGAAGATTAGATAGTTTAACTGAGTCTAAATACTTTTCCCATTTCTTAGCAATATCATCCCAGTTGTATCTTGCTTCTGTCAATTTGCGGGTCTCATGTCTTTTTTGTTCTTGTAAAAATTCTGGTAATTCTATAAAGTTTTTTAATATTTCTAACAACGACTCATTATCAGGATAGACTCTAATAGCTTTTGTTTCTAGTTCTCTAAAAAATTGATTAACTTTTATTGGATATGCTTTTAAATATTGTACAATATCTTCCATAGCGCTATAGTTAACAGAAGCTATGGGAACACCAGCAGCACCAGCTTCTACTTGGGGCATACCAAACCCTTCACAAATGGCATATTGAGTATAAATATCCATAACATTATATATAGTATTTAGTTCTTGTTGACTAATACCATTACTAACATTTGGCATACTCATAGACATTTGTCCGCATCGGGGGCATAATGCTAATGGATGCTGATAGAGAGAAGGCTTATAGAATTTGCAGTTTTTGCAAGAATACGTGAATAGGACCTTATTTCCAATCTCGTATTCTTTAAGAAAAAGAGGAAGATCCCATCCAGCATCCGGATAGCTTGTGTGTAGATAAAGAAAAGTTTTATCGGCTTTGGGATGATTAGTCTCTTTTAGGTACTTAATAAATTCTTTGAGAGCAACAAAAAGTTCTGGTATGAGTTTGCGTTTTTGGTTTCTCATCACCGAACCTATAACAAAGGCTTCTGGATCGATACCAAAAAATTGTCTTAGTTGTTGTCTGGATTCTTTGGGTAAATATTGAAAGTTTTGTAGAGACACACCCGGAGATGTGGTGTCTATATATTTAATAGAATTATTACTCTGACGAAGAAGCGTATCTCTTCCAAAGTCAGAATATGTAAAAATAGCATCGGTATGAACAAACGTATCGATCCATTCTTCTTGTTGAGGAGCAGAGTCAACCGTTGGCATTAGGATCCAATGAAAATATGGTCTTAAGGGAGAAAACTGTTGATAAGCACTCATCCAGTAGTCTCTAACATCTATAACAATATCTGGCTTAAAGTCAATTAGAACCCTCTCAAATCTCCACTTACCAAACTGATTTTCCATCGAGCTATTATATTCTTGACTGCGAGGATCATTTCCTTCTACAGCATTAGCATAGTATTTCCAGTCTATCTCGATATCTTTTGGATCATTAACTTTACCATAACAGGCAAATTCTGCGATTTCATATTTGCCAGTTTGATGTAATCTAGACAGAATCTCTTTAGTATATGTTCCAAATCCAGAACTAAGAAAACTAGCTTCAGAAACCATTAATACTTTAAGTTTTTTACTCATTATAATCTTTATATTAGAAGAAATTATCACAGGTGGCCTTATAGGAAGACCACCCGTGATAATCACCATTATTAGAACGCTACAGGCTGACTTTCCTCTGCCTTGCTTGATAGCTTGGTTATCTTTGAAAAGTTATTAACTCTAACCTTCAAAGAATTATGCTTAACTCCATCCTTCTCCCATGAATCATTTCTGAGAGATCCTTCGACCATCACCAGATCACCCTTCTTGAATGAACGACCAATAATCTCAGCACCAGAATCCCATGCTTCACATGGAACAAAGGTTGTTATCTTATCCTTTTCTCCATTTGCCTTTGTATATTCGCGCGAAACAGCAATAGTAAAGTTGACCACCGAAGTGCTCTTACCATTAGTGTTGACACTACGAACTTCTGGATCACGAGCTAGATTACCGCGTAATATATTTATATTCATACTGATCTCCTATTGTTAGTTACAAACCAAAACCAAACACAATATATAATACCATAGCTGAGACAAAATGTCAAGTCCTTGGTATATAAGCCTTTTCAACAATCAAGCTGTCGCCTGTGTTGTTTTTTTTACCTTTGACAATAATTACATTATTATCAAATAAAATATTTCGATGTGTTTTATATGCGTCAGGAAAAAAGATTACACTATCAATACATCCATAACTATCAGATATTGAGACAAACGCCATTTCTGAACCAGGACTTTTTCCTGTTTTGGTTTTGGTTACACTGATACTTTCAATTTCTCCACATACAATTATATTATCCTTATTAAGAGTTGTTTTAAATTCTTTACAATTACAGTTAGTCATTGTAATATCATACATGTCTACTTTCGAGCAAGTGATACTGCACCCCAATACCTCTTCTTCTGCATCAGATATCCACTCTGGATTATCGTCCATAGAATACGGAGGAGAAAGAATTGCATGTAGAAAACTATTTAAAACATCTAGTCTTTTTTTTGTGATGCGTTCTTTATTTTTTAATAGGCTAATAATATCATATAAATTGAGCGTTAAATCTATTTTAGAACTTATATAATCTAATTCTGTTTTTGTAAGAGAACTAGCGATATCATATTCAAACATCATACTGCTTCTGGTCTTTTTTAAGAAAGATAATCCTCCGCTTTTTATTAAAGCTTTAGCAGACATAGAGTTAATTTTTAATAAAACACCAAAAAGTATTTGCGGCCAAGACATTGTATTAAGATCTATATTATTATTTTGAACAATATCAGTTAGTTTCTTAAATACAGAATCCCCGAAACCCTTGATATCTGTTAAACCAAAATGTATACAATTATTTTTTAGAATAAAAAATCTGTTAAGATTTCTTAAGTCCGGGACGCAAACGGATATATCCATTTCACTAGCGTTTTGTACTAATTCTTTAATTTCGGATTTCGGATCTATTTTGTCTTTAGCAAATCTCAGATATGAAGCAAAAAATATTTTAGGAAAATGAGCTTTAGCAAAAGCAGAGAGGTAAGCATTAACGGCATAGGATACCGCATGGCTCTTATTAAAAGAGTATCTTTGACTTTTTTCTATCCAGCTAAAAATTTCTTCGGATTGTTTGTCATCTACAATATTAAGCTTTTTGGCGCCTTGTATAAATTTTTGTTTTAATTTAGACATCTCTTCTGGCTTCTTTTTACCGATGGCTTTGCGAAGATTATCGGCTTCTTGAAGATCGAATCCGGCTATAGTTTTAGCAATTTCCATAGCCTGTTCTTGATAAATCATTTCTCCATATGTTTTTTCTAATATTGATTCTAAACACTTATGATAATAATCTATAGATTCCTGTCCATTCTTTTTGTCAATATAGTGATTGCTTACACTTTTACCATCTCTAATAGCTTCTAAGCATCCCGGTCTTAAGATACTAATTAAAGCCGATAGTTGTTCTATATTTGTTGGCTTTAATTTTTTTGCCATTGATCTACCTAGGCGACTTTCCAATTGAAAGCAGCCCTTAGTATTGCCATCAGAAATCAGATCCCAGGTTTTATGGCAATCAAAATTGATATCGTGATTAATAGGATCAAAATCTATTAATGGTTGATCTTTATTTTCGCCAATGACACTAAATGAACATCCACAAGAATACTTAAACTGTTTACTCATTTTTGATTAAAAGAATCCTTAAATTTTACTTTAGACCCCAAACTACGATGCAGCTTCATGAATCGAATCAAAACCTCAGCACAATCCTTAACATCTTTTAGAGCATCGTGCGCTCCCTCTTTGGATATTCCTAAATAATCTCTAAGATTATCCATAGAATAACTTTTTAGATCATTATTGTGCTCAAACCAATAAAATACTAGATTCATTACGTCTATAACATCTCTATTAAAAAATATATTGCTACATCTCTCTTTATCGATATTTCCATATTTCTTGCTTAGTCTGTCTATAATTTTAAGATCGAATCTATGAATATTATAGCCAGCAGCGATAGGTGCGCTAAATGCACTTTTTTTACTTGATCTACTATGATATTTAAGTAAATATTCTGTAAACATTTTCCATGATTGTTGTTGTGGGGGATACTTCTTCCACAAATCTAAAACATCTTGTTTTGCACAGCCCTTTACTTTCGCATGAAAGTCTAGAATATCTGTTTGGTATTCATAGCTATCATTATTGGATAAAACTTCTGGTTTAAAGTTTATATTGAATTCCGAGTCTGGAACGACCTCCAGAGAAATTGGGTCAATGATTATTGCAGCAATTTGTACTGGGCTACACTCTGTTGGATCGGATCCATCTGTTTCAAAGTCAAAAACACAAATCTTATTATAGTTAATCATGAATTTTCTACTACATTAACCTCTGTTATAGGAACTACCATAATTTTTTCATTAGTTGATTTATTAATAGCGTTAAGAACCTTGCAGCAACTAACTCTTTCGTCGGTGATACGTTCATGTTCTATATTGTCTAGTACAAATTTATCACCAACTTTAAGTTCGTGAAATTTCATATTTATGCTCCTGTTTTTAGAAGTTGTTGAATAGTCATAATTTTATCTAACATAGCAACACCTAGAATATCAAACTTAATAATTCCAATAGATTCCAAGTCCTGCATCTCCATACCGGCTATCATTTGATCGTTTTTAGAATCATACACCATAGGACATATGTCTTTTAATGGATCGGAACTGATGGCAATACCAGCCGCATGTTTTGATTGATTAGACTTTGTACCCTCTAATCTAATAGCCTGCTCAAAACGCTTGGCAAGTGGACCTTGTAACTCATCATTATCATCAATCCAACACCATTCTTTTAGCTTATCCGAATTATTCTCTAGTGACCAGCGTATAATCGATGCTTCTCCTGTTTCTTCTTTCATTTCTTGTAATTCATCGGCAATCTTTGCTTCATCTGGTATGTGTTTTGTAATTTGGTTCATTTCATCAAAAGAAATATGACCATATACTCTTAAGACATCTTTTAATGCGCCTCTACCTTTGATAGTATTAAACGTTATCATTTGAGAAACTTTATTATTACCATATTTATCTTTAATATATTGAATAACTTGTTCTCTCTTATCTATTGGAACGTCAACATCAATATCTGGCATAGATATGTGATTAGCACTATTACGACCAGCATTATAAAATCTATCAAACATTAGATTATATTTAATAGGATCAATATTAGTAATCCCAATAAGATAAGATACTAAACATCCAGCAGCACTTCCTCTTCCGGGACCAGGAAGCCAAGCATGATTTCTAACATGGTTTACAATATCTTGAACAATTAAAAAATAACTAGACAAATTAGCGCCCTGTAATACGCTCAATTCATATTTTATACGATCCACATAAATAGACTGATCGTTTTCTGATATATGATTTGCGATTTTATTTTTCCATCCATCACGACACAGTTGTCTCAGGTATTCTGCATCTGTGTATCCAGCTGGACAACTAAACGGAGGCAGATGAGGTTTACTAAGAATATCATATTCTTCGCACATAGAATCTACATAATTGGTATTCTCTATCTCTTCTGCACTATGTAAATTAGCAATTTCTTCTTGTGATAATATATGAAAATTATCTGACATAAAAAATGCGCTTAACGGAACTTCCTGATTGTTAGCTATTTTTCTATTTATTTCTGGAAATGTAGTTTTAAGATTATTACACAATAGTATTCTTTGATCAACAGCATCGGACTTACGACAATAGTGAGCGTCTGGAGTACAGATAACCTTAGTGTTAGTTATTTTTCCTAGTTGTCTAATGCAATCAGACAGTTCTACTTGTAGTGGGATATTATCTTTGTCCATTAATTGTGATTCTAAGAAAAAATTATCTTTACCAAAAATATCGTGAAAAGTATTGATATACTGTTTTCCAATATTACTCCAGTCTCCCACTATTTTATCATTATCAACTAATTTATCTGCTAGAGTAGATCCTAAATGACCACATATGCCAATAATATTACCGTCAATAAGATTTTTAAGTCTTTTAAGATCAAGTCTAGGCTTATGATAATAAAACTCAGGACGATTTGATTCGGAAACTATTTGTATTAGATTTTTCCACCCCTTAAGATTTTTTGCTAATACCAAAAGATGACTAAGAGACTTATTGGTTTTTTCTTGAATACTTGCGTCTTCATTACATATATATAGTTCACAACCCAGAATGGGTTTAATACCATTTTTTTTCATTTCGGTATAAAACTTGATAGATCCAGCGATATTACCATGATCTGTTAAAGCACAAGATTTAACATTAATTTCTTTACATCGATCTGCGATTTGACTGGGCTTTGATAGACCGTCCAAAAGAGAATACATTGAGTGAACATGTAATGGTATATATGATGGCATGGTCATGCGCTTCCTGGTGCTTTGTATTGTCCTACACTATATCCTGCTTTTGTATATTCGTCAACCACCGTATTAAAACCTTTAACATCAATATCATGATGTATTTGTTCACATTTTGTCATGAAGCGACCCTTTTGAGTAACTTGATGATCTCTATATTCTATAATCGGTAAATATTCGGTATTCTCAAAAGTTGTTTTTCCAAAGTGACATAATTTACCACATTTCCATGATTTATTTTGTTCTGGATTATATGTGTTTTTTATGGTTTCAAATTTATGTCGTAGCATCATTTCAACATCATATATTTGGGGTCTGTCAAAACACACAGAGAATACTCCGCCGTCGTTAATAAAATTAATAGAAATAATAATGTGTTCTATATCAGGATATAAGTGGTGCGTAGCATAAAAATATATCATTAATTGAGCATCTCTATGTAGTTTACTGAGAGTCTTTTCTTCTCCAGTGGCCCAATCTAATCTTCTTCCGGTTTTCCAGTCTATTATTTCAATAGTGTTATCGTTTACTTTAGTCATTAAGTCTATGGTTCCTTTGATCGCTAAGTTTCCAGCAATAAAACCATCTGTTGTTTTATAATTATAAGCAGCCCAATCTTTTTTTATCTCTATATCAAAATGTTGTTCAGAACTAACTATTTCTCTATTTCTAGGATCAAACATTCCATCGTTATATTCTAAGGCTTTATAAACCCACTTTCTACAATCTCTAAGATCTAGGCTCGTCCACTCATGATGAGTAAAACGAGATGTATAGTAATCATAAACTTGATCAATGATTTTTTCTAAATCATAGTCAGCAATACTTACTTGGTTCATTATATCGTCATAAAAATATGGCCTACCAAATTGAGTATTTAATTTAATTTCTGCAAGTATTTCGAAAACTTTGTGACATATTGTTCCTTTATCTGCTTTTTTATTGGACGGTGATTTATGTCCTAAATTATATTCAATAAAGTATTGCATTGGACACATAGAATGTGTACCATACGAACTACTGCGAAGATATGTAATTATAATGGTAGTATTCCTTTGTTTGTAAGAAATTCATAAATTAATTTATTTTGTTCATTGACCGATAGTGTTTGATTATTTATAACAAGATCAAAATTTGATTGGTCGTATAAGTTTTCATCAAGAGCTACTTCACTAGCATGATCGGAATTATATGGATTTCTATTTAGCTTAATTACGACACCATCACACGCTTTCACAGCATCAACTTCATTAGGAAATCGACAGTCAGCAATCAAAGCGAGCGTTGGTTTATCACGTAATATTTTTCTGATCGTTGCCTCTGACCAAACATTTTTTTGCATGTTCCTGAACATATCGGTACCAACCATTTGCATAACTTCTCTGGCAGACAATTGTTTATTATCCCAATAACAATTAACTAATTCATTCTTCTGGTCATCTGTACCATAGCACTGTTCTTTGGTCAAACCTAATATGTTCATACAAACATCTTGTTTCAAAGGGTCGGCAAAATTGTAAATCTTTACAGAATTAAAAGGCTTTAGTATACCATTAGCATAATTTTGTATAAATTCACACGAAGTTGTTTTTCCAGATTGTTTTCTTCCAGCAAAAGCTATAATCATAGTATTTTATCCAGTATAGGTTTAATTTCTTTATGAATCTCTTCTATAGACATTTCGCCAATATCATTTTTTGATATAGATGGCCTGATTATCCTATAGGTGTTTTTACATTTTTGATCTATTTGTTCAGCCGCTTTTTGGCCAGCTTCGTCATTATCGGTCAATATAACTATAGACATTGCTCCAGAAGAATCAAGAATAATTTTTTGTCTATCGCTTAGAGTACAGCCAAACATAGCGACACTGCTATGAATTCCTGCTTCTTCTAGTCTCCACACATTGCCTGGACTTTCTACTAAAATAACACAACCAGATTTTTCAATATGATCCCTAGCATACCAAATATTATATAGGGCATTCTGGCTTTTAAAGTTTAGGCTATGCTTCCACTTAGAATATAAATATCGTTCGTGTGGAGCCGGACAAGAGCGTTCAGAGCTGTGAAAAGACTGACAGGCATCACACTTAGAATATAGGCTTCTACCTGTACATCCAATCATATGTTGATGATTTTGATCATATATTGGAACAACAATCCTATTAGACATTTCTTTATTGGGCTTATCACACAACCCCACATCATACTTGTCGAGTATTTCTTTAGAGTATCCTCTGTCTAAGTAATATTTAGCCGGTATTACCAGATTAGATCTTATAGTTGGTCTAGTCACTAAATTTTGTATTGGGGATTCATTGTTTTTTAGATTGTTTATAGTTGTCGAAAATTTTTGTTTATCTTTTTCTGTTTTAGAAATATGTATATCTTTAAGATTTTTCTTGAGAAAACCCGTGACAAAATCTATGGTCTCATTGAACGAAACCACATCATCTCCGTCTTTGGACCATCCGTGTTCATGGTGAGATAAAATGCCTCTTATAAATCCTATAATAGAACCTTTGAATGTTTTTTCACAATTATGGGTTCTGCATTTCCAGTTGCCTCTATAAGAATCTCCTTGCACATATAAATTAATAGCGCCAGTATTATCTCCTCCGTGTATAGGACAACACATAGAGATCATTTTTTCATTAGATCTATATTCTAAGTGAAAATAGTCTAATAGCTCTTCTATATGATCACATAAGTCATCGCATAGAACCTTTAATTTTGACTGATCAATTGAACGGGATGTCTTGATTGATTTCTTCATTGTTTTCATCGATAATAAATCCATCTGAATGTTTAGATGTGTTGTTAACCAATTCTAGTCTAGTTTTTCCTTCTACAATCTTAGCACACCAGCCTTGCATATAACAATTAATATAATCATTATCGTCTAATCCTCCGCCATGTCTGCTAACTAATGGCACCAATTTTCTATTACCGTTTTCTGGTCCATCTTCTGATATTTCTTCTGGTGTTTTACGCTTAAAAATACTGAAATTACTACATAGCCATATAATTCTATCAGAACCACTCGCTGTATCTGTGCTTTCTTTTGTTATGCCGTCTCTATTAAGCTGAACAAAAGCTACCACAGGAACTTTATACTTGGAAGCAAAATTATGAAGAGCAGTCATCATAAACCCAAGAACTTGATATTCTTTAAGATCTTGGGTCATACCCTGCGTATCCATTAGCTTTAGGTAGTCATAGAATATAACACAGTCCTTTGCTGTGCCGTCTGCATTTAGTCCTACTTCTTTTACTATCCATCTTCTCATAATAGACAACTGATCTTCAAATGGTTTACCAGCAATAGATTTATAATAAAGCGGTGTTTCTTTTAACGACGCTACCGCATCCTTTACTTTCGACACCTTGCTTGGCGAATCTTGAAATTTTCCTGTTTCGATGTCATTAATTTCGATCTCTGTCATCATAGCTATTACTCGATTAATATGATCTTCCTTGGTCATTTCTGTATCCATATTTAATACAGGAATTTTGAGTTTATTTGCTATGTGAAATCCCATATTATCGGATAAAAGAGTTTTTCCGGTTTTGGGTCGAGCCGCTATAACATTAATTGTGCTTTTTCTTAAGCCTCCACCAATAGCTTGGTCGTAAACTGGAAATCCTGTAGGTATGCCAACTTGATCAATTGGACTATTAATAAGTTGATCTATATATTCCTCTAGTTTGTCTCCAATGGTTGCTGGGTTATTGTCTGTGTCATTTAACAAAGAGGAGAAGTCGAAAATAGCCTCTTCTGCTATACCCAGAATAGAACCGATAGTCTCTGATCCTGTAACTTCCAATAATTTATCTTGTGCTTTATCTAGTTGTTGTCTTAATAGTCTCGCTATTTCTAACTTACGTATTCTTGCTGCAAATTTTCTTACATTTTCTAAATGTACAGGAAATTCTAAAACCGCTCTTAGGTGTTGTGTTTCTTCTTTTTTTGCAAATACGTTAGCTAATCCAAGTTCTTCTGCCGTGGAAAAAATAATAGCAACATCGATGGACTGCGTTTGTTCTTGCTCAAATATTCTTTTTAAGCATTTATATATAATCTTATTACTATCTATGGTAAATGTAGATTCTTGAATCAGATCTGTTATTTCTAAATATGCAGTGTCCCCATATTTGCAGACACCGGCTAATACTGCTCGTTCTGCTGCGGTATCAGATAAAATCATCCTGGGCTCCTAGCGCAACTATTACACTTATATCTACTTGGAGAATCCGACAACATAGACGGATTAACAGAATCTTTTCTTCCACATACTCTACATACTACATTTATTGGATCAAAAGATCTTCTGTTTCTTGGGGTTGGAGAATGTACAGATAATGCTTGATCTATAGCCCTATCTTCTTGATGTAGTTTAGACTCCATCATCTCATCGAATCTATTGACGAGGTTTCCAGTTTTATTAACTTGTCTTGGAGAAACAGTTTTAATTATATTCGTTTGTTGTTGAGTGGATTGTGCGGGCTCATCATTTGGCTCAGATATAGTATCCTTTGTAAGCATAGCCTGCAACATACTAATCATCTGTTTGATCTGATCTGGAGATAAATTATCCATGTTTCATACCCTTAAGTCTTATAATAGAAAGTAAAATATCTGATAAGTTTTTAACTGACGAAGCTATATATGTTAACCTGTCGGATCTTTGTTTAGCATATTTCTTTATTTTTTGCAAAGAAGCTGCTTTGTCATTGTGTTTGATAGCCTGTGAAGATTTTTCCACATAACCATATCCCTTATAGTTATTAATATCGTCAGCAATAATTTCTTTAATTGTTTCCTCTGCCCAATTAAATCTTGCCGTTTCTCTATTAATAGTACGCTGTATATGGAAAGCAAATTGGCCCAATCGATACGCTATTTGTCCGCAGTCTTCAACAGTTAATTTTTCTAAAGAGTCTCGTGACATCGTAAGATAGTCATTAAGCTCGGATTCCGGCATAGAATCTGATACATATTTTGGCATACCGACAGAGGTTTCGTATTCGTCCAGAATTTTATCCCATTCTGATACTTCTTCTTTACTGGTTTTTGTATTCATTTGTTATTATTTCTTTCCATTCTTCAATAGTTTTGTCAAAAGGCAGTTCTATGTATTCAATATTATTTATTTCACACCACTCCTGTTTTTCTTTGTCTCTTTTTTTATGTTTAGCAAATCCCATCATATTAACATGGTAAAATGCCGTAAATTTATAGTGTTGAGATCCATGTACTTCTATGCATTTTTTAAGTAGAGGTAAATAAAAATCTAGATATAATGTTTCCGATTTTCTGAGCGGTATTGGAAGTTCTTCCAAAATCTGAAAAGTTGGAAAACATTCTTTTAATAGTCCACGAGCTTTTAAATGCAGATCGGACTTATTATTCATTTTACCATGGGCTATGCCTCCTGTCAAGCTCCAATTTTGAGTATTACCATCTAGATCAATTACTTGCTGCATTTGATGCCCATAGTTTCATATAGTGCTTCTGATAAGCTTTTAAATACCTCTGGATTATCATAGATATATTGTCTTATTTTTTCGGTGCCTTGAAATTTGGGTTTGTCTTCTACTGATGTTAAAGTATACCAAGCCCCGCTTTTATTTATAAGTCCAAAATCTATACAAAGCATAGCCAGTTCCATGGCTTTATCTATTCCAAAACCATATCGTATATAGCTTTTTATGGTTCCACCCGGAGGCCCCAATGCAGAACACAACACTTGCCAATCTACTTCTTGCCCAATTTGCGGACCTTCAGCAGTTGCTCTCCAAGCGGTGAACATTTTTGCTTTTAGTTTTACGTCTGTTTGATATGCTATGGCCTGACCACTCTTTTCTTTCCACTCAACATTACCGTATCCAGGATTACCCATAAGATGAGTGATACCAATAACAATATTTTTATTAACAGGAATAACGTTAGCTACTTTTCTACAAAACTTAGCTAATAATTTTGCGCCATCAGCTCTTTGCATTTTATCCATATCGCTAGTAATTTCTGCTTCAGTACATAAAGCAGAATATGAGTCGATGATAAGAACACACCCAGGTTCTTCGTTAATCAATCTTTCTGCTATTTGAAGATATTCTTCTGCGTGTAAAATTTTGCCTTGTTGAGATCCTATAACATCAAATCTATTAAGATCTAATCCAGGTATGCCTTCAAGATCTCTTTTTTTCAATCTACCTTCGATATTTAGGTAATACACATGCCTTGGTTTTTTAAGATCTCCTTGATATTCTGGTTTTTGTGCCGTAGCAGCGAAGTCTAATGAGGTTGTGGTTTTTCCGCATTTTGGTTGTCCAGTAAAGATTACGAAACTGCCTTCTGGAATACCACCATTGAGAACAATATCTAATGATGGACTAACCGGTATAGTAATTAAATCTTTATCTACTATTGACGTAGCAGACAATATGATGTCGGCACCAAAATTTTTCTTAACATCCTCTTTAACTGTCATTGTCTATGTCCTCTAGTCTAGAAAGTATATTGTTAGATTTATTTATACGCCCAAAAGAAACATCTGATTTACGAGAAATATCCTTTGTTAATTGGTTGTTAGTAGACTGTAGAATATCTTCTTTCTCTTCTATGATAGGTTTGAGGTGCGGCGCTCGCAATGAAAAAATTTTATCTGCTCTGCTATCTAACAGCGCTGATACAATAGCTTTAGCACTATATTGAGACAGTAGCTTATTGGCGGAAGCAATTTGATTACGAAAAAAAGCACTCCATTTTTTTGATAACCAAAAACGAAAATGAAGATCTGTTTTTTCTAACTTGGCTTTTTTTTCACAAATTAACTCAGTAATGTACTGAGCTTCAGATACTGATTTATTATTAGAGTATCTTGATATATATTTATTTGTTTTTTCCATCTTGTGGTTTATGTATTTTTTTTGCCAAATCATTTAGACTATTTTCAATAATATTCATGAATTCATTAATCTTATTATCTAAATTAGTACCAGACGGTATGGGAATATGAAAAGATTCATCTAAACATTGATCTAGTGATAAATATTTATGGTTTTCATAATCTATGGAACTAACTTCTGCTCTAACATAAAAAATCAACTCACGATTTTCATTTGAAAGATGGTTTGGTTTATTTATTTCATCAAATGCGTAAGGAGAAGATGAATCGAAATTTTCTAAAAGATTAGATTCTGTGTTTTCTGTTACTTTTTCAGATAACTTGGATTGAATTTTTTCTTGAAGAGTTATAAGTGTTTCGATTTCGGATTCAGATAAAATATCTTTAAAAATATCTTTGTTTGTCATAATTAATTAGATGGCTTAAAAATATATGGTTTATTTGAAGGCGTGGGTATATTACTTTTTTTACTTTCATCGGCAACTTCCGAAGCCGCCTTGGTCATAATAGTAACCTTGTGTTTAGCAGAGGCGCTGTCGGTTATCATTAGATCTTTTATTTTTGATTTCACAGTCTCTGTTTTGTTATTGATAGTAGAACTGGTGATATGTTTATTTAAAACATTCTGAATTTGTTTATCTGTTAATTTTAGCTCCTCACCTATAGCTTCCACCGATAAATTTTGACTGTTTAACCATAATATTGCATATTTATGCAAATTAGTTATTTTATTCATTATAATATCTCTCTTTCAGCGTTATGTAGCCATGAAATATTTTTAGTTGATAAAAATTTTAAATATAGTTCGAAGGTTTTACTATTTACTTCTTTGAATTTTTTATTGGTGCGACAAACAGAGTTCAAAAATTCTGTGACGGGTCTTTTGTCTGTTTGATCATAAATAGATAAAGGATTAAATAATTTAGCCGATGGATCTAATCGTATAAGATACTTTAAGGAAGCATCAGAACGTTGAATTTTTTTAGCATATACTTTGTCATCGTCATTATTCCTAGTAGGGATGCCATGATTGATATCATCCTCTTCTCCAGCCATAGTATATAGCTCAACATTTTCTCTAGTATTTTTTGTTCCAAAAACATTATTATTACTAAATATAGACATTTATTTATTTCTCCATTTTGTTTTTTGTGTTGGCTTCTTTATTCTAGACATTCCTTTTGGTAGTTCTTTGGTTGATTCTTGTAGTTTATAATCGTTGTGTTTTTTAAACAAGGCTTCTTTTTCATCCTGTGATAGTTTATCTCTATTTCTATTTGCCAAATCGCCAATAGTTTTGAGTTCTGAATCGGATTTTTTAACAGATGTGTTTATGGTAGCTGCATCTGCTATGTATTGTCTGGTGGTGTTTTTGGAGGAACACAGAGCACACCTAGGGGATTCCTGATATTCCCTAATAGAAAAAAACAATTCAAAACTACCATCACACTTATCACATTTATAGCTATAAACAGGCATATTATTGGATATATATCAGCCACGGTTTTGGAATATCATGTGATATAGTAAGCAGTTCGCTGTACAGTGGCAAGTATTTGGGTGCTTTTTGTGGAACATAGGGCTTATTAATGAGTGGCATATTTGCTTGAGAAGGTGTTTTATTTCCTTTTTTAGCATTGCATTTTCTACATGCCGTTACTATATTAGTCCATGTTGTGGGCGAGCTATCTTTTGTCCATTGTGATTTTGGTATTATATGATCATATGTTAATTGATTAATACTATACGAACATCCACAATATTGACAAGTATGATTATCTCTGATAAAAAGATTTTTTCGAGAAAAATTTACTGATGAATTATTTATTCTAAAATAACGAGTAGTTTTGATAACGGCCGGCAAACTAAATTTTTGATCAATACCTATTACATAGTCATTATCATGATACTCTACAATATCAATACTGGGCTTAGTATTATTATAATATCGATAATACCAAATCATAGCTCTTTGCCAGTCTATGATTCCAATGGGTGAATAATCAGCATTTAATACTAAACAAGACTTATGTTTGCTCATACGAATCTAAGCGATTAATAATATCACCGATAATTGGATTTCTAACAATGTCTGATGTAGATAATTTTACAAAACCTAAATGATTAAGATCGCCAAGAACCCTAATCATATCTGCAAATCCACCCCTTTGGTGTTTTTGTAAATCGGATTGTGCTGTGTCTCCGGTCAATATCATTTTACTGTCTATCCCAATTCGTGTCAATAGCATTTTTAGCTGGTCGTAAGATGCATTTTGACACTCATCGGCAACTATAAAACACTTGTGAAAACTTCTTCCTCTCATTAGTCCAAGAGGCACAACTTCTATTCTGTTTGTAATTTTTAATTTTGTATAAGTCTGTATTGATATAAAATGATTAATTTCATCTAGTATAGGTAATAAATACGGATGAATTTTTTCTTCTGCTGTTCCGGGTAAATATCCTATCTTTTCTCCTGCTTCTACAACAGGCCTGGTAATAATTATGCGTTCTACTTTATGATCTAATAAATATTCTAAGGCCATTCCTATAGCAATATGGGTTTTACCACTGCCAGCTACTCCTTGGCAAAAAGTAATAATATTCTCAGCAGCAGTTCTCACATACTCTGCTTGATTTTTACTTCTTGGTTTTAGTTTATTTTTAAAATTGCAGACAATTTCATCTTGAACAATCTTATTAGTAAGGTCTAGAATATTTTCTTTGTTCTTTCTTGTTTTTTTTCTCAATGTAGTGCCTCTCGTATAGAATTAAATTAAACAAGCGCCGCCAGCACAACTAATTTCCTCTATACCAGTAGTATTATCCTCTACTTCTGATAGTTGCGTATAATCAACTTTAGTGAAACTATTATATAGATCACAGTATAATTTCCAGTTATACACGTCCTTCATGCAATAGGTTAAACGTTTAACGTCTCCATTAAAATATTTTCCAGCAAAGTTTTTCATTTTTGTTATAAACTTCAACTTATCATCGCTATCATTCTCTTTAGCTTGATTCATATTCACATAATCACAAGCTGCCCATAAGTTGTGATTAAAAGAATTTAGTGCTAGTTCTATAAGACCGGAGCACCATAAAGCGGCATCCCCATATTCCTTAACAATTTCTCTACTTGTATATACGGTGGTAAATGGCGCTTGAGGATAGTCTTTGTCTCCGCTTTGAGGAATTAGACTAATACCAGCAAAATATTTACGATTAGTATAGATATACTTTGTAACATCTTGCCATTCATCTGGCTTGACGGTAACAGTATTGCTAACATTATGACTTAAATAGTCTTGAGTACATAATGATCTGTTTTTACCAGAATACACCCAGTTTTTTTGTGTTTCTTTTACTACTGTTAGCATTTCTGTTGCCGGTAATTGATTTTTTAGTTTAGCTCCATCTGGTACTTCTATTGGAAATTTTATTACCTCATCAGTATTATTGGCCGACCAAGAAGATTTTTCACAAGCTTGCGGGTTTAATTTTTTAAAATGTTGGTATGGCGCTTCTAAAATATTGGCTTGTACATGTCTTATATATCGCTTGGCATGGTGAGGATGAATACCTGAACTTGTTCCAAGCATACTACTGCTAGTGCCTTCGGGTTTCAAACAAGTAACACGAGCAGCTTGATTAATACCAATTTTTTGAGACATAATCTTATTAGTGTCTACGGCAATTTTTGCACCTTGTTTTAATACTTTTTCGGTAAGTACAATATCGTGTTTTTCCATAATACCTGTTAATGACACGCCAAGTAAAGCTTCACGATCAAAAATTCTTTGACTGGTTTGTCCAAGGTATTCTAGATTTGTAAAACCGGCTTGTAGAGTTCCAATAATGGCTGCCGCCTTACATCTTTCATAGAAATCATCTTCGTCTGTTACTGAGGAGCAATTAATAGTTGATAAATTACATCCTTGCCAACCAGACTCACCACTTTTTTCATCTACCGGCCACATGCCAACCTCAACACATGGATTAAATGTCATTTCGGTGGAATCACTCCAAATAAATCCTGGTTCTCCAAACTCTTTAACGCTTTCCATCAATTTAGCAAATTGTTCAAAGGTAGTATCATTCTTGAGTAAAAGAGCAGAATTATTGCTTCTTGCTCTCTGTGGATTATCCATATACCAGTTGCCGGTTTTGGCTTTAGCCATTTCCTCATCGTCTGGACTAAATAGGGCCAAAGAAGCACTTCTACGAACACCACCAGATAAAACGGCATCGCTGCTATGCATAATAATATCGTATGCGTCGATTGGTCTAAGTTTTTTCTGACCATTAGCAACACAACTATCTAATAGTTTTCTGATTTTTTCTAGGCCGTTCTGAAGAGGCTCGAAACCGGGGGCTTTACCAACACCAGACGATAATGCAGAACCCTTCTCACGGATATTTGAATAATCAAAAACTATATATGTATCTTGATACATTTTAAATTTAGGTTCGGATGGTTTTACGAAATACGAGCTTAATAAAACTCCTAGGGCATCTGCCCAGCCTTCTATGCTATCATCTATTGTATATTTTAGACCTTGATCGGAGTCTTTTGTTTTATTCGATAGGGCTGGAAGCTTCGCAACATGGTGCTTTTGTACGCTAAATCCTGTGCCACTACCACATAAAAGCAGCCAAAAACACTCGGAAAAAAAGCGTAGTCTATCACAATACGAACTTGTGCAGTTATAAATCTTAGCATGTCTTTTTAGAATCGGCTCTCCACCGAATTGAAGCGCTCTTTGTGAGCCTAGTACTTTCTTTTTGAACATTAGATCATAAGCCCAATCAATATCTTGGCTGATATTTTTATCGGCATAATATGTGTGCATCATATTTTTGACGCGATCAACGGCTTCTTTCCAAGTTTCTCTTCTTTTTTTGTCTTCGATCCATCTCGCATACTTACTAACAAATGTATAATTTTGTAATTCGTTCAATGCAGACATACTATCTCCTTAGAAATCTTAATTAATAATGCCCATAAATAACGAGAATAATTTATTTATCATAATTGACAAATGAAAAATGGGCTTCAGAAACAATAATATATGAAATTATTTTTATAATACACCACATAAATTTTTGATCCAAGAAAAGTCTGTATCTATTTTTTCAATAACAATACCGCTTTGTTCAACAAATAAATCGAATCTTTTTTGGGCTTCTTCATCAAATAATTTTGTTCCATGAGACTTAGCCATAACAACTTTGACTATTCCTTCTTGCCATAAAGCCATAATGCAGTCATTACAACTTTGGCCGGTTACGTATGCTATACCGTTGTCTGGTCTAATAACACAATTAGATAAAGCATTTCTTTCTGCATGTATCATCCAGTGATATTTTTCTGGTCTTGTCAAGGGCAGTGTGGTGTCATTCATTCCTTTTGGAAAACCATTATACCCCACGCCCAAGATTCTATTTTGAGCATCTGTGATTATACAACCATGTTGGGTGTGTATATCATGACTTCGTTGTGATACAACCTTAGCCAGTCCCAGAAAATAATTTTGCCAGTTTGGTCTCATGGCTCTATTATAGTGTTCTTTGTTTGGGTTGTCAAGAGCCTGCTTCGCTCGATCCATCATGGAAAAACTTTGTATCGATCATCGCTTTGTCATCTATGTAATAATCTGCTTTAGGCTTTCCTAGAAACAGCATATGATATTTGAGACCCCATTTAGATAATTGTTCTTTAGTAAGGGAATACATTTCTCCATAAGCTATAGCAGTATTATTTTTTGATCTTGTCATTCCTCTTGCGGTTAAAAGATAGATGGTGTTTCCGTTTTCGTATAGACTATTAACTATATCAATTCTGTGCTGGATAGGTATAGCATTATCATAATTACCATCGGTTTGAGTACACAGTGTTCCATCGATATCAAAACAATATATCATTGTTGTCGCACAGAAGAGTAATTGGATAAAAAGTATTCGATTGTTTTACCAAGACCTTCTTCTAGAGCAGTAAATTGAAAATCCGGAAAATGTGTTCTAAACTTTGCGTTAGAAGAATTTTTTTTGAGAATACCCTCTGGTTTTGTAGTATTAAAATATACTTCACCATTGAATTTCATAATTTTAACTATATTATGAACTATTTCTTTAATAGTAATAATAGAATCGGGAGATACTATCATTGGCCCATCTATATAGAGATTATTCTTATGAATACTATCAATTATATCAGCTATATCTTTTGCATAAATAAACTCTCTCTCAGCATTGCCAGACCCCCAAATTTCTAGTGTAGTATTGTTTTTTTTAGCTAGATAGCATTTATGAATTAAACCAGGAATAACATGGCCATTCTCTAAATGGTAATTATCATACTCTCCATAAAGATTGCATGGAATAATAGAATTCGCCATTAGATTATATTGCTGTTTTAATGATCTAATCCCAACCTCTATCATTCTTTTTGCATAAGCATAGCCATAGTTAGTCTCATGTGGCTCTCCATTGTGCAATGACTCTGTTTGTAGTGGTAGTTGAGCATTTTTAGGAAATGCACAGGTAGAGATCATAAATAAAGACTTATTAATAGAATATTTTTGGCAGACTTTGAGGATGTTTGTATTAATATTTAGATTGTCTACAAAAAAATCAAACACATACTTTGTATTACTATGAACACCTCCAACCTTGGCTGCTGTATGTATGATACTTGAAATATTATTGTTTTCTATATATCTTTCCAAAGCCTGATAGTCTAATAAATTTAATATATCTTTTGTTGGCTTTAATCCGAAGGGTATAAAGGAGCCAACTAATCCTTTTCCTCCAGTCACTAAAGTATTCATCTTAGATCCTTATTGAGAAGTTCTTGTATATTAGTTTTGTCTAGAAGCCATTCTTTTTTTATATCAGGTAATTCTATATCTCTTGTGTTGTGCTGAGAACCGTCTGCGTGGTTAAAAATATCGCAAGTAATTTCATCAACAATAGTTACAATATCAAGCTCGCTCGCTATTGTGCCCAACCAAACATCAGTTTGAGAATTACATCCGATTCTTTTAGTGGCATCCAACCATCTTCTGTTTAAAATGGGAGCAACAGAGTATTTCCAGCTATCAAATTCACAAGCATAATTATTTTTATATTCATTGCATTTAAATCTAGTTTTCAAATAAAGCTTATCTATATATTTTTGATTTAAAATTGTATCCCAATGAGGTGTTAGTATTTCCATATCATCAGGATAGGCAGCCCATAATAATTGACCAGAAGCATGTTGAAAAAGCTCGTAGACATATATATGAAAATTTTTATAGTATAGTCTTTTAAAGATAATAATTTTATAGTTAATTTTTAGTCCTATACAATATTGTTCTATTAAGTCTCTCGTTTCTAAATCATCATCATCGATAGCAAACAACACCTCGTATTGATTGATGTCATCTGCTTGACGCACAACACTAGAAAGAGATTTTTTGATAAAATGAAATCTTTTTCTTGTGGGTATTAGTAGACTAATCATTAGTTAATGGTCTCCAAACAACCAGCGAGTGTCCTTCTATAAAATAGCTGCCAGCATATGTTCTACGAACATCTATGATTTCTATTCTTTTTTGTTTTTCAAGAGCCGATAGATATTCTAGGAATCCAGATAAATAATTACGTTTTTCAAAATATTTAATAGATAATAAATCAACCAAACTATCTTTATTTAATGTTTCAGACATGGGCTCAAGATGTATACAAATTTGTGGTTTGTTTTTTAGTAAATAATCAATAAAATTAACAAAATTTTTACCAACTTGTTCGAGCGCCGCTATGGTATATACTAAACTATTTGGATGTATAATTACATTATAGTCTGGACTAAAAAAATCAAATCTATTACCAATAATAGACGTATTATTTATTTCATTAATCAACTGAATAATTTCTTGCGATGTACTTGTCCAATCTAATCCAAAGAATTGTTTATCGTTATAGTAAGAAGATAATCTTAGTAGGTGGTACGCTGGGCCACAGCCAAATTCATAAATATTATTAATATTTTTTACATAGTGATCGATTATAGTATCTATAATATATGTATGAATTTTATAGTCAAAATATTTCGTTACAGGATTAACTATTCTACCTTGCCATCTTACATATCGGTGTTTACCATGATATTTAGGTATTAATAAATTAGTATTTTGAGTTTTAGCAAATTCTACTAAGTTTTCTTTCCAGCCCTTTTCCCAGTCTTGTAGTCTATGTGGTCCACTTTGAGTTATGGGTGTTGTTAGTACATTTATAACATGTATAAGATATTGTTCATAGTCTACTGGTGATAAGTCTGTATATATTAAAGATTCATCTATAGAATCTAATTTATTTGCAATATGTTTTGGTACTGGTAATGATAATATTTTTTCAATATCTTGACTTAATATTCTATGCATATAAAAACCTTTGCCATTGAATTGTTTTTTGTAATCCAGTATCTATGTCTATAAAGTCTGATTTATGAAATTCTTTAGCATATCTATCTAAACATAAGTTAACATTTTTAGGATTACCCGCCAAACCATTAGTGCTTTCAGGCACTATTAAAGGACTATCGGTCAGAGATGCTACTTTTGAGGCTAATTCTAGTATAGATAATCGAGATTGACCAGCTATATTATATGTTGAGTGTTGACCGTGCAACATAATATTCAATAGCATTTCAGTAATATCTGTAATATAACCATAAGTTCTAATAGCACTACCATTATCTAATAATTCTATCTTATTGTTTTGTATAGCCTTTTGAATAAGATTATTTAATACTCTAGCATCATTGATTCTAGTTCCGGGACCATATGCTAAGCTAATTCTCGCTATTTTAATATTATATTGCTTATCGGGATATTGATCTTTAATAGCGTGGCATATGGCTTCCCCACATCTTTTGCCTTCTATATAACATGATCTTGGATGATCTGGCTGAGTTGCACCAATATCATCCTCAGAAATATTATTTTTTTCTAAACCACTATATATTTCGCTAGTACTGCAAAATAAAAAAGTTCCCCCCGGCTTTAAATGGTTAAATAATCTATGTGTAATTTCTGTATTTAGTGATATTGTTTTTATTTTATTAGCAGTAAATCTATTTGGTTGACCATATCCAGCAGCATGAATGATAATATCAAACTCAGCAACAAATTCATTTAAATACTTCCAATTCAAATCAGTAAGATCATAGGCAACACAAGACAAATTGTTGTCATCGAATAGGGGTCTTATTTTAGGATCTATCTCTGAATTAAATAGACAAACAAGTTTATTATTTTGTTTAATAGATATTATTGATTTAGCCAAATGTAGACCTATCAATCCTGTGGCACCCGTTATTAAGATTTTTTTGTTAGCTAATTTGGTGCTATTAATTTTATCGGCTATATTCTGGCAATCATCAGTTATGATATCAAGCATGATTCTATTTGATTTTTTATACCGGTTGTGTCCAAACTTAAAAATTGATCATGGTCTTGTTTATTGCCATAATTTTTCAAAAATTTTCTTGGCACACCAATATTATGTATTTTATAATATGTGTTTTTTATAGCGTTTGTAATAAGATAATTAGTTGTACCAATATAGAATGGCTCACATATAATAATGTTTTGACTCAAGTTGTCCAGCAAAGTTTTGCAGTCGAACGGGTATACGGTATTGTAATAAAGAACTGTCACATCCAAATCTTCTGTTGCTTCATATACCTGTTGAAGCATCGGACCATAACATATTATGGTTGCTTTTTGACCTCGCTTAATAAGCTTGGCTTTACCATACTCTAATTCTAGAGATAAGCTGTGCTCATATTCACTTAATCTATAATATTTTGGATGCTTTAAAACATACGATTGATTAACTAAATCGTCTAATTCTTTACTATTGCCAGGTAAAAATATGTGCATATTTTCCACAGTTAGCATCAAAGACACATCGCCAGGACAATGATGAGTACAACCAAGCCCAGCATAATCGTAAGAAGAGCCGACGCTAATGAAATTGCCATTTAAATTCTGATAGCCAAAATCTATTTTGATTTGTTCAAAAGCTCTTTCTACCATAAAGGGAGCTATTGTATGAACAAAAGGAATTATACCATTTTTAGATAGCCCAGCGGCTAAACTAACAGTGGATTGTTCTAAAATTCCTATATTATATACTCTGTCTGATAATTCTTCTATTTCTTTTCTAAAAGCAAATACGCCTATATCTCCTAATAACAATACGGAATTGGAGTCTTTATATAGAATATTCTGGAGTGTTTTAGCAAATTGTTTACGCATTTATTTTCTTATAAAGATAGCATCACCATGAATTGCATTCCATAAATTAATTTTTTCTGCCAATACAAAACCGGTTGTTTCAAGTAGTGTTGTGATATCATTTAATTTTTTTTGACCAGTATACAGTGTGTCTGTAGACCATTCCAGCATAATACCTTTTAAATTATTGTTTTTTAATGTGTTTTGTGCTCCGATTAAAATATCATATTCACTACCTTGTGTATCCATCAGAATAATATTTGGCATAATGTTGTATTTTTTACAGTAGTTATCTATAGTAGATACATTAATTTCTACTTCCTGTAGGCCAATATCTCTTGGATATCCATAATAGTTTGTATTTATTGGATATAAAGATTGAGCAGTTTTATACCACAGACTTCTATTTTTTTGTTCTGCTTCGCCAAGATTTTTATTAAGTACTTTATATAGTATGGTTTTATCTTCTTTATCGAAAAGTCCAATATTATTACATATTATTTTTTCTGAAGCATATGTATTCAATATCTCAAATGGTTCTGGATCTGGTTCAAAACAATGAATGATGGGGTTATTCCAAAGCTGGTTAATTTCTTCGATATCGACGCCATCATAAGCCCCTATTTCGAATACTATATTAGCATTACTAATATATCTATTAACTTTAGCAATATTACTACCACATATTGGTTTATCGTGTTTCATTTATTTTTCTTCGCTTATTTATTGTAATTGAGATACTAGAAATTGGTATTCAGATTCATTAGGAGACTTATGATGCCATTCAGGATTATTATGTATACTCGGTATCCCATATCCTTTGATGGTATGAGCAAGAATAAAAAATGGTTTGGAGGATCGATACTTTAGTGCATTTAAAATTTCAGACATGTTGTGTCCATCAATCTCTGTCGAATCCCAGCCAAAAGCCTCAAATTTTTCAATTATATTACCAAGACCCAGTGCTCTGTCTCCAGAATGGTTATAATCCATTATGCAATATAGATTGTTTATTTTCATATGAGAAGCCAATAAAGCTGTTTCCCATATGGTCCCTTCATTAGCTTCTCCGTCTCCTATTATACAATAGACTCTGCCGATGTCTTTCTGTATTTTTTTTGCCATTGATAGTCCTAAAGCAAAAGGAAATCCGTGTCCCAAAGATCCAGTAGCGCACTGAATACTAGAATCTGAATAACAGTATGGATGTCCCCCTAGACGAGAATCAAACTTACAAAAATTATCTAAAGAATCATGAAGCAAATCAAAATGTTCTAGTATAACATACAGCCCTAATGAGGCATGACCCTTTGATAAAACAAACTGATCAAATAAATTGTAGCTATGATAAATCCCATATAATAAGTCTAAAATAGATAATGAGCTACCTATATGGCCTTCTTTATTCTTATAAGATATATCTATTAAACGATGTACTAAATTTTTTCTAATTTGAGAATAAATCATTGTATCCAATCATTAAAATCTTTCATAAATCCTTCAACAGACTTTTTGGTACCTTCATGGAAAATAGCTGAGTCTATAATTTTTGGTCCACACGTAACAATGTCTGCACCAGCATTCCAAGTATCGGAAATATCAGAAGGATTACGTATACTACCAGCAATAATTTGTGTATCTAAATTATTTGTGTCTATAAAAGCTCTGATCTGCCTTATAGATTCTAAAGAATCAATACCTAGATCTTTAGCTCTATTATAAAATACAGAAACATATTTTGCTCCAGCCAATGCTGCTAACTCCATCTGTGTTGTAGTGTATCCACATGTGCAATTAACATTAATACCAATTTCAGATAAGTATCTAATACAGTCTAGTTCTTCTAGTCCGACAGGTATTTTGATGTACAGAAGATTTCTGTTGTGAAAAACACTAAGTAGTTTACTAGTTAAAGAAAATACTTGTTCTACAATAGCTTTTGGTTCAACAGCAAATACTTCTACGCTAAACGATAAACTATTGGATGCACAATAAATCCATATCTGTTCTATCAGTTGATCGAAATTCTGTTTGGGTTCTTTGGATATTAGAGACGGATTAGTTGTCACTCCATTTATTATACCCTTAGCGTGATATGTCCTGATTGTTTCCAGATTAGCGGTATCTAAAAAAAGCTGTCTCATATAGACTCCTGGTGTGTGTATGTGCGTCCATCTTCTACTATATTCGAATCTTCGTCGTTGTCAACATTAGACCACTCTAGAATGACACAATCCTCCAAAGCAATCCTCATGTGCATCAAGCCTCTTGGTATATAAAATATTTCTCCTTGATTTAATGTTCTAGAAATATTTTTAGCTCTACCAATCCTCATGCCTACTTTTAGTGTGCCTTTAATAAGATAATAGTATTCATCTTTTGTTACATGGTACTCTAGACTGCTTTGAGTATTTTTATTCATAGTTATGATTTTTAATACTAGTGATTCATTATTAAAAATATTTTGTATATTTCCCCAGTATTTTTCGAGCGACTCTGGAGGACGAAATGGCTCGTCAATAGTTTGCTTGCCATATTTAGGACTGTCCATAATATTTATTAACTCCATGTTTTCTTTCAAAATGTTTATTAAAAAGACTCGTATTATCTTTATGATTAATACCTAGGATCTCACAACACATTGCTAGTTCAGCAATAAATTCTAGGGTTATAGTTTTTTCTATAATAGTTTCAGGTTTGTCGCTAAATACAAAAACTCCATGATTGGCCAGAAGAACAGCCCCAGTGCGTTCTGGTTGTGCTTTTTGCTCTATAAAATAATTAACAATTAGATTACCTAAATTTGTTTCGTAAGCATCAAAATCAAAATTATTAGGAAGATCAAGAACAGGGATCGGGCCAGGAAAATAATCTGCATGTGTGGTACCTAATATAGGAATATTCTTACGACACTGACACCATATTGTAGTATATTTTGAGTGCGTATGAAGAATAGATCTAATTTGTGGAAATGCTTTATATATTGCGTTGTGTATGGGGGTGTCTACGGACGGTTTTAAACCACTATGTTGTTTTCCATTATGATCTATAATAGAAATTTGATCAACAGTTAGATCATCAAATGAAACACCGGAAGGCTTTATATAAATATTTCCAGTCTTGCTGTCGTATACACTTACATTACCCCAGGTATGCAATGTTATTTTGTGATCATACAATTGCTTATTAAGCCTGACGCAAAGTTCTGATGTATTCATTATAATTCTTTGGCCACATATTTAGCCGCTATCTCATTAGCCTTGTCTGGATCATTAAATACTAATAATGCAGCATAAAAGCAGTCGCCAGCACCAATAATCTGTTTTACAGAAGAAACCGGGTATGCAGGGTAGTCTTTGCCGTTGTACGAACACCCTCTGTGTCCCTTAGTAACGAAAATATTTTCTAAGGTAGGCAAGTATTGAGATTCTTCTTCGTTGCAAACAATATGATTCACCCAATTGTATAATTCAAAATTGGGATTGTTTGAAGAAACCTGTGATGCTGCATAGGTAGTGGTATTTTTGTCTTTGATTATGTTTAAAATATTTTGATCTATTAATCCGAGTCTATAATCAGAAAAAGCAATAGTGTCATAATCTTGATCTAATACAAGATTAGCTTCTTGTTGATTTTCCATACAATCATTAATTTGTAGATACTGATAAATAGTGTTTTGTTTTTGTATAAAGTATCTGCTTTTAATATTATCTTTGGGTTCTTTTATATTAATAACTTTAATTTGATACTGAGTAGAAAGCTGGTACTCGGTAATTTTACTAACAGAAGTAATAAAAGATACTTCTGCTCCAAGATAGGAGGCTATCCTAGCAACATTAGCAGCACCACCATACATGCTTTGAGAATTTATAAATTTGGTTTTTATGCATGGTGATTCTAGACTCAGCCCTAAAGCCTGAGTAAAAATATATTGGTCTACAATAGTGTCGCCTATAATTAGTAGTTTTTTATTTTCTGCCATGTTGGAATGTCTTTTATGTTTTTTATTGTGCTGGTTGTAGAATAATCTTTAAATAATGGATATAATTTAATTTGAATATTATCTGGTATATGATCTTGCTCTCGTACTTGATCAGCGGTCCATTCCGAGCCTTTAACCACAACAGACGGCCTAACTGAGGCATATAAATTAATCAGTTCTTCCTGTGTATTAAAAATAATCACTTCATCAACATAGATATTAGATTCCAGTAAGCTTTTTCTATCTATTTCATTGTTAATTGGTCGGCTTGGACCTTTGAGCAGTTTAACTCTAGCATCGGAATCAATCGCTACAACTAATTTGGTGCCTTGTTTTTTTGCAAACTTTAAAAGCTCAAGATGACCTTTATGCATGATGTCGAACACACCGTTTGTTAATACAATGCCTGTGTCTTTTTGGTCTATTACTTCTACTCTTTTAACGTGTCTGCCTTCTCCCCACGATTCCGATAGCCAAGCATCAAGAATGTCCAGATTATCTGGCTCATTATTTACCCAAGACCCCAAACATAAAACATTGGCATTATTATGCTCTCTCGACTTGGTTGCCGTTATCATGTTGTGTGCCAAAACAGCTCTAACATTTTTGTGTCTATTTGCTACAATGCTCATACCAACGCCAGTACCACATATCAAAATTCCTCTATCTACTTCTGTGTTGGAAACAATATGCGCAAGTTGATCAGCATAATCTGTATAATTAACAGTTTCATTCGAGTATGGTCCGAGATCAATAACTTTATAAGATTTATTTATCAGAAAAGTTTTAATGGATTGTTTGAGAGCAATCCCATTATGATCCGAAGCTATGGCTATAATCATTTTCAGTCTCTGTGGAAACAAACTATTATAAGTTAACAATGTCTATGGTCAAGATTCTTGACCGGTACAGACAAATATCTATGATAAATCAGTATATTAAGGAATTATATGGATACAAAACAAGACTATGATTCTCAATTAGCTATTATAGCACAACAACTAATTCAATCAGATAATAAAAAGATTCTAATGATAGTTCCTGAAAGTGCTGGAGATATTTTTTTATCTACTAGTTTATTACCATCTATGAAAAAGCTATATCCGGAATATGATATATATTTTGCTTGTAAGGAACAATATCATTCATTGTTGTTAGATAATCCAAATATCGCTAAAGTGATTAATTATATGCCAATTATGGAAAACCAACTCATTATGGAAGGACACGGTAAATGGCAAGGACTATTTGACATTAGCTTCATGATTACTGTGTTTACTCAAAGATATCTAAATTATATTCATAATGGACAAACCAGAATAGGACTTCAAATGAAAGAAACAATATAATTATGCACATATTAGAAACTTATGCACTGACCTGCGGGTGTCCTATTGCTAAGCCGTTTATAAAAGAAGACTCCTCGATAGTCTTGCCCTCTACGAAATACATAACTCTTCATTCTTATGACCCCAAAGGAACAGCAAGATTATATAACAAATGGGAAAATGTTATTAGTATTCTCAAAAATAATCCTAATTTTACTTATGAAATCGTTCAAACTGGAGGGTTATTAGATCCTAAATGCCAGGGAGCTAATCATGATTATCTGGGTAAAACATCTTATGGTAGTTTAGCTTTTTTGATCAAAAACGCTCAATTACATCTTGGTTTTGATAGTTTGCCCGTGCATTTAGCTTCGTATTATGATATAAAGATAGTCGCTTTATACGGATATTACGCAAACATGTCTAGGCCATACTTTTCTAATGAAAATAATATTAGAATATTTGAACCAGATTTCTCTAGCACTAAGCCAACTTTCCATTACAATGATCCTTATGGCCTTATTCAAACCATTGAACCAAGTCAAATAGCAAATGCTGTATTTGATCTTTTGGGGATTGACATAATATGATTTCTATCTATACATCTGCTTTTAATCTTATCAAAAACAAATTTGATTACAAAAATACTTTACAAAAATTTTCTGATTTTGCCGATGAAGTTGTTATTGCTATAAATTCTAGCTCAGATGATACTTTAATAGAAATCCAAAAACTTTCGCATGAACTCGATAATCTAAAGGTGGTGTCTTGTGATTTTTCCTACGAAGACCCTTGGATGGATGGAAAAATAAAAAACTGCGCCCTACAAAATACTACTCAATTACTTAAAATTGGATTAGATATGGATGAATATATTCCATTGTATCAAAAATCATTATGGTTAGATTTAGCAGATAATTTATTGTGTGATACATATATGTGTTATATGATTGCTTCATTAAATCTTTACAAAGATTTTAATCATTATTATTCTATAGGACACAAATGGTATTTACATAAAAGCGGTCTTTTCAGAGGTCCAGTAAACTTTGCGAGAAAATCGAATGGAACAGTTGATACAACCAAAAGCGATACTTGTGAGCTAATTGATAAAAATGGTAATTTAGTTAAGTCTCGTATGTTTGACAATTCGATTGAAGCGTTAAGGCAAGGAAAAACACCCTATGTTATTCATACTGGATATGTGGACTTGGAAGCCAGATTAATCAGAAATAAAAATTTTTGGAGTCAACACTGGCTTACAGAATCCGGGGGCGTTCCACCTCCTCATATGGTTCACGAGTCTATCGAACAATTTGATGATGAACCAAAGGAGCATCTGTTAAAAATATGATTAAATTAATAGCCCTAGATGTCGATGGAGTTATGACGGATGGTACAAAAATTTATGGACTCGATGGGATGCCATATGCTAAAAAATACTGTGATAAAGATTTTACAGCTATTAAAAGATTTAAAGCTTCTGATATAGTTGTTTGTTTTATTTCTGGAGATATCAAAGTTAATGAAAATATGGCCAAGAATAGAAACATAGACTTTTTTAGTTCAAGAGGAATTGATAAGGTATCATTGTTGCCAATATTGGAAGAAAAGTATCGTATTCATAAAAAAGATATGGTTTATGTAGGAGACGACTTATTCGATATTAATATAATGAAAAGCGTTGGATATTGTTTTTGTCCACAAGATGCTTGTGAAGACATAAAAAGTTTGTGTGGCATAAAAAATACATTATCTTCTAAAGGCGGAAATAATGTTATTTGTGATCTTTATAATGTTCTTATTGAACGTCAAATGGTAAAATATGTTGGTCTATCCGATATAGAAGAGCTAGATAAACAAGAAACTTTTTAAGATGATACAACGAAAAAACCATAGCTTAATTGTTTGTGGTAAAAAATATTTCGACACAATTATAGAAACACAGAATATACAACTCAATGAAACTAATTACTACACTAATCTTCAAAAAATTATTGGAGGATACAACAACTTTAATGAGGTTAATTTTTTAAATTATACTCTTCATTGTCATAGGATAGGGTTAAAAAAAGCGTATATTATTTGCGATATTGCTAATAGTACAAGAATGTCTTTTGTTAAAAACACAGAAGCTTCGATCATTAGTAAAAAAGATATCGAATATTTAAATACAGCCAGCTGGGTTCATTTTGCATATATTGATGATTTTGAAGATTATTTATCCGTACAAAACATTGTGTCCAATTTTAGCTTAGACTTTTGTACTAGTTCGGCTGACAGGACTAAATTTATACAATTAATAAATCAAGCTAAAATTATTTTTGATTCCAGAGAAAGAAAGAATATGTACTGTTCTATTAGAACAAAAACTCCTATTATATTTCATGATCCTTTTGGAGTAGAAATTGTTGTTGACGGAAATAGTGTTTGCTGCGTAGAAAATATTCCTATAGAAGGATTGAATGTTAATGGAGCAGGAGATATTTTGGCTGGTTTTATTATAGATCAATGGGGATATATGTATATCAAAGATAATTTAGTTAATGCAATATTAAAAACAAAAAATAAATTAATAAATAGAAATAACCATGAAAAAATATAATCTTATTGTTCCTATGGCGGGATTAGGTAGTCGTTTTAAGGAAGCGGGATACGAGGTGCCAAAACAATTTATTTATGTAGAAAATAAACAACTTATCGATATATCATTAAGTTGTATTGACTATTCAGAGTGTAATTTAATTTTTATTGTTAGAGATGATCAGGTTTATAACTATAATGCTGACACAATTTTACGCAATAAATTTGGAGATGATATTAAAATTTTTATTACTGATGGCTTAACAAAAGGCTCAGTGTGTAGTTGTTTATTGGCAAAAGAAGTAATCAATAATGATATGCCTCTAATTATTCATACATTAGATATAGAGTTTTTCCCGGTCTTAGATCCATCTTCTTTGGCGGACGATGGTATTGATGGTACGCTATTAACTTTTAAATCTAATTCTCCAAATTATAGTTATGTAAAATTAGATGATAATAATAAGTATATTACTTTAACGGCAGAAAAAAAAGTTATTAGTGACAGGGCGTGTGTAGGTATTTATTATTTTGCTAAAGGATCTATGTTTTGTGAATATGCCGATACAATGATTAAAAATAATATTACTACTAATGGAGAGTTTTATATCACTCCTTTATATAATCTATTGATAAAAGATAATAAAAATATAATAGATAGACTAGTAGATAAAATACATATTTTTGGGACGCCAAAAGAATTTATGTTTTATAAAAATAATGTTGTTAAACACATAGGCGTAAAACCAATAGCATTATGTGCTGATCATTCTGGGTATGAAACAAAACAAATATTTGCGGATATATTATCTAAATTGGGTATAGAATATATAGACTTTGGCACACACACTCACAACGATTGTGATTATAAATATTATATAAATCAAGCTATTGTTTCTAAGCAAGACGGAGTTTGTGATTTTATTTTCGCTTTTTGTAGAACCGGACAGGGCGTAAATATATGTGGTAATAAATTTAATGGTATTCGAGGAGCATTAATTTATGACGAATATTCTGCTGAAATGTCTATCAGGCATAGTTGTGCAAATTATTTTTCTTTCCCAAGTAAAATTTTTGCTGATACTAGTAAAGCAGAAAGCGTTATTAAAATTTTAATAAATAATACTTTTGATGGAGGAAGACATCAAGTGCGAGTTCAAGAGTTATCAGATATATGAAAACATATAACATTAGTGAAATGAAAAATGGATGGTTTATAGGAGATTTCTATCCTTCCGTTTTTAGAAATAGTTCTTTTGAAGTTGCTCACCATTCTCATAAAGCCGGTCATGAGGCTCAACCACATACGCATAAAATATCTCAAGAATTGACGTATATTATTTCTGGTAAACTATTAGTATCTGGTCGCATATTGTCTAGGGGCGACATGTTCTTGTATGAACCTTATGACATAGCTGATGTTACTGTTTTAGAGGATGTCGATCTTATTGTGATTAAATGGCCGTCTGTACCATCAGATAAATATATCATATAAAAATAATATGTTTTTTATTTCGCATAGAGGCAATACTGATGGTGTTAATAAATACGAAAATTCTCCCTCTTATATTTTAGAAGCTATAAACAAAGATTTTGATGTTGAAATAGATTTAACAGTTGAGAATAATCAATGGTACTTGGGACATGACTCTTGTGATTATCGGATAAATGAAAGTTTTTTAATCGATAATAAAAATAGATTATGGTGTCATGCAAAAAATATTACAGCATTAACTCTATTGCTTAAATTAGACATGGCTTGCTTTTGGCATCAAAATGATTATTACACATTAACTAGTAATAATTATATATGGACATATCCTATGCATGAGCTACAAGAGTATTCGATATGCCTAGATCAACAGCCATGGTCTAAAAATAAATTATATTATAGTTGTGCTGGTATATGTAGCGATTATATTCAGTCTTATAGAGATTATTTATTATGAGAATTGCTTTTTGTATCTCTGGTCACATGAGAAATTATCAAAAATTATTAGATAATTATTATATGTTTAAACAACACTATAGTCAATTTGGTATCATCGACACATTTGTATGCACATGGGATAAATTAAACACAAACAAATCTTGGTCAGCAGCACATAATCTTAATGCGACAGGGTCATCTGATATGATAGTATCTTCGAATCAAATAAAAAAAGACTACGAAACAAATCACGTAAGAATACTTAAAGACGATTTTTTTTCTTCAACATATAGTCCTTTTAATTATACAGACATGACCGATCAAGAGTATAACTTTGATGACAGGGCTATACAAAATGATGTTTTGCACTGTTTTAAACAATTTGGATTAATTTATTATTGTAATATCTTAAAAAAGGAAGTTGAGTACTCATCAAATTTACTGTATGATTTTGTTTTTAGACTACGCCCGGATATGCAATATAATCTAAATAATTTACTGAATTTACATCAGTTTACAGATTGTAGTAAAATATATACATCTCATTATTGGGAAAAGGGCGAGATGGGAGATTTAATAAGATTTGCTTTTGGTGGTTCTAAAATAATGAATAAATATGCAAATTCTTATTTAAGAGTATCGCAAATTTTTGACCAAGGAATTTTTGGTGATGCTGAAAAAATATCTTTTTTATGTCTTAGCAATCATATTGGATCTGATAATATTAAATTTGTTCCAGAGGTTGGCCGACTAGTGGCAGAAAATAATCCAAACGATCTTAGATAGTTTAAAAAGGATTAGACCAGGATATATCGCTAATAATACCGTTTCCTAATACTGTGCCAGTTTGAGATACACTAGAATGAAAGGTGCCGTTTTTTACCACTCCGGCGTTGACAGAGTTCTCATAAAATAATCCATTTTCTACATATCCATAATTGATAGAGCCAGAACCAAAATGCATATCATTATTACCACTACCAAAATTAAAGCTTTCTAAGAAATAATATGGATTTGTTGATGATGGTACTTTTCTATAATAGTTAGTAGAATTATTTCGAAAAAATGTAATTGAATTTAACTGACCATAATTAGAAGACTGATCAAAAGTAGCTTGAGTAGCTGTTATAAATCCACTGGGAGCATTACTGCTATTACCAGAAAATATTACTGTGGTTGTATTAATTGTTATACTGTTCTGTGATCCGTTTGCAAAAACAAGATTTGTTGATGTTAAGCCTCCAGAAAACATAAGTTTAGACCCGCCGTATATAAAACCGTTTGTAATATTATTACCATAAAATAAACTTTGATCATATAGTTCAGCTCTCTCAATGGTTGTGGATCTTGATAGGCATTTACTATTATTTTTTAAAACCAAAGACGATATCGTGACAGAATTATTAATAATTTGTGAATTATCATATCCAGTTATACTAGCATAGGTTGATCCAGTAGCTAAAGCTGAATTATATAGCTTGATATATGCGCTACTAGATCCACAAGTAGACTGATCTTTAAAAGAAACAACAATATTCCCTTGACTAAATAACACAGTAGACTTGTCATTGACAATAATTTCTGAACCATCAGAAACAGAGCCCATTATATTAGATACTATAGAATTATTGTTAATAGTACATTTTAAACCAGTAGAAACAGCAATATCAATAATATTACCACTAGAATTATCATATAAATTTAAGGAGCCAGAAGTACCAATCACTGTTAGAGCAGAAAACCTAGAGTTATCATAGAAATCGACCCCGCTGACATTAATGACATTGATAGTTTCACTACTATTATAAAAACTAGTATTAATTAATGGGCCACTATTTGATTGCGAAAAATTATAGAATTTAGTATTATAGCAAACGCCTCCATTATTGAGTCCTGAATCATAAAAGCTAGCATTATATACAGTGCTTGTATTCTGACTAAAATTTTTAAAAGTTAGAGAACCTATAAAATCATTAGAAAAATTAGCATTATTTATGGAGCCAGAATAAAAAGTTGCTTGTTGTATACCGGTATTGAGGTTTTGGGAAGTGTCATAAAAATTTCCAATATTAACAACACCGTTATTTGTTGACTCGTTATAAAAATTAGCGTTACTAATTCTTCCAGACGCGATGGCATTATTAGATGTATTATATAAATTACAATTGGCTATGGTACCATTATTAACAGCAGAATTATATAAATTGCATTCTTTTGTAAAAATAATACCAGATATATTATTTGTAAAAGCGGTATCAATATCTACTCTTCCGCCTAGTATAGTACCATTATTGCTGCCGTTTGATAAATACCCACTAGTACTAATGTTGATTAAACTATTGGGATTATTAGTTATATTTGATCCAGCGTTTTGATATAAAGAAACAATCTGGACTTGTGCATAATTAGTTAGATTAAGTTTTTTTGCTTCATTACAAGATATGATTCCAGAATTTACAAAACTACTATTATCAACTAATGTTGCTATTATAGAACCATTTCTTATCTGATGAACTTGATCAGAAGTATATAATATATTTGCTTGTATAGAAGAATCTATACTGCTACCTCCTTCTAAGTATAGTTTATCTAGAACAATAGTGCTCCCACTGATAGTTGGACCACCCATAATCAATGAACTACTATCACTAGACTCAACCTTTGAACGATATATTTGACAAGAATTAATGCTACCTGTAACAATATTCAATGAAGAATCTAATAATATAGCATTAGACATATATATGTTATCATGAAATAATTGACAGCTATAATAAGAGCCACCAGTATAATCACCTGTTGAAGCTTCAACTAATATATTATCCATTTTTATGCTAGAGTCTGCTAAAAATATATTACTAGTAAATTGAGAATCATATGCTCTACTATTGCTGCTTAACGCAATCTGATTTAAAGACAATGTATTATTAGCTATTATACTATTTTGAGATAAAAGATTAAAACAATCTGTTCTTGAATTATTAAAACCTAAATTATTTAATTTGATATTTCCATTAGTTAAAATTGTTCCAACAGTAAAAGCCGGATTAATTGTATACCAACCATGATTAAATCTTAGAGGGTCTCTCTCTTGGATCTGCGTAAGATCTATACCAGTTGGTTGTCTAGTATTTACTGCACTATTGGCACCATTACCAATTATTTCTAATTGATATGATCTATTATAAAAATTAATTTTTAGTGATGCTATCTCGTTTATACCACATTGGCCTGATATAGTAGGAAAAACAATAGTTTCATTATTTAATATATTTCCAATAATTTCTATGTCTTCGACGGATCTAGGAATTCTATTTGCTGGACCGGTTAAAACAGAATCTGTAAAATATTTATCACTGTCGCATAAATTAATCATTATATTTTTATGAATACTTATAGTATAAGGGTTGTTCTTTAAATTTTTCTTTTATTTTTCTAATTGGCAAATAAGAATAATGATCTAAGGTTTGTTTTGGAAAACCCTCATTTAAAGAAACAGCAAAGGCTAATCCCATAGCTTTTTGTTGGGAGGCGCAAAAATATGGTTCGCATTTTTCAGCTGGTCCATGATTTCCACACCCCGCTAATTCTCTGAGCACGGTAGGACTATCGCAATCATATAATACTGGATTGCATGGCAGTTTACTTCTACAGCCATAGTAGTCCCTATCGGCATATACCTTAAGCATACATTTTAGGTGTGTTTCAGTAACCAAAAAACAACCGTCTGGCAACGGTCCCCATATTGGTTCTCCTCCATTATTCCATTTGCCCCACGGACACGATAAAACATAGACGCATTCATTATAATCTATTTTTGTATCATCATACCCTATAATAGAGTATGTCGTATACCACATCCTATCTGGATAACTTAATCCTCTACTATCTCTGCTATTAGGAAATCCAACATTAGAAAATAAAACTATACCATATCCATTCCATAACAAATCTTTTATGCTGGCTGCCGCTTCATTCACATCGGCACTTAACATAGAAATTGTTCGTGCTCTATAAATATTAGGAGTTAAAGTATTAATAAAACCATTTCTGTTTTGAACATAATCTAAAAATATATCATCTATAATACTATAAAAATTACTTCCGCTATTATTCAATAAGTTAGCATAGCCACCATAAATATCTCTAGGTAAAAGACCAACATATCTCATTTTATACATATAATTTGTATATGATCTAATATCATATTTATCATTATATGAGGGATTAGTATAAACATATACTTCATTATTTTTAAATACTATGCTCTCGTTTAACCTAAGATTAGCTATAATATTTGTATATGTAGATATTTCTGATTGTGTTAATGTAATAGAGTTTGCAGACCAATTAGTTATTATATTAAAATTATCTACCTTAGATAATGGATATATATTACGAGGTCTAACATTTTGCGTATTAGTATCAGCAGAATTAGATATTAAATATCCAAAATCTGGTCTGGTTGTTAGTGGTGCTTTACAGCAATAGTTCTGGTAGTCTACAGAACCTTGTCCATATCTGCAACAAGGATTTGCTGGGTCTGGAGGATCCGGACAATAATCACAGCTTCTACATTTTGGAGGAGTCTCACCAGCATTAGGGGGTGTCATGCATGACCAATTTGCTCCTGTAGCTCCTGCGTTATCCAATTCTGTTGGCAAACAAGCCATACCAGCATAAGTGTCTGGGATGCTTTGCTCGATATTCGGGGCTCTACCAAAATATGCTACTTCTTCTGGTACTAGATCCGGCCCCAATGTCATTAAACAATCCGATAATGAATTAGAGCCAAAATATTGCATATATTCCGTAGCCATTCTGTGTTTCCATTGATTAATTAGTCCACTAGATACAAAAGTACATGCACGAGAAATATCGCAAGCATTTCTAATAGAATGAGAAGTGCCACTGTCTATTGTTGGTTGTATTTCGGTAAAACATTCTGAATCTAATGATTGTAAAATTTTAAAAGGCAGACCTATTTTACCGGCTCCGGTATTTCGAATATTATTATTTGTGCCATTTTTATATCCAGGAGCATCTTTAATACATGGATACTTTAGATGCTTCATAAATTGAACAACTCTTCTCATATAATGAGGAGTACCAGCTCCGTATGAACCATTTCCATAAAATGGATTGGGATAAAAGCTATTATCCTCTTTGCAGGGAGAAGCAGAATATGTCTCGTATAGTTCTTTGGGCGTAAGCATACATTTTCCTAAACAATTTGTCCTAATTTATTATGTTCAATAATAAGGCTATTTTGTATTCTCTATTAATTTATTATAAAGAACCAAAGCCAGTGTTGAACCAGCGGTTCCCATAAAGATACCTGATGGCTCTAGGTTCTCATAGGATCCAATTAGATACAATATGGCGCCACCGATATAAGAACCCGCTATCCCGAGAGCCACAGTTTTTAAAAAGCTGAAATTCTCTTCTCCAGGAACAATACTTTTGGCTATTGAACCCACAAAAATACCATAAACACACCATACTAATATACTAAACATTTGCAGCCTCCACTAAAGTAAATGATTCTTCCTCCGTGAGTTCTGCGCCAGCACTAAAAATAGCATTTGGTAACTGGGATCCATAAATTTTATAGTCTTCAGATGACAACTTTTCTTTAATAATCTTTTTAAGTCTCCATTTATTTAAAAGTGTTCTTTTCAAACAAATGTTTTGAACCTCGTTGTGCATAAATTTTGTTGTTTCGGTTTTATTAAAATTAAATAATTTATTTTTGTTACATTCTTGAATAATCCTAATAAGAGTTAATATCATTCCAATAATCATAATTACAATTATAACATTGCCATATTTATCTTGATTATTAGAGACGTTGATTTTTTTAATGACTTTCATGGCGATAGCTTCTAGTCTGGGATCAATATCCATTATATTTAACTCCTATAATTATTGTTGAAAAATTATTCTTCGCAATATCCACAGTCAACTTTTTTTATTCCGTCTCCGCTAATATACCAGCCCTTACCCTTACAAACTGGACAATCTTTTCTTTTGTATTTAGTAACTATTGGTGTTTCTTTTGCTTTTATGCTAGCACCCACTAAACAAACTACAGACGTTGTAGAAACATTTGAAACAGGATTATTTATCAAAAAACAGCTAGAAAAAATAGTAGATATTACTAATATTGTTTTGTACATAATTAACTTTCCTCATTTGTGTCATGAAATACATTATCAATTTTTTTTCTTAAACGAGGAAAAAGGGGTTTAGATGGTGGGTTAACTGGTGGTACTATATCTATAGTATCTTTAGGAGCAAAAATTTTTAGTATGGTGATTATAAAATTTGTTATAATTTTAATTAGTCTATTTAATGCTATTTTATCTAAAAAATTCATAGTTTTTCTCCGGTATTGTATACACTATACGGCTTTAATCTCCAAAAACCTGTGTCCATTGACGGTAATATTGGTCACATAACCTGTTGCTATAGCTTCTCCACCTATGCTGATTGGGGTACCACTATTATTGTATGTACCAGACCAATATAAAATAGCATATGGTGGTGTGAACCATGGTTCTGTCAATAAAAAGGCTAAGCCCCCAGAAGGATCGCTGTATCCGGCTGTTGGACTTGATAATGTATTAAAAAAAGAAAGAAAGAATAAATTGTCATGACTATGAGATTTTGATCCTATATTATTATGAGTAGTATCAATTTTGAGATCTGTATACTCATATAATGGAGCATTATATACTTTAGTATTAGGATTACTTAATAAATATGAAAAACTAAATAAAGCAGGTATAAGTTTTCCTTGAGTAATAGCTCCAACAGTATATGAGGACCAAGAAACTGGCTGGCCAGTTGGACCAGTTGTGTTTGGTTGCGTTGCAGGAAGAAAGGTGGTCATAGAAATATTCTTATAATATCCTTCACACTTCCATTTTGTATAATTTAAGCTTTGGATAGATTGTGGGAATATTAACGGGAAAAGCAGATGTTCATCTAGTGATGTTGTTCCTATTGGAACATTATAGGTATTGGATATTTCATATACTTTTTCTAATATGCCGATCTCATATGAATGCGGCCAATTAGGATTGGCCTTAAAATATAAACCTGTTCCTATAGTAGCATTAAGTCCTGTTGTAGATATTATTCCGGTAAAATATTTTCCGCCAGCTCCGCCATAGCCCGAATTAGCTGGACTATTTGTAGAAAATTGTATTTCGATATGGTTACCAGCTATGGCATTCAGACCAGTATTATACAGTATTCCTGTATATGGCCATGTTGTTTCGTATTCTTTTACCAACAAATTTTCTGTTTTTAAATTAATACCGGTTGTAGCAATATTTTGTATATAGGGGTAATCATTATCATACGTTAAATCTATAAGATTTCCTTCTCTCTGGTGTGTGGTAATAGTAATAGTATTATTACCACTATTATAATAACCAGAAAAACCAGACAATAAGAAAATCATCTCATTTAGTCTAATAATATCATTTCTGATACGATCAAAACTAACCTTTACATTATCTGGATAAGCACCAGCTATATCATATCCAGTAACAGCAATCAGCAGATCGTGATCATAGATTTTTGGTGCTGATGGTAACTGAGATATTTTAGAATCCATATCATATTACTTTTTCGACCTTAAACCAACTACCGGGTAAAATCTTACCATTGGTGTCATTGGCTGTAAATCTAATATTTAGCTGATCGCTTTCTGTTGCGTGTGTGCTTGCTGTGAATTTTGTTACAACGGTTTGTGTACTTGTTAGATTATTAGCAATAGTACGAGATCCGGTAACAGAAGTTGAACTATTATACAGTCCGGAGTCTGAGACATAGTTCCATGTTCCATAAACTGTCAAAAGATTACCATTAGAAGCAGCTATTCCTGTGCTGGATACTAGACCAGTAACTTGTGTAGTGTTAATTCCACTTGTAATTAATCCAAGCTCACAGACATATTGACTATTATTAGCTAAATTAATAGATAACCCGCTAAGAGTTTGATAGGAACCAGCAACACTATTAGCTGTTTCAGTGCTTAATAGCTTAAGTTGTTGTTGCACAAGGCCACTTACTGTACTATTAAAATCGGTAATATTGCTAGCAGTATGGGTGTGTCCAACATAAGAAACGCCAGTTGTACAAATACTGATAGTATTGGGTCTGCCGTTACCAACGCCAGTATTGATTTGTGGAACAATTTGAATGCCTGTGCAGCCACTAACAACTTCGTTAACTCTAAAAACCCATGTTGACAAACCAGATAAAGGGAATTTTGTGGTAACTTTCTCAACATAAACGTCTGATTGTCCTGGTACTAACTGGTTAACACCAGTTACAACCACCATAAAGTCGGCATCAAAAACTCTGGATGCTGTACTTAATTCCGATATTTTACGATCAGCCATATTTAGACCCTTTCTGATTTTAAACTAGTATTGTTGTGTTTCTATACACCTTTTTAAAGATATGTGGAGAATCCGTAATTAGGTAGCTTTTGCGGAGGAAAGCCGTCAAAAGCACTAAAAGCAAAAGCCCCACCACCTCTTATCATTCCTGCGGCAACATCAGCGGTTATCAAAAAAGATCCGTCTGGAATTTTACCCCAATCTGGATGTCCACCGCCATTCCATTTACCCCAACTATTTTGTACTAGAAAAAGTGGCTCACTTCCTGTATCATCACAGGCTATCCATGCCATACAATGAGCCCAGCTTCCACTTACATTTGATATACCTTTGTCATTTCTTTTATTAGAAAAACCATAACTAGAACAAACAGATAAACCATAACCATTAGCAAGAGCATCTCTAGCTTCTTCGACGCTCTGAATATTACTAACGGTTTGTATTTGATGTTTTTGTGCTAATTTTTTAACAGATTCTGGGACACCGCTACTTCCCCAACGACTACCGATAGTACTATTATATTTAGTGAGATCTATTATACCTTCATAATTTTTACGTACTAGCACACCACCAATTTTATTTACAAATTCTGCGGCTCTAGAGCAACTCATGCCTTGACCACCATGACCTCTGCTGCCATAGATTGCTTCTGTAGCACCTCTTGCTATCCATGCTTCCTTTTCTTTTTCAACATGAATTTCTACAGCTCTAGTTAGGTCTACAGCATTTCGTGTTCCATGACTAACACAATCTCCAGTAGTTTGTCTTTCTTCATAAGCTAATTGATCAAATCTCAATACAGATCTAAATGGTGTGCTGAGTTTGCCTTTGCCACTATTTTTAATAGATCGACTAGCATCTCCAAAATATGGATATTTTAATTCATGCATTAATTTTTCATAGTGGTCCGGTTCATCAATGCAACCATTAAATCCATTAGCATACATTTCATATAATTGTTTAGAAGAAAATCTAGGCATTATTGAGATCCTTTATAGAATGCCCAACTCAAAGCTTTAAAAGCATCAACAGCTTTTTGTCTTAAAAGAGAATCTAAAACAACATCATCATCACCAATACTATATAATACTAACTCCTCAACTTTTTCTGCTAAACCCGGATACTTATCTTGTAAATTTAATTTTAGCATTTTTCCACAAAGAATATTAGCTTCTCTTATAGAAACAGTGTCTTTGATAATAGTATCATCGTTTACTGCTATCAGAGTAGACATGTCCGCATATAAACAAGATAATCTAAAAAAATCACCTTTTTTATTTTCAGCATTAGAACTTTGTAATATATCTACAATCGCTTTGGTTTTTGCAAACAATTCTGTATCAGTAGGAGCATCTGTAACTGGCATACTAATAGTCGAATTTGTATTCGACATATTAATATTACTTATAAGACTTGGTTGTAACAAACCAATACCTATTAAAACTATAGCAATAAAAAATAAATATTTATTTTGCATGATGCTATTTCTTTTCTTCTTTAGTTGGATCAATACAAACCATAGGGCTCAAGTATGGGAACATTTGATCAGCTACTTCAACGGCTTTTGTGCAATTGCTTTTTGCTGCAAGATCTCTTGTCTGTTTCCATGATACAACTAGATCAAAAAACAAATCTTTGTTTGTTGTAGAGTTAACGGCTTCTACTTCTACAGGCTTGGTCACAACAGAACTGTTTTTATTGTTTACAAATTTATTTATAAATTCACTCACCAATTTTTGTACTGGACTTAGTTTATCTTTAAATAACACCCAAAGAACAATGCCTACTCCAGCATATAATGCAAGATCCTGTGGGCGAAGTTTGCTGCTAAATTCACTAAATGATTCTGTAAAGTTCATATTATCCTCTCTTGCTTATAGATGATTAATGTTTAACGCATTTAAGGCTTGATCTGTTGGACTATCCAAAACTTTTTTCTGTAAAAACACCCCTGTTTGCCTAAATGTAGTTACCAAAGCATCTATGCTAGCACTAACCAAAATCATTAAGAATGCCTTGACATACTTATGTATAATAGGCTCTAAAAGATTTGGTACAACAGGAATATCTACTACTAGGAATATTTTATCATAAAAACTAGATAGTAGAGTCATGGCCAATTCTTTTTTCTCTGGACTTTTTAGATCAGTTCCCAGCTTTTCTATTATTTGTATTACGCTTGCTGTTGCTACTTGTAGAATTTTCCACGCTTCGCTTACCGCTAGTCGTTTTACGTTTAGTAGGCTTTCTTTTGCTCTTATTATTAGTTTTTCTACTTCGTTGGTTATCAGTTCTTTGCTGTTCATCATCTTCTCCTTCTCGTGGGCTAGGGTCATTACTTTTTTTATTTTCCTCTTCTAATTGTTTAGTTTTTTCATATTCTATTTTAGTTTGTTTTCTGCTAGTAATATATTTATATAATATAGCAAATTGTCCACCGATAAGAATACAACTTTCTACAGCATGACTAACATTAGATATTAATTCTTCTTTTTGACTATGATCATTCAATATTCCCATCAAATATAAACCACTAAATATAAAACTAACAAAAGTAAACCAAAATTCAGTAGTTCTATATCCCGGTTTTCTCATATTTCAATTCTCCATTTTATAGGGTATTACCAAATTAAATTAGTTAGCAGTATCTCCAGTATAGTATCTAGGATCATCAAGCCTAGTATCATATTTATTTTCAATACTACTTATTGTGGGATAGTTTTTAACATAAGTATCAATAGTCTGAATTCCTGTTGGAGAAACAAGAACTACTGATGTTCCGTTTTTAACAGCTATTCCACTAATTGCTGCTTGTATATCATTAGCCATAATTAATTATTACCTTTCTATTCTGTCTTCTAGTGCTTCTAAAGTTTTACCAAGAGTAGCAATTTGAATTTTGAGTTCATTCATAACTTCGGTATTTTTTTCTAGTGCTCTAAAAATTGTTGTATTAGCTTCTTTACTATCATTTAATCGTTCCATAATGTATTGACGATCTTTAACATATTGACTTTGATTCATAATCATTTCTTCTACTTCTTTTTTAGTTGCTAAATTACGTATGAAGGTCGTCCAAAAACCAATTAATGCTATGATTATGCTAACCATGGAAGTAGTAAGATTTTCGAAGAAAGATCCGACAGTATTAGGATCAGACATAGATCTACCTTTCTTTGTCAAAATAAAAAAGCCAGAGATGCCTGCACATCCCTGGCTTCTCGTATTTAATTATACACCTAAAATAAGATTAGGTATTTTTCGCAGAATAATCTACAGAAACTGGTGTTTCCTGACCTAATTTGTAGGTAAGTTCACCGGGGGTTCCTCTGGTTGGTGTTGCGGCTTCGTCTGTTGATGTTGCTGATGTAGTGTCATTAGCAATATCCCAGAAATTATCAACAGCTGTTGTCGGAGTTGTGTTCCATGTGCCACTATAGATATTCCAGTAACCAGCTCTAATTGCTGTTGTTGTTCTGGTTGTTCTGACCTTTTCTTGACGATGAATACTTCTGCGAGAACCTAGGTCGGAACCACCACTACGTAAGAATGTATTACTTACAGAACCAGCTAGTGTATCTGTTAATTTAACACCGATTGGTTCAGCATTATTATATGCGAAAGTGCCACTAGCGAGAGCAAGATCAGCGTAATCTTTGCTGGCATTTGAAACGACAGTAGAGCCGAACACACCCTGGTTGTCTCTGCCTAATGATCTGTTATCTAATACTGTGGAGGACGAGCCAACGTTAATAGCCGTTCCGCCATTATTAACGGTGCTGGTTCTTGTTACGGCTGTTGAACCGTCTGTTTGTACTGTTGCCATTTTAGTCTCCGTATTATGGGGTGATTTGTATATACGGTATATTTTACCCCAAAAGTCTATATTTTGTTGATTTTTTGATATATCTTTTCAAGAGTATAAATATTAGTAGTTTTATACCCATATATTTGTTGATTATTTAATACCATATCGATCTGCTCATCTGTCCAAGCACTACCACTAAAAATAATATTAGTTTTAGGATTTTTTTGATGAACAAGCATACCAGCCAAGATATTGTCGCTAATATTGTCAATTAAAAAATTAGCTGATGGATATATTACACTAATATCGAACTCATTTAATATTGATGCTGCTTTATAAAGCAATTCAGGAGCAAATATTTTATATTCTAGAACACACCTAGCTCTAACATTATTTTGTGTGCATAAACTCACATAAATTTCAAGTTCTTTGCGTAATTTATCATATTTACGATTACATAATAAAGGACTAGCCATAACTAGTTCGATTATATCAGCACCGTCTTTTATAGCTTGTTCTATTGATAATATTCTTGAAGCGCTTTCTGTCAAACCAAAAGGATAATCAATAACACAACTTAGTTCAGTTCTACCAAAAACAATTGGTCTAATAGTTCGAACATAATAAGGCAGCACAGAAACAGAATGAGGCTGGAAACTTAAGGCTTTTTTTATAAGCTCTTTGGTTTCAGTTTCATTCGTAGCAAGATCATAGTATCCGTATTCTAGAATTTTCATTTGATTTTTGCTTTTATACTATCGATATTAGGAAATTTTCTACTCCCTAATACACCATCAGCAAATCCATAATGAACAGCTTCCTCTGCGTTTAGTATCCAGTCACTTTTATTGGCCAACTGAGATACGATATGTTTTTTAATAATAAATTTATTCCAATTTTTTTCTTTAGCTATTGGACTTGTACAACATCTCTCTGTGAAAATATCTATCATTTTAGTAGATTCTTTTTCACTCCATTGCAAACTACTCATTGCTGCTTTATGTTCATTATCAATCATTAAAGAGCCATAATGTATAAGCACATGGGTATTTGGCATTAATATTCTTTTAAAAGCAGCTTGGAAAATTAAGCTGCTAGCAGATTCTACTTTTGCATAGGCTAGGATAATGATTTTAGATTTAGAATATTCGATAGTATCATAAATCCCGAGACCGTCCTCCCAAACGCCTCCCGGCAAATGCATATGTACTAGAATAGGATCTGAGGATACAGAATTAAGATATCTAACATTCTTAGCAAAATTTACAGCACATTTATATTCAACCCCGCCTTCTTCATCATAATCAAAAGATGAATGTAAGTAAATTTCTCTATTACGAGTATCTATTTGATACGTATGGATATTATATAATTCAGATTCTAATGTATTAACCATGCTCATCTAGATATCCATATATGCTATTGGTAATAGAAGACATAACTTCTGAGGGTTTAAATAATTTAGCAATACCAATACGAAAACGATATCGAGTAAAAATATCTAAAGTTTCTACTCCTTCTATGTTTTCAATAATTTGAGAAACTGGTTTGGAAATATTAAAGTTAGTATGACCTATCCAAAAATTAAAAATTTTACTAGCAGAATTATATTCATCATATGGCACTATGCCCATAGGAGTAATAATAGCTTTGACTTGTTGTTTATGAATAATTTGTTCATTATTATCTAAATCGCTATCTTCTAAATTAGAATCATTTTTATCATCATTAATATCATCAACAAAGCTAGGTTCTTCCAAAAGATCTTCCAAGGTTTCGTGCAAATCATTGTCATCGGATCCCATAAAAGGATCCTTCCATTTTTGCCATACCACAGATGGTTTGCTTAAATATGTCATACTATATGATAGGCAAAACACCCGTCATCTCAAGAGGGTTTATGGAATACCTGAGAGGGCTTAACTAAAGCATCATGATTATCATGATTTTGATGATTTTTAAGAAAATTAATTTCAGCAATTTTATAGAATACATTTTGAGCAAAAAGCGTATCCATAGGGTTCTCTGTCTCGTGATTTTTTAATGTGTCAATAATGTCTTTAGAAAGAAAACCTGAGTTCAAAGCGTCTATCATCATAGCATAGTGGTTGGCTAGATGACTCATAATTTTTTTATTATCATCATTAAATTCTGGCCAACTACAAATAATATTTACTGTTCCATCAAGATTCATTTGAATTTCAAGCGAACAAGGAGATTGACTGTCTCCATCAGAACCAAGTGTGTTAGTTTTGATTGGTTGATTATTTGTGTCTAATTTTTTAGATCCATAATTAGTCAATAGATATCTAAGTAAACTAAGCATAGGCTAAAGCTTTTCTGACTAAAGGATGTAATACCGAAATATTATAGTTTTTAATATAGCAATTTTTGAGTTCTATAGAATCTGGAACAACAACAGCATAATTTATGCTAATTACGGAATCTGTTTTTGTACATGATAATATCCTATACTGTAAAAGTTGGGTTTCTATATTTGTTATATATTTTTTGAGACACAAGCTAATACAGTTTGTAACTGTGTCACAATCCACACATTCTGTACAATCAATAATTATCGGATAATAAAATTTTTCTTGTGACGATATGAATAGTCTTTCTAATTTTTTAGTATCTATAATAATTGGTATAATACTGAAAACTGTACTAAGCATAGTGTCTTATACTCGCTAGTCCCTTTTGAATATTTTGTCTGATCGCTTCTCTTGTGACACCATATTGTTTTCCAATTTCTAATAAAGTTTTATCTTCAAAATAATATTGATGTATTTGATCTTTTTGTTTACTAGTTAGAATATCCGAATTTAATAAATCATGAATATTTTTTTGTAGTAAGTCTTTTTCTTCTTTTTCTGAGACGATTTCTGAAGGATCAGAATTATAATCTGGCACATTGTGTAAATAGCTTTTATCTTCGCCAGCAGCATGATCAATAGAAATTTGTCTATTTTTCTTTTTATATTTTTTACTCACATATGTCTTCATGGCCCATAATCCACATTGATTACGATAAGAATATCTTGTTTTTGACTGGCCGTTATGTCCCTTACGGTCAGCATCCCATCTCCAGTCCGCTATCATTAGTGCTTCTGCTATTTCTGATATTGCTTCCTCATTATTCAGTAGTTCATTGCGCAATCCACTATAAAAAGATGAAGAAAATTTTGAAATAACTTTCTTAGCTAATAAAGTATATGTATCTAGAGTCTCGTAATATAAGTCCATAATTATTCCTTCCTTAAAGTCTTGTCTAAATTTGATACTATCTAAAAGAATTTTATTACTTTATCACTTGCAATTGCATTGTGAGTCGGTAAGTTTTTTCCATTGTTCTTTATTGGGTCTGTCTTTATCTCCCGGTTTTGCTGGTCTATAATCATCTCCTTCTCTTTGTCTTTTTCGTCGAATATTTTCCCATAAACCAGGACGATCCGCTGCTGATACATTATCGGCAGCCTCGCTGACATACATGATGAAATCATGGATTGTTCTCATGTAGTCCTCTGTGATTGCAATTTTACCCTGTAGCCAGCTTTCTGTCAAGTTTTCTTTTACATGGGGCATCTCAAGGGAGTTTAAAATTTCGTTGGCGTGAGTAGCTATGGCTCTCAAAGAACCAAGACTCATTTCATAAAAGTCTTTTTTATACTCCATCATTTCCATTTCTGGACTTTCATCTTCCATATCTTCTATTTCTGTAAAATCCATTTCTTCTTCTGCTTTCGATTTCTTGATATTTAGTTTTTGTTTATCTTTTAACTCGCCTTTTTTTTGGTATGCAGCGTTAAGTTCTGATAAAATTTCGTTTTTACGATTAAACATTTGATTCCCTTTCATAATAATTTTTTAATTCTTTGTAGATAGAAGATACTAATAAGTAAGATGCGGCATTGTCGCTGGGAAAATGAACCCCTTGTTTTATTCTAGCATAACCAACTTTTTCGGTTAATTTTTCTAATTCACCATCCAAATTAGGATAGATATCTTTTATCAAAAGTTCTGCTAATTTAGCATAAGCCACATGACCGGAAGGGTATGATGGTGTTGAATGTGTTCCGGTATTCAATATGTTAATATCTTTATTATAGAGTTCTGCTATTTGATTTGGTCTTGGTCTATTATGATAGAATTTAAGATCTAGTACTATATCATATAATATATGATACATAATATCGAATTCTTTTTGTGGAAATTCTAAATTCTTATTTTGTAAAAACGCCTTATACAAAACTAACGGGTCTTTATCTATAGCTAAGATAGTTTTATCTGTTTCATTGTTGCGGGTGCTTGTGGTTTCTATTACTTGATCAAGTTCCTTTTTTGTAGAAAGACTATCGTTTTCTGGTGGAGTATTAATAACAAAATAGTCAAAAGGAATTTTTTCTTCTAATTGTGTTGGTCTATCACGGTATCTGAGATCTTTATATGTAAGATCGTGTAATTTCTTTTTTTTGTTGGATAATAGTATATCTTGAATAATTGAAATTATATGAAACACAGTTATACCTGTAAAGTTAAGAAATTTTCTAATCCCAGTTGTTCAATAAGCTTCAAATAGCTCTCATATAATTCAATACCTTTCTCGCTACCTTGCAGCAATGGAATCATAGTATTGGCTGTTAACTCATCTCCTACTGCACGAGCAGCTGTAATAGTTTCTCTTTCAGTAGCAGCGGCTTGTCTAACTGAATTAAGATTATATCTAATCATAGCTACCATATCATGGCGAGTCCATGATGGAGGATTTACAGATAGAGGTTGATAATCAATATCAAAAAACTCAAGTCTTTTAAGATTAACAGCAGCGTGTTGTTGTTCTTCTATGGCATCGGCCAACAAAACTGCTGCTAGTTTTTTATATCCCCAGCGTTCTAGATGTACAGCTTGTGCTGTTAATGATGTGGTCTGCTGCCAGTGAATATTTAGGGATTGTTTTAATAATTCTATAACGGTGTCACTAGAATACCCAGTAACTTCTTGTGAAATTGATTTGTCGTTCATTTTAGAAACCTCGTATTTATTCAGTAGATTCTCTATATCCATAGTATCACCATGCCTTGCAAGACCAATATCTTGCTTTCCATTTTGGGCCAGGATTATCACAGTTGTGCCTTGCTCTAAAGCTTCTTCGACGCTCTGGAATATTCTTTTTAATTTTCATATTCGGATCGCCAAAATTTACTTTAACAACATTTCCTTTTTCATTTTTTACGTATACGCTAAATTTTTTAGGACCATCTGGAGTTCTAAATGGTTTGTTTAGTGTAACTTTTTTACCTTGATATTCCGAAGCTATAACATTATTGTCTTCGTCATATATTGTTCCGCACTCTACTTCCCATGTAAACTCATCCCATTCATCATCCCATTCACAATTATTTGCTAATAATTGATTATGAACATCTTGGATAAGACAATTTTGACCCTTTTTCTTAGTTTGACTAATACATATAGCCACTCTTTGTTGTGTACTTGGATAGTCTTTCTTCATAGTTTCGTTGCCCATACAGCGAGCAATAAATTTCTGACTATCTTCATTTGTTTCTGGGGATGGTATGGGCATATATTTCTCCTTAATAAGATATACTATTTTTACACCAAAAAATTAGCCCTATTTCAGAGATGTGGCTACTATTCTAGGACAACTTTAGAAATTTGATCAACAGTATTATCCCAGGAGTATTTTTCAGCAGTTTTTACCCCATTTAGATTATTATTAATTTCATTAGAATAGACGTGTCTCATGTAGTCTATTGTTTGGTCTATTTGTTTTTTTTCAAGTTTTGCCCAATGGGCATCATTGTTTCCAAAGAACCATTTGTTATCTATTGCTAGTTCTGTTTCTTCAATGTCTATTAAATAACTATTGTCATTAGTACAATATTCTGTGTGAGCAGAATAATTTGAGACTATCACTGGTTTATTCATAGCCATAGTTTCCAATAATTCCATATTCCATCCCTCTCCACGAGAAATATAAATACCGCAATTAGAGTAAGATATAATCTCTGCGACATCTTTATGAGATGGAAGCCTAGGGAATACTTTAATTTTATTGCTTAGTTTTGATTGTTGTACAAGATTCAGCCATACTTGTTCTTCTTGTTGGTTTAAAAATCCATTATGAGTTAATAGCCATAGTTCTACGTTATCATTAGGACTAAAAGCTTTATTAAAACAATCAATAATTGTATCATGGGCTTTTCTCTTTTCCCATTTTCCAATCGTGCAAAAAACATAATTGTTTGTCTGTTTCGCATCTACTGGATGAAAGATGGTAGTATCAACACCAAGAGGCGCAACAGATATTGGTTTTTTAATTTGATTATTTAGTAATACATTCTTTGCCCACTCACAAGAAACAATAAGATGATCAGGAAAATTAAGATGATAAATATCATTTGTAGAAAATTTATCAAGTTCAAAAAATGGAAAAGCAGTATATTTACCACTGCCTATTCTTTCTAATAGTTGGAACTGATGCCAAATTTTTAATACTGGAGTATTATATGGCATAGATACTTGATTAGCTAAACATAATTTTATTAGATCTACGTCTAATTGATTATCTATATGTGGTTGACCTATAGGCAACAGAGATATTTGTTTATCTGAGGTGGCCTTTTTCAGAAAGGACTTTAGTATATTGATACTAGCATATCCGTAACCAGTATAACCTATTGGAGCAAATATTTGTAACATTATATGAAAATCCTATTATGAGTATCATTAACTATTATAAAAGTTGTTTTTTTACCAAAATCTTTTATATTTTCTGCTCCTATATATGTGCAAGAACTTCTTAGTCCTCCTAAAATATCTTTTATTGTATCCTCTGTTGTTCCTTTGTAGGGGATTGACACACATTTGCCTTCACTAGTTCTATATTCAGCAACTCCGCCATTATGTTTATTCATGGCTTCCTTACTACTCATGCCGTAAAACTTGAGTGATCTTTTTCTTTTATCTGTTGATGTATTGTATCCATTATCAGCAAGTCCCCATTGTTCTTGTAGAACTTTGCCGTTATTATCGACTATGGCTCTACGATATTCATATTCCCATTCTCCTTCGCAGCAATCTGTTCCGGCTAACATTCCACCAAGCATAACAAAGTCACTATTTCCGCCAAAAGCTTTGCAGATATCTGCAACAATTTTACATCCACCGTCGCTACAAATATGACCCCCTAATCCGTGTGCAGCATCGGCGCATTCCATTACAGCACTTAGTTGAGGATATCCTATGCCGGTTTTTAATCTTGTGGTGCAAACACTGCCTGATCCTATACCAACTTTGACTATATCCACACCACCATGAAGCAATAATTCTTCAACCATTTCTGGTGTGACAACATTTCCTGCCATAATAATTACTTCTGGATACAAATCTCTAATGTGTCTAACTGCTTTAACAAATTTTTCACTGTATCCGTTAGCAACATCAATACATATATTCGGGAATCTAGATCCCAGATTTTGTAGCCCAAAACATACTTGATTAAGTTTGTCTATGTCATTTTTATTGATACCCGTAGAATAAAAAATATGATTGGTATATTGTAATGCATTATAAAACTCTACAAAATTTTCTACTGTATAGTGCTTATGTAAACAGGTTAAACATTCGTATTTATTTAACTCGTTTGCCATAGCAAATGTGCCAGTTGTGTCCATATTCGCTGCGAATAAAGGAACGCAAGATAATGACCTATTAGAGTGTAAAAACTTAAATGTTCTGGTTAAAGAAACTTCTGCTCTGCTTCCTAGTCTGGATCTTTTAGGTCTAATAAGAACATCATCAAAATTTAATTTTGTGTCATTAATAATTTTTTGCATAATTCTTATTCTCTAATAGAATTCTTTCCTTCTCTAAATATATAGTTGGGCCCATAGTCTATAAAAATCTCATCACCAGCTTTAATATGACTATCAGCTATGCACTTTCCATAATAATCACCGTAATCGATAAATAATTTAGCATTTGGTTTATCTTGATGATTATATATCCCACCATATCCGAATCTCATAAATATAACATAGCCATGTTTTTTGCATTCTTCACACTCACAATATTTTACAGCAGAGTAATCTAATACCCTGGCGTCTCCTTGGTAATGCGTACGAAAAGATAATGGTATTATAGGAAAAACTTCAACAGTTTCTTCTGGATAAAAATCCTTGTCTGCAAAAACACCTATTCCATGAATCTGAGATGGCCTAACCGATAAATTTTTTGAAGAAAAAAGAATATCTTTTTTTTCTGCTTGACTAACTGATGTTACAGATGGGGTAAACTTTTGATGTTCTGACATTATATTATCCTTTATGGTTAAAAAACACCCATCTATTATTGGTTATGTTCTGAGTATTGTAATTATTATTGATATCTAAAAGATATGACATCATTTCTTTCCAGTCATTAAATATTAGTTGATGCGGTATAGTTCCGAATAGCCAATCGGGTGCTGATATTTTTCCCTGTACCATATGAATTAATATTGGTTTCTTTTGTCTGTTTGCCCAAAAAATTTCTTCCAGAGTTCCGCATGGATGGGTGTCTATATCTAGATTTACAATTAAAAAATCACTAACGTCTACCATTCTTAGGTCTACGGATCTAATTGTTTTCATTAATTCTGATAGAGTGTCGTAGTCTTTTTTTTCTTTCAGTCTTTTTTTATACGACGCTATTGATTCGTCTTCAGCACCTAAATTAGTTGGTTTTTTAAGAGGATTAAATACCTCGACCCCTAAACTTTCTAAAAATGGAGTAATATAGTCTCTCCATTGTGTGCCTCTGTCTGGAACTCTATCAATAGCTCCAGCTAAATAACATCTTTGATGCTTTAATCTACAGGTAGTCATTTTATCTAAATAAACAGTCTAATAAATTCTTAGATTCTCTGTATTGTTTTTTTGATGGGTTATGCAATTGGCTTAATCCGTCTATCAGACCACAGATTATAGCCAGCGAAAATAGTAATTCTAACATATTATTTTTGATTATGGTTTGGTAAATAAATATAAACTTCCATAGGGGTCCAAATATCTTCGATCAAATTTTCAATAAAATTCCAGTCGCCACCAGCTAATCCACTCCCAAATTTGGGTGCATGGATTTGCACTTTGGTAATATCGTCCTGTTTTACTAACTGTGATGCAAAGTTTTTAATATCTTCCATACAACGAGATAAAGAACCATAATTAATAGGTCTAAGATTTTTTGGTGACCTAATACCATTTTGGGCTATCATATTGGATATGTATAACTTATGGCCGTAGGCTTTATTATGCGCTACTAATATATGTTGTACATTTCCTAAACTTGCTTTCTTGCCTAGAAGATGAAAATTCTCTTTCACAGACGGGAATCTTTCTGCTATTTGTGCGGCAAATCCTGCTGAGAAAAGATTTGTATTATTGCACACATGCGGGATAATAACACTGTTTCCGTTATGTTGGCCCTCAATGCAAGCAAATGCTTGAGTAAAAATATCTTGTCCATTTCTAATAATATTGATATTATTGAGTGACTTGTTAGTATTAGAATATTTAGTTGTCATATTTCTTTCCTCCATTTACCCAATGGGCATTCTTGATCAGCCCAAGCAAGTTTATTCAAAAAAATTTTTTTTGTACTCAAATTGCATCCACACATCATACATGTGGAGTCCTTTGTATTATACATATCGCACGATTCGGAGCAAATCTTGAATCTTTTCTGGATTTGTTCTAATGTGCATTTTGGGAATCCAAGCCAAATATGAAACCATAAAGACTTAAAGAATGTTTTTATTTTTGTCAAAGTCTTCATTGTGTTCATATTCCTTAACTAGAACTAAATTTTTCTCATCATCTTGATAATACATCTGCAATAAGTTAACAACAGTATTTTCTTCAATCCATCTACTTGATCCATTAGTTACAGATATACAACTATACTGTTTTAAATCTTTTTTTATTCTATAATCTGATGTTAAAATAAATTTATCATTAAAACATGAGAATAAGGATCCTGGCGATATCTCTTCAAGATACTTCATCCTCCCAATCCTCCCATATTTCTTCTTGACGAATCTCTTCCAATTTTGATCTAATTTGTTTTTTAATTCTGCTTTTGTCTCTAGACTCTGAGTCTTGGCCCCTATTTTTATCTAGGAACTTGTATTTTATTTTGTTTCTTCCGTATTTTTTTCTATCGTCTGAATTGTCTTGTGTAAAAGACATTTTTTGTCTCCTGTGAGTATGATACCATACAGTTACGAGATGTCAAGCGTAAAATTTGGAACTTGACTTTTTGTAAAAACAGCATATATATTATGCAGCGGGGTGAAGTTATATCTCTGGTGTTATTATTCCATATCCCTCGTATCTTCTAACTCCAGTGTATTCTTGATCATTTAATTTTCTAGTATGTTGTTTAAAATGCTCTATAATATCCTTCTGGTTGATTCTTAGTTTATTATCATTATTATTTCTTCTAAGATAAGAAAGATATAGAGACATGCACCCTACAGCAAATGGTGTAGCCATGCTAGTCCCGCTCATGGTCGCATAATTATTTCCTGGTACACAACTCATTATATCTGAACCCGGAGCTAAAAAATCTAGAGATTCTCCTGAGCAACTAAATTCGCATAGCATTAATTCTCTATTTATTGCTCCTATACATATTGTTTGCTCATACCTTGCTGGAAAATTAATTTCATGTTTTAATCCACTATTACCAGCAGCACAAAAAACTGCTACTAGTTTTTCATGAGCTTTTATTAGTGATTTTTCTATTCTAACCGAAGGAAAATCAGAACCTAATGACATTGTAATAATATCAGCCCCATTTTCTACTGCATAATCTATTGCTGATGCTACATCATTATTTGATCCTGATCCATTATCAGACAATGCTTTTATTGGCATAATTTTTGTTTTTGGCGCAATTCCAACAACTCCTAAATTATTATTTATAGCAGCTATGGTTCCAGCAACATGAGTTCCATGACCATTACCATCCGAAAAATTATTAGACTGCGATATTACATTATATCCATTAATAATATTTTCTTTAATATCAATATGATTACTATCGCAACCAGTATCGATAACAGCGACTATTACATTATCTCCATTTGATTTATGCCATATTTTTTGAACATGAAAATCATTAATCGCCCATGGTAGAATTTGTGCGGACCTAGGGTCAAATCCATATATTGGTTGTTTAATATGTGGTAATAGTTTACACTCTCTTCTTCTCATTTTATTTGACCTTTTGCTTTTAAAATTTTAGAACTAAAAATATTAGCGTCTTCAATTATATCTGGATTATGAGACCACCAGTTCATTAAGTGTCCAAATATAAAATGACAGTATTTATCACACAAAGTAATTAAATTATTTGGATCTAATTCCTTTGACGGATCAAGATGTACAGGAATAATATGATGCACTTCAGGACGATAAGAAGATCCACACACCATACAATTTGGCTGTTTGATAAGATGAGTTTTTCTTAATTGTCTCCATTTTGGAGATCTGTTGGTAGTTTTAAGAATATTAAATTTAAATATTGATAAAATCCACATATTAATCCAGTATAGATGCTGCTATAAGGCAACCTTTTGCTACAGAATGCAGAGGGTCTGACGCATGTACTACTTCCGAAATTTCTAATGGAAAATTATGCTCTACTAGTTTTAATTTTAAATGATCCACATAACCTTCTGCTTTAGATGTTCCACCAGCTACAACTATTTTAATAGGATGCTTAAACTTTGGAAGAGCTTTATGATCAGATAAAGTAAAAGATAATTGTTTTGCTGTATAGTCTATAAGTCGCTCATAATATGCTGACACAGCAGCCAAAACAGGATTGTCGTTTGGTTCACCTACTTTAAAACCACCGGCTTCCTTCTCTACCTGAATTACACTATCCGGCTCTCCGGTCGCTACAGAAGCCATACGATCAACCCAATCGCCTGACTTGGTTGTGCTAAAGACTACTGTTGGTTCACCATTTAACATAACGCACACGTTTGTCATACCAGCACCGCAACTTATCCCGATACCTGTGTAATCATCTTTTTCTAGTTCAGCATAACATAATGCTTCAGCTTCATTAATTGATTTAGCCACATATCCACATTCTGCTAGTATAGTCTTTACTACATCTTCATGATATCCAACATCAAAATCATCATCTTCTTGATCAACTGGTTGTGCTGGTATACAAAAAATCAGTTTTTCATTTGGTTCAGATGCTTGACCGGCAACTTCTTTTAAAATATATGCCAATATTCTTTTTGCGTCTTTTTCTTTAACAGACACTACGCCTCTATACATTGGCCTACGAGCAGTCTCATTTCTTTCTATGGCTTTTTCTATAGCGTCTTTACCTAGAAGAACAAAAGATCCGTCACTATCTTTAATAAAAACTTTGCCTTTTAATCCTTTTTCTATCATCTTATTAGCTACAGGAGTGGATGGTTTAATAATATAAAACGCATCTCTAAAATCAGTATATGTAATACTTTTTCCTGATTGCTGAGATAATACAATAAACGATGTGCCTACATCTAATCCTTTTGCCATATAATAACCTATCCTTTCATTTGTTTCAGTCTATTTACGGATTCTGATATGTCCGTGTCCACTGTTTTTTGTTCCGCTAAATTAGTAAATTTTTTTTCTAGTTTTGTAGTATCAATATTTAATACTACTTTTGTTTCATCAATATCTAATTTTTTGCTTTGATTATTACTATTATGATTTGTATTGTTTAATTTTATATTTGATGGTGTACCAAGATTATTATGATATTTTACTAAATATATTCCTATTAGTACTGATAATAATGATCCAATAGTTTGTAAAGATAAAATAATTGATATAGCAAACCAATCAGAATAGCTCATAATATAATACACCGTAAGTTTGACTACAATATGATTAAAATACACAATATTTGCAGTAACTTTACAAAAATCTTTAAAACACAAAAAGAAAACAATAAGAACTTTTTCTTATTTGCTAATAGAAAAAATAGTGTTTTTGATGACAAGCTCAAAGAAGATGAGATATTTCTTAATAGTAATAGTATAAGCGTATTTTTCAATACCGCCCAACCTATTATTCAATCTAAGTTTATAGCTGATCATCCATTAAAATGGATATTTTATAGGTGTTTAGCTAAAAATGAAAAGTACGGAACGTTCTTTAGAGACTTAGAATTATTAGAACGTTTTTATTTTGATAGGTATTTTTTTATACCGGATTTTTTTGATCCAAAATATAGATCGAAAAATTTTTTTATACCGACTATTGACTATTTAATTTCTAAAAACATTGATACATCAAAAATAGGCCACTTAACATTATTTGATCCAACAGAACTCTCTAGGGTTAAAGAACTGTATGATAAAACTAAAACACCTAGTACTGGTTTTTGGATCTATTTATATTTGAGAGGACTTTATCCTAAGTCAATTATAACTTTAGTCGGATATAATTCTGTTATAGATCCAATATATCATGACGCCTCTTTTGAGAAAGCCTATTTATTATCTCATATACAAAATAAACTATGTAGATCTATATCATGTTTTGATGCGGCCTAACACTCTGCCCTTCTGTGTTCTTGCAACATATCCCATTCTGATCATATATGGTTCGATGCTATTTTCAATTGTCTCCATAGCAATACCGGTCATACTAGATATACTTTTTAACCCTAGAGGGTTTCCGATATTCTTCTTAAGAACATTAATATAACTAAGATCATTACAATCAAATCCATTTTCATCTATCCCCTGACTCTTAAAAATTTCATCAATAGGAATATTTGTATCCTTATGGAAAGCAACATAGTGCTTATACCACTGCAATCTAGCATTAAGAATCCTAGGAGTTCCTTTGCTTCTCTTAGCAATCTCTATCATATCTGCGTCCGAAAGATTTAAACTTAGCTTGTCAGCATTCGATCCTGCAAGTTTAGCTAGTTCATCTGGACTATAAAAAGTCAAATGCTCCTTGATTGTAAATCGATCATAGAATGGCTGACTAAGACTACCTCCGCTCGTTGTCGCACCAATAAGTGTGAATACTGGAAGATCAATCGACTCCGGCTTGTTTTCAATCAAAATATCAAGCCTATAGTCTTCCATAACAGGATATAAAAATTCTTCAACAAGCTTTGGTAGACGATGGATTTCATCAATAAATAGAACTGATCTAGGATCAATACCCATTAGATAAGGAATAATATTTTTTGGACTGCGAACAGTTGCAGCATTGACAGTGTAAATATTAACACCCATTTCATTTGCTATTGATGTAGCAATAGTTGTTTTACCAAGACCCGGAGGTCCGTCTATTAAAGTATGGGGCATAACCTGACCAGAGCTTTTACAGCCCTCGACCATGATTTTCAAACGATTAACAACCGATTCCTGTCCAATAATATCATTAAAACAAGATGGTCTCATACCGTTAGACATATTTATCTCCAAAGTGTGTAAGTGAGCAAGCAATAAGATTTTTAATATCCGTTGAATTAGTTAATTCAAATGACTCTTTAATCATTTGACTACTTTCCTCAGATGTATACCCGTACCCAGAGAGTATTTTAACACACTCGCCTAGTATGTCAAGTGGCACGGAGTTTTCCTTGACTACTGGTTTTGATTCTTCCGATAAGAATTCTATATTGATAGTACGTATCCTTTTTGGAACAATAATACTACCGCATTCACATACGATCTTAAAGTTTTTAACTTTAGCTTCTCTTAAGAATATCCAATGATCGTTACGACATTCTGGACAAGAATATTTAAAGCTAATATCATAATCATCTGGTTTAAGATTTTTTATCAGTGTTTTCGTTTTCTTCATCTTCTTTAACCCAAAATACAAAGTCATTTAAATTACTATCAAAAGCGCTTTCCAAGAATCCCTCCATAGATAATTTATGAAGCATATTACTAACTAATCTTGAGTTTAATGATTCTATAAATGCCATATATGCCTTATCTGAAATACGATATAGAATTTGGTTCTTTTTGTTTTTATATTTCTTAAGATGTTGCTCGGCTATTGCTAAACATTCTTGTTGAGGTAAGCACCTATTAATTTCTTCTTTTTCATCATCGTCTAATTCATCTAAGCTCATTTTGATATCTTTTATATCTTCTTTTTGATCTTTTTCTCCAAAAGCATCATAAACCAAAACTCTGCTAGCTTCAACAAATAAATCTACATTAGTTATATCATACCATTCTTTTTTCATAATAATATTTAGTTCAGTATATCGAACATACCCTTGTAGTAATGTGGTTGTAGTACAAAATGTACGGCATGGCTTTTAATATGATTCAAGTATTTGATAGATAGTGGATCATTAATAAAATACTTACTTTTCCATATCGGTTGATTTTGATAGTTAACCCCCAAACACTGGAGGGGTTTTTTACCCTTACCAGTGCTGGGAGAAGAACTATTCACAGGAAACGACTTTGCAGGAAAACCATAAACATACCAAGTTTGAGGAGACACCTCTACTATATCATTTAATGCATCGTATAACATTTTACCCCAAGCGTCCCATGCGTCTGGATCAAATTTGAAGTAGTGTTTATACTGACTATCAAGATTATTTTGACTATCATCATAGTCATAGTCATAGTCATCTTCAAAACTATCATCTTCTTGATGCATTGTGTCTCCTCCTGTTAGAAAGGCAAGAATATTCTACACCTCTAATGCAGATTATCCTATACAAAATTTATCACTAAGTTGATTAGCCAAGTCCTTTGCCGCACTACTAAGAAATCGATTATTGCTAAAGTAAAGAGGAGTAGATACTTGATTAAGGAACTCAACAACCGTCTTTAAAAGCTTGGTCTGTGAACCATCCAGTTCTAAATCCTTGCCAGCCACACCCAAAGAGAGCGGTTCAAGAGTGTCTGTATCATCACCATCAACGTCCCCGTCCAAATCTCCATAACTAGGTACGGCAAGCATAGCATCTCCATAGGCACGTTCATACCCATAAATTGTTTTTGTACCATATGATTCCTCATTTCTCATCTGGTTTAGAATATCAGTAGCAACATTTACTGATACTGGTACTCCTGTAACGTCAGACTTCTTATAAGCCTGTGCATATCCCTTATACCATTCATCACTACACTTCTCAGGAATAATCTGGAGGGTAGCAGGCTGGCCCGTTAGAGCAGTCTTTAAGTCAGCAACATTAATTGGCAGACCAGTTGAACCGGGAAGCAAACTGGTAAAGTATGGAGCCTTCTTTTCCCACTCCTTACGCCACCAAGTATAAGGAACACGATAAATCTGGTTAGGTTTGATCGCTCTTGGATCACCATCAAAGTAATTCACAAGCTTTTTCTGAAGACCATTCCAAAAAGTCTTGTTATGACCCACAATCTTACGAGAAGCATCATCAAAAATCCAGTAACACTGATATCCGTTACGAGTATCTACAACCCAACTAGGTTTAACAGGAAACTCGTTGATCTTCTTTAGGAAGGCTTTCTTCTTTGTGACAACAATACTTGGCTTGAAATACTTGCCATCAGTATCACGACCAGCATCCATATCACAGAAGCAACAAGTAAATTGCTTGATTGCATAAAGTTTGCGACCGCCATTAACATAGAAGTAAACGTCTGAGTGGTTGTTTACATTTGCTTGAAGAGCCTCGTTTAGATTGTTAGTGTGATTCATGCTACTAATCTTCTTGCGAGGATTGCCATTGTAAACAAAAATATTATTTTGCTTAAACGAAGCAAGAAAACTATCTTGCTGTTTAGTTGGCCATGAATTAACGTGATTGTTCTTATCAAACGGATTAAAACCCAGTTCGTCGCTAAACATATTATTTCCTTTTCCTATACCTCTATCTACCAACTTTATAGAGATGCCGGGATAAATCACATGACTTATCAGTATCAACATCCTATTTAAAAAGATGGTAGTGGAATCGAACCACTCTTTAACTAGTATCCGCCCAGCGGCCCATCTTCTTCCTGTCGCTTTTTACGGCGACCAAATCCACTATCGATCAATAATCCTGGTCAGGATCATAATCTTCTTCATCCTCATCGTCCTCATCAAACTGATCCCAGTAAGTATCATCATACTCGTCATGAAGATCTTCATCCTCATCATAGTATTCATCTTCACTAAAGTCACTCTTATAAAGAGGCTTGAGAAGTTCGCCCTGATACTCACCGACTACTTCATATCGGCAGGTACGAAGTTTCTCACAATTACAATCACTAGGAACACTGACTACATCTTTTGGATTAATCTTAACAATCACAATCTTATCCCCAGAATCAACGCTGCCATAATTAGCAACGTAGTTTAATGCACCAGCATGAAGCCCTTGCGAACAACCAACAGATCGATTATCATCAACCTTCGCTCGTTGCATTTCACAAACCTTGCCAACGTGATTATCAAAAGTGCCACGATACTTATCCATAAAATCACTACGAACTGCCTTATAGGCCAAGAAATGACCATCCTCAGTAATCGGCAGTAGTTCATGCTCCAAGAAATCATACAGTTCCTTTTGACTCTGCATACTGGGATTTTCCATGAGATTATTCAGAAAATTAACAAGGGGCTGAAAAGGCAGACCTTTGCTCATAAACTCCAGAATACGCTTGCTGATGCTACCATGGACTTCCTCACCCTGATAAAACACCTTACCATTCTTGACCTCAACCAATCCCTGACTAAAATTAGCGACAGCCTTTTCAATGTCAACCAACTCTGCCAACTCATCATTGGTAGCAGTTGGAAGAACCTCCAGAATCAATCGATAATTAATATGATCTGGAAGAACTTGATGAGCCTTATTGTTAAGGATCAGCGTCAAATTACCATCAACCCACATAAAAGGAACACTCATAATTTTTCTCCTGTTTCCTGTGAAATTAAATCAAACCACCCAAACTTGTTCTAAGACCGTCAGTATCAATCTTATTCGTCCATTCTGGCTTGCCTCTGTATCCGTTGTCAAAAGCCCTTATGGGATTCTGACTAGTGATACTTCTGATGTTTCCATTGTTCTCGTTCGCTCCTACAATATACTTGAACATCGGCACTCTGTCAACCTCGTCTTTAAGATTTTTTCTCAACTCGCTCATTTTTGGTAGTTGAGACACTATCTTGGATTCAGTCTTATTTGAGAGACTATTACTAATAGGATTGTGTTCTTCACCATAAATACTAGTCAATCGATGATTAAGATGCTTTAGAGCGATATAGTTACTTCTAATCTTAGACGGATCAAGTCCGTTCATACCATATTGAGCTAAAATAGTTGTCATCTTAGTAAAGTATTCATTCTTATCGAATCGTTTGATATTAAACTCATCATGATTGATAGTATCAGCAAAAAATTCTATAAGCAACCACTGGTCGATAAGACTAATCATATTATTGTTCTTAATATGCTTGGCATAATCAAGACCAAAGATATTAAAGATATGGTACATTATCTGCCTATCTGATTGCTTACATCCATAATAATATCCATTACTACTAAAAGTAGGATCATTGCTTTCAAACTCTTTCTTGCAGTAGTCGATGACATTATTGTATACCGACACACTATCAGATAGCTTATTAGCAATCTTTTGAACCCACTTCTTAAACCACTCATTAAAAGATACTAGATTTATTCCGTCCTTCTTGATCTTTTCAACAGAGCTTTGCTTGATTGCAAAAATCTTCTGATTATCAAATAACTTCTTTCCGATCACAGAATGATCATCCTGAGCCAGTTCGACAATTTTATTAATAGCAGGATATCCTGATACAGATGCGTATCTCATAATTGGGATATAAACAATCTCATTGTCTTCATCTTCCAGATACTCTACAAGATCCTCAGACAATTCCTTGAGATAGCTTGAATGATTAAGATCATTGCCACCCAATGATTTACAGCCCTTATCTGCACCCAAATGGTTGATAGCAAAAATCTCGTCCTTACTAATGGTGCCAGTAGAACCTCTACTCTGACGGGTTCCAGTAGCCAATAGACTACGATAATCAGACACATTGACCACATTAGTTTCTCCACCAATGTGCTTAATTAGATCATCAAAACCCTCAGTGGAATCTTCTGGAGTATCACTATCGATCATAAGATAAGCAAAACAATCATTTTGATTGCAATACTTAGTTACAATCTTTTTAGCAGTTTCAGCACCCCTAACGTCGGAGCGGAAAAATACCATCTTTCCAGACTTCTTCTCATTACTCCAATAATATGCGGGCTTGCCCTGCAAGGTTTCGTGATGAACCTTATCGGTAAGATAAATCAAGCGACGGGATCGATATCCAGCACTTCTCCAATTAAAAATATAGAGTTGCTTGCTTTTCTTGAATTTATACTCAAGGTCTTTGCCACTGCTAAGTTCGTGAACTTTACCATCTGGATCAGTCCAAGATGCACCAGCAGTCCAACCACCAGCAAGATCACTCAGATTATAGTATGTAGTATAAGCATCTACAAGATTTGTACACTGTTCAAGCTTCTTACTCATATCTTCCTTCAGAGAAAGATAAATTTGCTGAGTCTTATCACGCAAGTTCTTAATAACCTGCTTGGTATACTGTAGACCTTCTCTACTAACGTCCATCTCCAATTCGCCAATGTTAAATTGGATTTCAAGATATAGACCAGCTCCAAGAACCTCTTTGACTAGATTCTTCCAATTATCAACGTCAGCTTTCTTGAAAGTTCTATTCCACTTCTGAATAGCGTCATTTTCAATTTCTTTTTCTTCACCAATAATCTTATTGGTATCAACAGGGTATGCAATATTACCCATAATAGCAATGATGCCACTTCCTGCATTATTGTATGCACTAGGATATTGATTATTATTATTGGAAATGCGCCCGATCTTCCATCCGTTACCCTCAATTACAATATTATAATGAGAATACGAATGATCTGTCATAGAAGTATCCGTACCACCTTCAATAATGGGCTTCATCTTGAAGTAGTGGAAAATCCTCTTGGATTTATTGGCAAACTCATGAAAGTCATGCTGCTTAACAGCAAAACTAATCTCAAGACCATTTGGTTCAGTAGTGTCTGTGATTCCAAAAAGATTTAGACTAGGAACCCCGCTCTCATCCATAGCTGCAATATATGCATATCTCTTGCCATTGTAATAAGAAGTTGTACTGAAGCTCTTTGTATAAGCAAATGGACTCTTACTACCAAGACCAAGGCAGCCCACAAAATCATTACTATCGTTTTTATTAGAAGCTCCGTATGTTGTATACAGTTCTTCCATATCTTTTTGACTAAGACCAGTACCAAAGTCACGAACAATAAAATTAGGATTAGCTTGTGTTGGCAAAGTTACCTTAAAAGGATTTTTGTTGCCAGCAGCGATATGAGCATCATAACCATTTGTAGAAAGCTCACGAATAACTGCCATAACCTTATCGGAATACAGAGAATCCGAAAGGATTTTAAACATTTTGCTGGTCTGAGCGATAGTAAATTGATTACTGCTCTCAAGACCCCTGCTATGAATTTCAACTGTTCTATCTGCAAGTTTCATCGAAAGTCTCCAAAAGGTTCAAGTTTCCTGTGATCTCCCAAGTATACTATCGGCAATCGTGCTTGTCAAGCTTGAGTTTCTTTTTTGCTGACCCGTGTTATGCTAATATATCCAAAGTAGATTGGTATTAATCCTATATACCATATAGGAATTGCTAATAAGCACATATTTATTCCAGTAAAAAAACACAATAAGGATAAAAGATAAACTATGATTTTTGGACAACCTATTCTTGCTAGTAAATAAGTAATCGGTCCAACTAACAACGTAAACAACATAATAACCGTCGCCACTAAAGCTAGGCTAGCCATCAATCATCTTCCTCATCATTATATTCTTCATATGGCTCTGATTCGTAGTTATCATCGTCATAAGGATCCCATTCTGAATTATATTTATTTTCTTCTTCTTCCATATGATCTTCTATAATTTCAGCAGCGTCCATTATGATTTCAAATTCTTGTACTTTATTTGATATATCGGATATTTTTCTATCCATGAATTTTAACGATCTTTTTAAGTCAATAAATTGATCAGATATTAGTTTTGTTAATTTATTTTCTATAGAAGCTACTTCTTTTTGTAGCTTAGAAATTTCTTTGAATATATCATCAATATTTTTTGGCATCTTAGCTTAACCTCTTATACTCCTTTATATCACCATTTTGTACAATTTTCAAATCCTCATAAGGAGAGGCTATCCTTCGATAAAATTCTTGCTTAATATTCTCTAATACACCAGTTATGATTGCTATTTTGGCGTATGATGTAGAACCCATAATACCAGCCACAATACGACTGAAAGAATAGTTAATCTTTCCAGCAGTTAGTAAAAAATCATTATCATCAAGAGATTTATTATCTCCAATACATCTTATCATTTCATTGATACAATCGTCTAAATTGGTGCGATCTTCTTCTTTGATATATGGCATAAATATTATTCCTCGCAATTACAAGCATATTTAAGACAATACGAACATTTTGGACCGGGATCAGGATTACCCCATGCATTACTATAACCATCAAAACTTTCTGCGCCAGTATCGATACAAACTATTGTTTTTTTTGATAGCCTAATCACAGACCCAACATTATACCAATGGCAGTCCCAAAATTTTAGACCAGTTTTTATATAGATATTATCTACTAGATTTTGTATCTGTCTCATGGAAAAAGAATTATGTTTTACAGGATATGCTTTTTCTGTAATATATCCCCAATAACTAGGTTCTGTAAAAAATAATCCATCGTCTTCAGCAAATTCTAATCTACAAATTTTACTATAAATCTGGGGAGCAAGATCAAACTTTGATAATCGTTTCTGATATTTATATGATTGCTGTGCTTTCTTTTTGTTCTTAAATTCTTTGAAAACCCAACCATCTTGGTTTTTAATGGGATACACTTGACAGTATCCTCCCTCGTCGAACCATCCAGAATAGTCTATTAGATAGTCGGTATTGATCATTTTAGTAAGAAATAATCTGAGAAATTTCTCCGGTCAGATTAAAAAGAAAGTTTCTGGCTTTATCTAAAGAGTAAAACTCTCCCAAAAATATAGTATCGGTTTTTGGATCGTTCTTATATCTAATACCATATATTTGATAGAATGGATCATCTAAAGCCTCATCCTCTGTGTCAAGAAATTGCTCTGCACTAGTAATCTCATCAATAAATGTTCCACCTTCATAATCACTAAATTCTCTAACAGTAACAAGTTCAAAGTATTCTATGGGAGACTTTGGATTATTATTCTTTACTCGTCCATTACATAAAGTATTAGTCATTAGTATTTATCCTATAAAGTGGAACAATTTTTGTTTGATCATTATATGGATTGTTTTGTAGTCTTAAATCGTATAAGTCTCCTCTGTCGTTTATTTTTGCATAAGCAACTGGTAATATTTCTATCTGTTTTATTTCTCTAAGTTTTTTAAGTTCGTCTTTGGCATTATTAATCCAAAAAGTATCTGCACCAGCAGATATAGCGAAGTCTATGATAGCGTCTATAGGGTTAGCAACTTTATTTAGCATATATTATTCTTTATATTTTTTATCTCTTGTTCTATTTTTTGAATTCTACTATAGATATCATAGTAACTAGGCAAATCTTTTGCCATCGTTTTACCGTCTCCAATACGAGTATCCCATACTTCATGTTTTATTTCATATAGAAATACTTCACCAAGTCTGGGAATATGTTCGCTATTGTTTCTAGCTCTAGCTATATTAAAATATGCGTTCATAGTAAAAATACAACAACCCACAACCACACATATGAACCACAGGATTTTTTGGAGGTTGAGCCTGTGTCCAATATGGTGGTGTGCGGGTTATTGTTTCCTTTATAGGATTACTGATTAGTGTGATGGCTCTTTAAACGCTGAACAATCTGAGCCATGTTGTCAACACTATCAACAGTCTTAACGGGCTTCTTCCTCTCCATTTCTGGAAGAGTAATGTTCTTTTCAGCAAGAGCCTTCTTGGTTCTTGCGTATCGAGCCATTGTGCTTGCAACCTTCTGACCAGTCTTATCAGCAATTTCTGCATATGTCTTAGACGAAAAAACTGCCTCAAGAAACTGCTCATCAGAGCAACGAACTCTAGTCTGCTTCTCAACCGTAGTAACTTCAGCCATGATAAATCCTCCAAATAATCCTAACCAACCGAAACAAGCCTTAGTCACTCGACCAATTTTAACTTGCCTCGTACTTTGATTATACATACCTGTATCGGCGTTGTCAACAGTCGAACTTGATTTTTTTTGAATGCTTTGATACACAAATATTCAGTCTACAAATACTCCTTGAAATTCTTTTATTAAAAAATCTCTCAGTTCCTTAGTAGATTCTTCATTTCTTAAATTAAATAACAATTTGTCTTGTCTATCTGATGGAAATGAGTCCTGTCCTTCATTAAAAACTTTTTCTGCTTTTATTAAAAAATATTGTATGGCATTCCTAAACTGCTCATTAGTATTCCAGTATTCTCTATCTTTTTTAGATACCACCATAGCCAAAACTGTACAGTAAATGCTAAATTCTAATGATCCAGATACGTAATCGGATTTGGGAATTTCTAGACCATTTCTTATATCATCAACAGCACATTCAGCCCCAGCAATATATGCTGTCCATTCATCTATTGGATATGTTGGAACATCATTCCAATCGCCTAATTGTTGAACAAAATATAAATTAAATCGATATCCTCTAACACTATTTGGAATATATGGTATAATATCTCTTATTGTTAATTTAGGATTTTCTATAATAATTCCACGACCATGACCAGCATAAAAACCATTTATATTTTTTTTAAGTTGTATTTTGTACTGATTTCTTAATTGATTATTTATTCCATGAACAGTTTCATGAACATTTGTACTTCTTCCGTGTTCGTCTCCAAAAGGAACGCTTTTTGAATAAGAGAGGGTTTCATCATACAGTCTATTTGTTTTTGGTTCTCTATACTGAGGTATGTCTACTAAAACTAATCCTACAGAAATTGTTCTACTAGTATTCATATTAATATTGTTTTTAATGGTATATTTTTTATGAAATTTATGAAAAAATTCCGCTCCCATAGACGGATATTGAACAAGTATAAACAATAAAACTAAAAAAATAAACTTTGCCATGTTTTTCTCCATGGTTATTATTTTTGGAGCCAT